TTAGTAGTGACTGAACCCTGCGGTTACATCGGTCATCACCTGATAACGACATACACGCATTTTGGCGTTGTCGTAATCTACGGGAATTGCTACCACATCGCGAGGGTTTACCTTAACCTGGATCACGCGCCCACGTCCACCGCCATAGTGAGGAAGATATGATTTAGCGGCAACATGCAAACCACACGAGCAAGTTTTGGTTTTGTCTTCGTCTACCTGGTTGCGAGGCATTTTGACGATAGCACCAGGGCTGTTATCAAACTTGCCTGTTGCCATGTCTTTATAATCTTCGCTAACACGTTTCCATGCGTAGAAATCACCATCATCAGCCAGTTCGATATCGTTATGCACCAGGAAGCCATAAAGCTGATACACAGCATCACGGGACGGGTTTTGCATCAGCTTTTCGAAGAAGTTCACCAGGTGTTCATACGGACGTTCATTATACATTTCACGAACGATTCGCTGGGTGATCCCTCCATCGAAAACGACATCTTTATACAGCACTTTATGTCCGACGATCTTAATATTGCCTTTGCTGTACACTTTCAGGGCTTGCTTAGTGTTCAGCAATGCGGCTACACCTTCGATATCGCCTTTAGTCAACAGCGCGTGTGCCTTTTCGAAGTTCGGGTGAGTAGAATCAGCAGTCAGGATTTCGCCGTTTATTACCAGAGTAATGAATGATTCAGAACCAATCATTTTCGAACTCACATCCGTTTTCGGTAGTGCTTTCGATTCTTCCTGCTCATACTTCGCGTGTTGTTCGGTAATAACGCGCCCGATGGTTCGGACGCTTACACCAAATTGTTTTGCCAATGCTGTTTTATTGGCGCTGGTTAGAAAGCCCTCGTATACCGCTTTCTTTTGTACATCATCAAGGATCTTTACAGTTCTCATTATTTCCACCGTATAAGTTTAATAATATCATCAGTCATTGCTTTGTCATCCATGATATATCGGATTGTATAAGCATCACAATTTCTGATCAGTCGGGCAATTAGCGGATTGCGCTTAACGAAAATTTCATATTGTTCATCAACACGATCGCACATTGCTTCTTCCATTTCCTCATGTCGCGCCTGTGCCACACGAATAGAAGGGTTCTTTGCTTCTGTCTTTTCTTCGTTTTCAATATACTGCATTAACGCTTTACGATTCAGCGTGTCCAGAATAGTGTAACGACGCGCATCATAGCGGTTTTTAACCATGCGATCAATGCTAATACCTACTTTTTCGTACAGGTCTTTAACTTGACCTCTGTTCTTTTTAGCAACGAATGCCGGATACCAGTTCGGCTTCATTTCTTTTGCAGTTTTGCAGAACAGTTCAGCAAGGAAAGTGTCAAGACAAATCATGTTGCTGTTTGGAATTTTGTTCCATAACGAGTTACGAAGTGTATACACAACACGAATACCAGAGATTTCCATCACTTTAGCCAGATCTTTCATGACACTGGACATAGAGAAGTTTTCTGAATCGCTCAACGAACTGTATTCATCAACACCATATAAACGCAATGCGTATGCAGGTTCGAGGTTAACGAATTCTGCTTTCGTCAGGAACAGGTCTTCTTTATTCAAATCCCCATTGATCCCAACCGTATAGCGGTATGCTGTCGGTGTTTTCGGACGTGGTTCAGAATCTTTGTCTGCATCCTGTCGTGTTGCTCTCCAGCGACGACGATCTTCATTGTACACTTCGATTTCTTTTGTCATTTCACTGGTTTTCAGCAAAATGATTTCAGATTCATCATAATAACCTTGTTTGATGAAATTCTGCAAATTCTCCTGGTTGTGATCAGGATGATATTCAACAAAATTCATACGTTCTGTTTTGTGAAGCATACAGTACCCGATCGCGTATGAACGCACGGATTTTGCTTCGTTGTCGTTTTGGAGTAGATACAGATTTTTCTGTTTCCACGGTAACAACATACGTGTGATATCCTGTCGGCGCATCGTTTCAGATTTGTAAGAGTCCCAACGACGACCGGAACCTGTGCGCTCAAAACTGCAATCTTTACCGTCATATACGTTAGCCCAGTATCCCCAGATCTGCATACTGGTGATCAGGTCTTTACTGTTGAAGTGCATCACCAGTTCAGCAAGGGTATTTTTCCCTACTTTAAACTGCTTATCACGGGTAACGAAAGTCTGCAACAGCGTTGGTAAATTTTGATACCAAATAACCTTTTCGCGCGTCGTTTTCAGTTTAGCGAATTCTGCTGATAGCTCTGAATAATACTGGTCGTTGATTGCTCCGAGTCGATCCATGATAACTTTCTTGGTGATCTTATCAAGGCTTAACTCTTCGCGTGACGGCATGAAATCCAGAGAACCCAGCGGAAAATCCAAAATGTACGCATAGCTACTGTTCTGGTAGCAATAAAACAGGGATTCTCTGAACATATCCAGGTCAATAGGATAGCAAATGTTACCCATACGCGCATACAGACCGGAATAATGCTTTGACTTATAACGGATGATCCCGCGATTATTTGCTTCTGTCGGTTGCCAGTTGATATCCAGTTGAACACCAATAAAGCGAGGACGAATAGTTGTAAACGCTTCATACACACGAGCGGCTTCACGTTCCCATTCTGGGATATCTTCGACGTTAACCGGAACTGTTACCTGAACGCCGTTAGGTTCATCAGTTTCTACAGCATACAGCGGGTCAATGTACGGTTCGCCGTCTTCATTGAGGTAAGCAGTATAACCGCGCTTCATGCCGTCCTGAATTGATTCTACGGTGAATGTTGAGGTGTAGCAGAACGGGGATTTGCTACCCAGCCCCAGCGCCCCGATCAGGTCGTCGGTGTCGGTTTTGGTTGATTCGAAATAAACGGTGAATACTTCGTTCACCATGTAATCACTCAGGCCAGTACCGTAATCACGGACGATGAAACGAGGATCGAGAACAGTCGGTAACTGAACGTCAAAGCGATCCATGTTACCCGCTACGATATGACCATCAATCGCGTTACAAGAAATCTCGCGAATGATTGCGCGGATCTTGTATTTGTAGATTGTGGATGAAAGGATTTTGAACGCTTTCTTACCTGCTCTCATTCCAAAAGCTCTACGGCTTCCAGACTCGATACCTACACGATGAACTGTGCTTGCTTGGCTTTCGCGTAACTTCATTATTTCCACCGTATAAGTTTAATAATATCATCAGTCATTGCTTTGTCATCCATGATATATCGGATTGTATAAGCATCACAATTTCTGATCAGTCGGGCAATTAGCGGATTGCGCTTAACGAAAATTTCATATTGTTCATCAACACGATCGCACATTGCTTCTTCCATTTCCTCATGTCGCGCCTGTGCCACACGAATAGAAGGGTTCTTTGCTTCTGTCTTTTCTTCGTTTTCAATATACTGCATTAACGCTTTACGATTCAGCGTGTCCAGAATAGTGTAACGACGCGCATCATAGCGGTTTTTAACCATGCGATCAATGCTAATACCTACTTTTTCGTACAGGTCTTTAACTTGACCTCTGTTCTTTTTAGCAACGAATGCCGGATACCAGTTCGGCTTCATTTCTTTTGCAGTTTTGCAGAACAGTTCAGCAAGGAAAGTGTCAAGACAAATCATGTTGCTGTTTGGAATTTTGTTCCATAACGAGTTACGAAGTGTATACACAACACGAATACCAGAGATTTCCATCACTTTAGCCAGATCTTTCATGACACTGGACATAGAGAAGTTTTCTGAATCGCTCAACGAACTGTATTCATCAACACCATATAAACGCAATGCGTATGCAGGTTCGAGGTTAACGAATTCTGCTTTCGTCAGGAACAGGTCTTCTTTATTCAAATCCCCATTGATCCCAACCGTATAGCGGTATGCTGTCGGTGTTTTCGGACGTGGTTCAGAATCTTTGTCTGCATCCTGTCGTGTTGCTCTCCAGCGACGACGATCTTCATTGTACACTTCGATTTCTTTTGTCATTTCACTGGTTTTCAGCAAAATGATTTCAGATTCATCATAATAACCTTGTTTGATGAAATTCTGCAAATTCTCCTGGTTGTGATCAGGATGATATTCAACAAAATTCATACGTTCTGTTTTGTGAAGCATACAGTACCCGATCGCGTATGAACGCACGGATTTTGCTTCGTTGTCGTTTTGGAGTAGATACAGATTTTTCTGTTTCCACGGTAACAACATACGTGTGATATCCTGTCGGCGCATCGTTTCAGATTTGTAAGAGTCCCAACGACGACCGGAACCTGTGCGCTCAAAACTGCAATCTTTACCGTCATATACGTTAGCCCAGTATCCCCAGATCTGCATACTGGTGATCAGGTCTTTACTGTTGAAGTGCATCACCAGTTCAGCAAGGGTATTTTTCCCTACTTTAAACTGCTTATCACGGGTAACGAAAGTCTGCAACAGCGTTGGTAAATTTTGATACCAAATAACCTTTTCGCGCGTCGTTTTCAGTTTAGCGAATTCTGCTGATAGCTCTGAATAATACTGGTCGTTGATTGCTCCGAGTCGATCCATGATAACTTTCTTGGTGATCTTATCAAGGCTTAACTCTTCGCGTGACGGCATGAAATCCAGAGAACCCAGCGGAAAATCCAAAATGTACGCATAGCTACTGTTCTGGTAGCAATAAAACAGGGATTCTCTGAACATATCCAGGTCAATAGGATAGCAAATGTTACCCATACGCGCATACAGACCGGAATAATGCTTTGACTTATAACGGATGATCCCGCGATTATTTGCTTCTGTCGGTTGCCAGTTGATATCCAGTTGAACACCAATAAAGCGAGGACGAATAGTTGTAAACGCTTCATACACACGAGCGGCTTCACGTTCCCATTCTGGGATATCTTCGACGTTAACCGGAACTGTTACCTGAACGCCGTTAGGTTCATCAGTTTCTACAGCATACAGCGGGTCAATGTACGGTTCGCCGTCTTCATTGAGGTAAGCAGTATAACCGCGCTTCATGCCGTCCTGAATTGATTCTACGGTGAATGTTGAGGTGTAGCAGAACGGGGATTTGCTACCCAGCCCCAGCGCCCCGATCAGGTCGTCGGTGTCGGTTTTGGTTGATTCGAAATAAACGGTGAATACTTCGTTCACCATGTAATCACTCAGGCCAGTACCGTAATCACGGACGATGAAACGAGGATCGAGAACAGTCGGTAACTGAACGTCAAAGCGATCCATGTTACCCGCTACGATATGACCATCAATCGCGTTACAAGAAATCTCGCGAATGATTGCGCGGATCTTGTATTTGTAGATTGTGGATGAAAGGATTTTGAACGCTTTCTTACCTGCTCTCATTCCAAAAGCTCTACGGCTTCCAGACTCGATACCTACACGATGAACTGTGCTTGCTTGGCTTTCGCGTAACTTCATTGTTTATATCTCACTTGTTGAAAATAATGTTTTCGCATGAATACTTTGTCGGTTTCTTGTCGATACCGTATTCAAGCGGTGTACACATACGATCCATATAATCGTAAATTTCTTGTTTTCGTTTTTCTTCCTTTTTCATTTCAAGGATACCAAAAACGATAGCAGTCACAAAACACATAGCGATAGTTGAAAGAATAACGATAGCTACATATTTTGATGTGTTTGGTGCGCTGTATGGTCTCATTGTAACACCTTTGCAAATTCCTGTGAAGTCAGTTTACGGGCAACTAAACGCCCTTTTGTTGATGCTTTATGGCCTACCATATACATCGTGGAAATGTTGCGTTTTCCTGATTGAATCTCATTATACATCTTTTCAGGCATGGTTGATTGATAAACTTCGCCGTTTGATGTTTTCAGGAACATCGCGTAAACATGGTCATCTTTCTTTTCGATGATTTCTTTTTCACGAACACGAACCTTAGATGATGTTGGTTTAGCACCCAATTCAATAGCCTTTCTTTGCCATGCAGGTCCGTGTCCAGCACCATAACCAACAAGGGCATGTGCGATTTCGTGCATAAGAGTATCTAAAATGCACTCGTAGGTATCTTCTTCAACATGTTTCCGGCGTAACTGAATCTCTCTTTTGGAGTAACTGCAACAACCCAGAGTAGTTTTCAAACGTCCGTTAATTTTGAATGACCAATCAGACAAACCATGTTTAGCCATGATGCTTTTGGCCCAAAGAATAATTTCCATGTCACTGCGAGTTTTGAACATTTTACATCCTCCTAATCGGTACGGGAGTAATATAACAAAAAAGCCCCTGCATCGCAAGGGCTTAATGTAAATTATTTCAATTTCTTCGAAAGTTCTTTCAAATCATTGAGATATTCAATTTTAGGGGTTGTCTCTTCCCAGTATTTCAGTTGCTTGCGCAATTCATTTGCTTCATCTTCCAGCTTTTGACGTTCGTCAGTAGTTAGATGATAGATGTTCATCGCAACCAGGATTTCGGCGTGGTTTTCGCAACCCTTCCATGTTGATACGAATTGAACCGCTTCACTACGACTCAAGCCCTTCAACGAGTCAGGAGATTCAATCATCTGGTCGATAAATTCAACCTTAGCCAGCGCCCTTGCAAGTGCTTCCTTCGCTTCCTGTATGCGTTTTTCGATGCGCTGTTGATAAACCGTCATACGGATATCAACGAAATCTTTCAACAACGTTTCAGGACGTTCATATGAATGCAACTTACCATTGAAGATAACGTTGATGTTCGGGTTTGAGTTCTCAATCAATCCAAAATCTTTCAGGATCTTTTCATGGGTAAGCCCGTTGGCATACTCACGTTTAAGGGTTATCTCATAGCGAAAATCTTCTTTCGATAGATCCTTATAGCTTACGATACACCCTTTCTCTTCCAGCTTATCCAGAATCGCAATATATTTCACGCGATCATACTTGACCGGAATCTCAGTGATCACCAGTTTAGTTTTACCCTGGAGTTCGTACTTACCGTACATTGTCCCGTCTAGAATGTCACCTTTAAATTGTGGATATTTCAGGTCAAGCGTGAAATCTTTCCCGTTCAGGTAACTAACACATCCATTCAGAACCGAAACCGGATCATGTGGTGGAATGTTTGTCGCGTATCCTTTCGCGATCCCTCTGAACCCGTTAACCAACACCATAGGAATGATTGGCAGATAATAGGCTGGCGGTAGGTGTTCAGGATCTTCATGCGGGATTGTTAAATCTTCGTCCATGTAGATAGCCTTGAACAGCGGAGACAGCTTACAGTAAATGTAACGAGGTGCGCCAGGCTTCTTAACCAGACGGGAACCAAAGAACCCATCACGATCGAAAAGCGGGATATTATTGCACCAGTGCGCCGCCATGAGAGACAACGCTTCTTCAACGGATGTTTCCCCGTGGTGATACCCGTATATTGCAACACCGCCAGCAATAGATGCTACTTTCTGGAAGCCTGAACCGCCTTTCGCTGCTGAATGCACGAAGAAACGGTGAACGGGTTTGAACCCGTCTACCAGGTGTGGGATCGCACGAGAATAAATTGTGTAAAGGGCAAACGTAAGCCCTTCAACCTGTACAACGTCTTTAATACTTCTTTCCATCATTTCACCGAAAATTTATGTTTTCCGTCAACCCAGTCTTTACGCGGATCGGACTCTTCACCGAAACACAGTTCCAGAACGTCTTTGTAATCGTCGCCCAGTACGATTGTATCGTATTTTAACTGGTCGCCCAACACGCGATCGTAATCTGATTTACGCAAAGAACCCAGACCTTTGATGTATCGTACCTCTTTCGCTTTGTCGCGGAAAGGTACAAAATCGTCCATAGAGTAGAACCATTTTTCATCTTTTCCGATTTTAGCAATGATAATCGGTGTACGGATATACCGGATCTTTTTCTTCTCGAACAACTCAGGCCAACGACTAAAGAACGCAATCAGTAGGGTGAGAATATCGCCCCCGTCAACGTCCGCATCCACCATGATCCCGATATTGTCGTATGCCATTTCGGAAGAGTCGCCTGGATGGAGATTCAGGATCGCCATTAACTCGAATAACTCTTTGTTTTTGAGAATGTCGGTAAAGCTCATTCCCCAGGTGTTCAACGGTTTGCCACGTAGCGGAAATGCGCCTTGTGTCTCTTCGTTTCTGCACTCGATAAACTGCCCTACAGCGGAATCACCTTCGGTCAGAAACAAAGTGGTTTCGACTCCATCGGTATCAATCCCTGATGCGGGAACATGTTTTGCAATCTTCGCCTTTTTCGCTTTCTTTTTCGCTTTCGTAATTGCTGCGGCTTCTGCTGCTTGCTTGCGAATAAGAGCGGATTCAATGATCGGAGTGATTATTTCAGAAGTATCCATAATCTGCTTCGCGATCTTTTTGTAATTCAATCCGGCGTGATTGTTGAACTCTCCAGCAGTATTGGTCAGTTTTTCTTTCGTCTGACTGTCAAAAGCTGGTGCATTGAAGTTATGCAAAAACACGACCAAAGTCAAGCATTCTTTTACACGGGCTTTCGGGATCTCGATAGCGTGTTTCTTCTTGATCATCGGTTCCAGTTCGGCATAGATACCATCAATCATACAATCGACGTGTACGCCACCGTTTTTTGTGTCCAGACCGTTGACGAATGATTTTTGTTTGAATCCGTCTTCTGTGCTCGCCAGGATGAAACTAATTTTGTTGTTTGTCTGCGTGATTGTGCTGTCGCCATACATCGCGCCATACATCGCAAACTTATTCGGTAATGTTTCACCGTTGTATGTGAATTTAACCGAAGGGAACGCCACTGCAAGCGCCATAAGGCGATCTTTGATGACTTCCTTTGTTTCTTCGTCGATGCCATCAACACCGAAGATTGAGAAATCAGGGGTAAACTTAACAGTGGTTCCCTGTTCTTTCGTCGGGCTTGTACGGTAATCCATGTTCTGTGCGCCGTCAGTACAGTTGATCGTGACTTTGCGCTTACCGTTGGATGTTTCACCGATAAAGATTGAACTGTAACAGTTCGTCAGGAAAGAACCTACACCGTTCATCCCCATTGTTACGCGGTTTTCATCATCGAAGTTTGAACCAGATTTTGCCATAGTCCAGGCTGCAACAGGTTTAGGAACAATTTTCCCTTCTGGTGTTCTCACGTCATCTTGTGGAATACCGCGCCCGTTATCTGAGATTGTCACCAGATTATGATCAATCTTCACTTCGATTCTGTTCGCGAATTTAAAATCTGTACGGATCGCTTCGTCGATTGAGTTGTCGAGAATTTCATTGATGATTTTCACCAGACCTTCGACATATTCCACTTTGCGGAATTTACCCATGATGAAGCGTTCGTGTGCTTCGCGGTTCACTGAACCCACATACATGTTAGGACGTTTGCGAATGTGATCGCGGTCACTCAGGCAGAAAGATTCATCGACCTTTACGCCTTTTGGCGTTTCCGGTACTTTCTGCGGTTCGTCTTCGTCCATTAAGAAATCTAAACTCATATTCACCTCTTTATTAGTTCTCAGGCATTATATAGGGTTCCATGAAAAATAAAACCCCTTTCGGGGTTTAGTGGGAAGTTTTGCGGGTAATACTGTCGTAAAATCCACCGTGTACCATTTGGGGCTTGTCAACTGTTCGATGTGCTTCGCCTCCACATTCACAGTCTTTCGGTGCATCACGGGTCGCAATGCTGGACATTTTACTGAATTCTTTCTCACACTTTTTACATTTATATGTATAAGTCGGCATTAATAAATCTCTTTTAAACTCAACATGTTAACAAGATTCGCTCTCTGCAAATCAAACACGCATTGTGTTTTACCTGCATACAGCTTATCAACTTCATACACCATACAAACGAAACCACAATTGTGCAAGCGTTCGCGTTCGTACTTGTCGAACCATTTCGAAAGTTTAGGCAATGAAGCAAAACCAAAATTCAGGCCATTGAATCCATCACGACATTCGAGATTACGGGTCAGTCGTAGATCCTCCCACGGGGCCGGATGTCGTGAATCATCAATGGAAATACAAGGACGAGGATTGATATAAAAGTTTTCCAACCATTTTAAAGTTGTTTTGTTAAACACCCTTGTAACGTATGGGCCGACATTGCGCTCCCAAATAACGCGTTTAGGGTTGTTTTCTCTGATAACAGAGACATTTAACTCAATACGGTAGACTAACATCATATCATCCTCGCAATATTATTCCGGTTTACAAGTACGATACCACTTATCTAATTTCTTATCAAGCAGTTTATTGATCACTTGCGCAATTTCCGTTGTTCCGTGGGTTGTGTTCAGTTCCAGATAGATGACATCCAGAGCACACACGATCGCATCAACACTTTCTTCTACGATATTGCCCCCGCGTTGAGGCTGAACCAGACATTCGGAAATTTCCCCGACTTCTGCCGATAGGTGATGAACAACATCACTCTTTGTGCGTTTCTTGACCTGATGTGCAACTTTGAAAAATTTGTCAAGCACAACAGAGGAATTTTCACGCGGGACGATCTCGCCTCCAGCATTTGATTCTACCATCGTTTTCTCGACAACATTTGATTTTTCCATCATTTTCTTGAATGCACTTGGAGTAATGATATCTTTATTTTCTGGCGCTTCGATTTCGTTCATAGAGACATATACAGGATTAAACATTGAATCCATGATATCAAACGTAACCGGACAGGAGACACCCTCAAGATAAACTGAGTTCGGCATGACCATGCAGATTTTACGCGGTGCGTTGAAGTCCATCGGATTCTTTCGCAACTCTTCATAGACACGACGAACTGGGTCTGTCTGTTTAACCATCTGTGCAACTGCGAGAAAAATCGATTTTGGGGCGTACATGTCGCCTACTTTATACTTGCTCATTAACAATACCTTTATAGTAACCAAAAATAAAACAGTTCACGGTCGGACGTTCGCCAGGGAAGTGAACACATTGCATGATGCGTTCTGCCATTAAAACATCGTCAAGATAAACACACGTTGTTTCTTCGTTATAATGACTGTCATATGATGTACGCTTAACCATACCAGGCAAACCAGCAATGTGCATGAATTTAGCGTTGCTGCACGGCTTTCCTGGTTTATCGTCGTAACATAAAACTACATTAGTTTTGCTGTTTTTTGGTCTGCTCATTTGTTCACCACATCATTATATGTTGTTAAGTTCCATTCATGCACTTCCGGTACTTTGGAATAGTGATCCAGGAAGATTAGCTGTACTTGCATAACACTAGCACGATTCATATTGAACAGGAAGCGTTGAGGGGAAGAAATACACAGGTAATCTTCTGTTGTTCCTCTGCTCGCAGTAAATTCTTTTGTTTCACCACCATCAAATTTTGCATAAACGGTCGTGGAGAAGTACGGCGCATAAAGATTACGTTTTTCATCGTCAGTAATCGCGCTAAAACAGGCGCTGACGAGTTTTCCGCTACCTTCCCTCGTGATGGTGAAGGTTGTTCCCTTCGTGCGCCCTAAGACGTTTACAACGCGATCTGTGACATCACCGAAAGCATTCGTATAGTTCACGGTTTCTACAAACCCATTATCGCGACGTTCCTGCAACATCTTTTCGTGTTGTTCAGCAGCGTCTTTCTCCGCTGCTTGTTCTGCTGCTTGATAAACCAGTTTATTCGGATCTCTTGATTGCCACGCAAAGAAAAACACTCCAGCGGCTATCAGTCCGAAAATTGTCCATCGTGCGGTTCCTGATAGTTTCATTTTCTGTTCCTGAAATGGGGCCGAAGCCCCCTTAGATTAACGTAAGTATTTGACATACCCAGACGCATCGATGCTGTTTTCTGGGTTGTTGTAGATGTTACCACGAATACCCTTAGCAGGTGCTTTCCAGCCAGCGGCTTTGTAGATATTCCCGTCATTATCCAGGAATCCGGCAACTGAACGCTGGTTGAACATTTCACCAGTTTCTTTGTTGCGAGTATCCTGCACGATGCGGTGATACTTACGACCTTTCTCCAGAGTGAAAACAGTTTCAAACGGAGAATCCTGGAAACGTGCGTTACGAGCAACGAACATCGCGTTCAGGTAAGGTGCTGCGGCGTTAGCGAGAGTTTCAAAAGTATTCATGGTAAATCTCCTTAGTTCGTTTCGATGTGTGTACTGTATCAAAGTCGGTATTTTAAAGCAAGCGTTTTATTGATTTTCGAGCAAATAATTTAAATGGGCTTTCAGTGCCGGAAGTTCAGCAATATGATTCTGCTTAACTTTCTCATACTCTTTACGTTCCCACGGTTCCAGATCAGAAGCCAGTGCTTCATTGCAGTATGCGATCCCGCGTTCCGCATCTTGAACCATTTGGGTCCACTGTTTTACCGCTTGTTGGTGCATTGAACCGTTAACCATCATAATCATTTCCTCCCTTGTTTTGATGGGATAACTATATCAAAGCTACCCCGCGAAGTCTTTAGCAAAAAGTGCTATGAATGCACCCAATTTCCAATCGCTACGATAAAGCAGGTAATGAAAGGTGCATTACAGAAAAAGTAGATCCCGTAATCAAATTCGGGAATTTTAAAATTGTGGGCTGCGAGATAAACAAAGTTAGCAAACACCCACAAAGAAAAGACGATCAAGAATTCGAACATAAATCAACCTGTTTTCCCTGATACCATTTCGGGAATGTAACCTTTTCAATCAAGATCCGCGCCAGGTTGTAACTGTCACCGAAGAGAAGAACCCCGAACAGTGGGTCTTTTTTAATATCACCCTTACCGACTGTTCTCATATGTCCTTGATGAATCACGGTATCGCCCACCGTGATATCTTTGATACTGACTTTTGTTACATGATACATACGATAACCTCAGCGAGTTTAGCAGGTTTTGCTTCTGGTCTGATTTTCAGCGCATCATTTAAATTGTTTTCAACCATTGCTACCGCGTCGTTTTCGTTGAAACCATTCTTAACCAGTGCTTTAACTACTTTGGCTTCTAAGTTTTTCATGATGCGTTCCTTTCTCTGTTTCGTTTCGATGTGTGTAATATACTGCATATCGAAATTCGGGTCAATACCCAAATCAAAGAAAATCGTATTTTTCTTTTAATTTTTCGTAATACGTACCCCATGCGGCTTCGTCGTTAATGATCTCAGTACCGAACCGATAAACACGTTTTCGCAGTTCGAAACGTTCACGGATACGCTCAACATTGATTTTCACTGATTCCGGCGTGGGTTTCCAGTCTGCACAAAGATGACGATGAAACAAGGAGTTTAACAACGGACTAAGATCGAAATCTTCATATGTTCCGTCCATGTATTCTTTACCATTACGTGCGAGGTATTCAGCACGTAATGCAGCATGACGATCGCGAAGGTATCCCAGCTTATTGTAAAAGAAGGTTACGTGTCCAGTTCCCAGCGTATACACAGCAGGTATTTTAGACAGGTTGATTTTTGCCTTACCGGATAAAACGGCATTGGGAATGCGCGGGAGTTCGCGGAGTTCTGCGATCAGGTGTTCGTTCAGCAGAAGAGAAGGATCGATTGTGTTAATACGTGTCATAATTGCCTCCGTTTGTGTATGTGCGCAATATACAAAAAAGCCCCCTGCATTGCAAGAGGCTTCTTTAGCAAAAAGTGCTATTATCTCAATAGTCGTTTACGAATACCGCCATCACGGGTTTGGTCGTAAATCGCTTTTGCTTCTACTATTGTCTTTTTCAGTGTATGGCTTTCCCCGTGTCCGGTAAAATAGAACTCAACGAACCCTTCGTAAAGGTTTACATGGGTCGTCACACCTTCACCACGGAAGTGTTTCACAAACTGGCGCGTATTATACTTAAACCAATCATGGGCTTCCCCGTGTCTGTATAAGGAGTGGATCACCAATGCACCACCAATGCTAACCAGAATAAGGCCAATTACTATAAGAGCGTTCATTATTTTCCCCTGTTCACAGACTGACGATGTAGCGCACGGTTGATGCGCGGTGCTTTATATGGTTTTACTTTGTATGGAGTCGGTTCTTCGTATGGAATTCGACTACACAAATCAACACAAGGTGTATTAACCCAACGAATAGAATCAATCAGGCAACTTACCAGAGTGCGGCTAATCATAGTACCGCCTAATACCGCTATGCGCATAAAACCCCCTATCGTGCCGCCAGAAGACGAAGCCATTCACCCAACCAAACGATCGCCTCGTAAGACAACCATAATCCGATTGATACAATCGAAATCATACCAATAATTGCAAATGCGAATAGAACCTTAAACCCTTCTTTCAAATCAAACATAAATTGTCCTCTTTTGTCTCAGTCACTATAAAATAACAAAGCCCCTGCACGAATGCAAGGGCTTTTTATTATAATTCTGTCATTTGGGGAAGTTTCAGAACCATACCAGGAAGAATATGACTGGCATTCTTAACTGTATCTCGATTCAGCTTTGCGATGGTGCGCCAGCGTTCACCGCATCCATACAGATTATACGCAATAGAATACATTGTATCGCCAGGCTGAACGATGTATTCACCATATTCAGTTGTAATTAAAGCAGGGTTCATTACTCGATCGAACATCTGTACTTTTGCTTCATCCAATGTTTTAGCACGTACAGATATACCAGCAAATGTTAATTTGATCATCGTTTCCTCGGAAAACTAAGTTCGTCAGTTTCTTCTTCGGTCGGCGGTTCTTCCAACCCCATTGCATAACGCATAGCATAGATTAACATCAACGCATCTTTTGCGCAATCGTGAATTGAGTTGTGCATCACAAAACCATTCAAAATACCTTTACGCAGAGGACAGGTAGAAGCCCCACGGGTTAGCAGTCGGTTTTCAATCGCTGTACGCACATCACGGCTATTCCAGAACACGGTAGGCATATCATCAAAGATATCAACCTTCCCTGTCATCTTGCGCACCACGTCAACCAGGATACCGCGATCGAACTCAGGGCCACGAACATAATCGAGTGATTGCCAACGGCTTACACCGTCTGCTTTCAAGTCCTCGAAAAACTGTTTATGTCCTTCGTATAGGTCGATATCATCAGGCGAAGGTTTCAGAATAGCACGGGCTTCTTCACTTTGCTGTTTCCACCAATCGATCGTTGATTTGTCTGCAATGCGATCTGGTTGCTTACGCAAATCAAATTTATATTTTTTGCCGCGTGACACCAGTTCTTCGAACGTTGGCGGGTTGTGCGGATCATCGATAAACGGAACGTAAGACAGTTCGACGATTTTACCGTTTGGTGATGGTCCTACAGTTTCGTAGTCCCATACATAATCAACGTAAAGATGCGTCATGGTGAATCCTTCTATATTCAGTCATGAAGCCAGCCAACGCAAGAGCTACTTTCGGAGTGATATCAAATTCGCTAATTTCTTCGCCACATAATGATTGCATACCGAACTGACGCAAACCACAGTTGTAGATCGATTGTTCGAGTCGTTTTGCATTTTCAACTGCTTCCACAAATTCACACAGATAGTCATAATCAACATGTAATGGGATTTGTTCGCGGGGGGTCTTTAAAATCAGATCTGCAATCAGATCTGCATGAAGACGAGATAATTTCATAGAGATATCAGTTTTCATTAGAAACCTTCCCAAAGTTCTTTTTTCTCGTATACGTTGCGAGTCATACGGAGGATCGCAACAACAACGGTGTATTCTTCGTAAGTCAGTTCTATATCTTTAGTGATATCTTTCCATGTTACGCAAGGCCCGTTAGGACTATAGATCCCGATGTTTTTATTTGCGTTTCTGATGAACTCCAGACGGCGAATTACTTCATTTAGGTCAGCGCTGGAATACATACCAATCATTCCGCGTCCTTCATCACCAATACGCGCAACGCCTCTCAGAATTTCATCAATATCGTTCGCTTTTAAAATAATTTTCATAATAACCTCAAAGGGGCAAAAGCCCCTATACATAATCAACGGTATAACGTGCGCGGGTAACGCCCACGTAGATTAATTGTTTACACAGGTCGTAATCAGCGAAAGCGTAAGCATCGCGTGTGTACATGTAAGCATGGTCATACGTGCTTCCCTGTGCTTTATGGTACGTACAAACAGGAAGAGGCTTAACGTCCTGAAACTTGTTTTTAATCGCCCAGAATGAATGCCACGGGGCTTTATAACCTGTCTGCTGCTTGATGCGCTTATAGTTGCTCGCGACATAAGCCAGATAGTTCCCCAGACGTTCTTTCATCACCGGATCAACAACAACCTGAATCTGTGCTTCCTGTTCTTCTTCTAAGGATACCGTTTTCAAAAGGTAATAGTCAATAGAAATTTTCTCGTCGCACTTTTCAGCCTTAATGACTTCGGTTCGCGGGACAATTTCAAGAACACGAATCTTTTCGTTGTTGTTGTAAATGATCTCGGTGAATATCTGCCCGTTTAAACGCATTTCCTGAACTAACGGTTCCTGCATCACGATCACTTCATCGAGAATAAAAGGTTGCGTTGTTTTGTACAGGTGTTTTCGGATCGTTGCGTTCAGTTTGTCTACGTTGTCGTTGGTGTAGGCAAACATACGGTTTTCCATCAGGTCATCAGGCGTTTTCACACGACGAAAATACTGTTTCAGGAAGTCTACAGCGTTCGCATGTTGGAATACGCCCATATCCCCGACCGACATCGGTTTAAGCATCTTACCATCGCGTACAGCGCGTGAAACCTGAATGATTGGGTTTCCTTCTGCCTGTCGCATGATTTTATCAAGACGAATAACGTCAAAGATTTCTTCATCAAAGAATGGTGATAGTTCGGTTCGTCCATCAGCATTCACCGGACGGATCTGATCTTTGTCACCCAATCCCAGAATAACCGCATGGCTGGGAATAGTTCGCTTAATGATGCGAAACATTTCGTGATCAACCATCGATACTTCTTCAACAACAAACACACGACATTCAGACAGATCAGGCGCTTTTTTACCGCGTTGTTGTTCGAATACGCGGATCTCTTCATTAGTCACAGGGCTAATTTTCAAAGCAGAATGAATCGTCGTTGCATCCATACCTGTAGCCGCTGCGAGTACGTTTTTAGCCTGGTGCGTCGGGGCTGTTAACCACAACCCGCTAATCCCCATACTTTTTAGGGTTTCGAAGATAAACTTCACCAGCGTAGTTTTACCAACACCAGGGCCACCCGTGATTGTGGTATGCACCTTGTTTTGAATGTTTTTAATTACTCGATCATGACCTTTCTTCTGGTCATCACTCAGATCATCAAATGTTAACTCGTTCATACTTTGAGTATTACCCCTTGAATTTTCGAATTCTCAATAAACCAACGCATTTCTTTTTTCTGTTCCTCGGTAGCCGGAAGCATTTCAGTTTTACGGAATAAACTAAAACGTGATCCATCAGGCACGTAATCAATTTTTGTTTGATAGCAATTGCGAATGAACTGCAATTTAGCATTTGCTGAGTTCTGATCAAGGAACAGTTCTGGCGGTTTTCCCTTTTCGGTGTAAGGAACAGTGAACCCGTCTTTGTCTTTCGTAACAATGATGTAATATTTGTCAATCATCTTTATGCCCCTCATACATGATATAAAACAAACCCATAAACCATAACATCGATAATACAATAAGGAGAGGTCTATTGTCAACACCGTTTACGTGGAAAACGCACCATCCAAAGAGATACGTTATCACCGCGCACACGATGTATGACATAAAGATTATGCCGTAGAGCGCGGTGATGTCCATTAGTAGTTGTTAGCCCAACGACGCAGGTTTTCAGCCTGTTTCAGAGCATACAGCTTATAGATGGTTTCCGCATCCAGCCCCAGCGCGAGGAACTTGCACATGAAGAAATGCCACTGGTCGATCAGTTCGAACAGGATTTCCAGTTTATCTTCTTCGCTCATTTCCGCGAATACCTGGTTACGCAGTTCCTGATGATTTGCTTTCCACGGTTTCCAGACACCAGAAGCCGCTTTTGAACCGCGTGACATACCGCCCAGAGCGGTGTAAAGTTCGCGGGTCTCGTCTGCGATCGCATCATCTTGCAGTTTCAACCAGTCCAGGATCTCACCGCACGTTTTCAGTTCGTTCGGACGTGGAACCCAATTCAGGGTATCAGACAGGCTTTGCTGTGCATGATCTTGCAAATCCAGCATCTTTTGCAGCGGGTCGATGCCGTTCTGTAATGCGTTGCGGTAGAAACCTTCTACCATTTCCAGATCAGCAGGGTTTACCAGGTGCGCACAGCTATTAAAAACAGGAGTTTTATCAGTCATATCAATCTCATTTTTTCGGTGATTTGTCCCACGCCTTAAACCGTAGTTTGGCTGTGAGTCCATGAACAGTATTATCTTTCAAATACTGCATAATTTCGGCTTTGGTTGCTCCGTCAGTTTTTATCATTTCGTTGATATCTTTTGACGACCACGGGCTATTATCCCACATCACAACCTTTTCGCCAGCTTCAATAAGTTTCAAAAGGCGTGTAGTAGTATCAGGGTGACGGGCTTCATTGTCAAGCACCCAAACACGCATATTTTTATAGGGAACCTCAGACAGTGCTAATTGTCCACCAGTGATCGCACCAGCATTATCAACAAACAAGCTATCCAATGGTCCTTCAAGGAAGTAAACAGTTTTCAACGGATCGATGGTATCTTGACCATATATTTTCGTTGACTGTTCACATGCTTTGATAGTCATGTATTTTGATGCTGCATTGTCACGCAAAGCACGTCCCTGGAATGATTCAATTTTACCTTTGTTGTCGAAGATAGGAATCACTAAACGCGGTTCGTCCTTCGGTAATGGGTATGAATCTGGGTTGACAGAATTAACCAGGTGTTGCCATTGACGCGTAAACCAGAGGCGATCATATTTGTCTTTAGGTATGTGACGACCTGCAACATACTTAACGATAGGATGATTTTCTGGTAGTGTGTCCAGACGTTCACAGAACTGCAATTCAGGAATGTATTTCTTTTCTTCCTTCGGCGGTTCTGTATGTGTTGTTTTGGTTTGTTTGCGATCCTTGAACGATTCCATAAGATAATCCCTGTAATCGTCAGGGTAATAATCTTTAAGGAACACAGTAAACGGTCGGTTATACCCACAGTTAAAACAACCACAGTTCATGTGATCGCCTTTCTTCGACGGATAGATCCAGAAACGTTTTTTGTGTTTGTCTTTCATGGAGTCGCCACAAATCGGACAACGGGAATGGATGCTCAATGCACCACCCCGTCGAACGATTTCACTTTGTGGTAATGATCCCATGATACGAGTCGCAAACTCAATATCAAGATACATTTTTACCTCTTTATACCGATTTTAGTAGCTCTTGCTTCGAGCAATCGATCAAGATATGATTTAGCCGCTCCCATATTCGGATGTCTATTGACAAAATCGCGAGCATTTACAATTCTTTCTTCGATTCGTTTTAGAGGAAGTTTAACAAACTCATTCGGTTGTTTCAACATCTTTCATAATTTTCCGTTTACGTTTGTACGGACGAGTAGAACCCAGAACCTTTGGCCCTTTGTTCGTGATCGCGCCTGTAGTCACACCAGAAGCGATATTTTCTACGCTACCGCCTGAATCACCCGCGACCATTTCCTCGTTCATGATTTGACGCATTTCCGGTACGTTCATCATAATCAGTTCATGGTCGACTTCCGTCAGATTATAACGACTACGCAACGAATCGTACATACTCGTTAAGTTCATGAATCCAGACATATAAGGAACCGCGTTTAAACGGCGCTTGATGTGTCTTACAGAGCGATGGAATGGGGAATATGCTTCCTGTTCTTCCTTCGTCTTAGGGTTCTTGATTACTTCCCCTTGACCGTCCAGAATACCCAGCTTGTATGCTGTCCATTCAGTCCAGGGCTTTTTCAGTAGGCGAATCATTCGCACACTGTAAGTTAAATCCATGTTTTTTACTAATTGGTCGCTCATAGTCTTTACTCTATTGTGAAAGTGAAAAGGTTTTGTGCGGGTTCTGGTTCGTTGAATTCCATACAGACAACTTCACACAAAGGCTTAACGCCTTTCCAATCCTCCAGATAGTACGATGTATCGACTCCGCATCCTGGGTGCATTTCAAGGCCAGTTTCATCAAGAAACTTTTTACATTTTGATGACGTTGTTGATTCGTTCTGCTGGAAGTATTGAGCACCAGAATAACGAAAGTTAGCCGACATTTGAGGAATAATGAACGTACCTGCACGAGCAATCTGTGACGCACGTTCAATAACCTTATATTCAAATTCTGCCCCAGTATACTTACCCTTAAAATCGGATGTCTTTATCTTCCCGAAAGGTGGATTGCTGATCGCCATATCAAACAGAGTATCAAACTCAGTCGTTAACGCGTCTGCATTAATCCAGGTCGCTTCCGGTACGATACGCTTACCCAACTTATAGTATGTATGGTTCAACTCAACACAGACGATTTCACGCGGTTTTGCGTACATCATCATATGAATCATCGCGAAGGATAGCCCACCGATACCAGCACAGAGATCAACAACACTTCCGCTTGTGCAAGCATCGATCGTGAAATCGCGAGCAAGCCCGATCGGGGTAAAGAATGCCCCTAACTCAGAATTATTCGTAAAAGCACCTTCATGGAAGTTCTCAGTAATGAATAACTTCTCTTCATAGGTTAGTGCTTTGTCAGACTCCACCAGATCCATTATCTGATTGTGTTTCTTCGTTTCCGCTTTTGTTAACTTCGCCATTGTCCCAACTATACAATAATGTTGATTCGTTTGGATAGAATTCCCACCCGTCTACATATCCTGTTTCCCAGTCAGTAGTTTGGTCAAAACCACAGATCCATTCATACACACCAGGCGGCATGTCAACGGAATCAGGAAGCCCGATATCTTCCGCACTGCGTCCACATTCAAAGAATGAATCATGTATGTTTGGTCGAGATAATACCGTAACGTAACCTTCGTCGTCAATAGCCACAATCCATTTTGAACTGTGAGGACTATCGAAAACTGGTTCTTCTGCATCAGGGATTGCTTGCATTTCCGCGTTTCCCCAGTCAAAATTGTTCATTTCACTAAACCCTCTTTCAAACCTTCTTTGATTGCTTTAAGAACACCAATGAACGCATCTTTACCGCCCATAGCACCGATGATAATCATAAGCCCCATTACAAACCCTGCTGCTGCGATCCTGAAAAGGTTCCATGCAAACGGGATAGCCATTAAAACCAACCACGGGAACGGGAATCCCATCAGCGCGTTCAGAACAAGTAAGATAAAAGCGATTGCAAGTTTCATGATGTCCTCCTTTTGTTTAATATAAGGTATCACTTTTCACAGGCGATTGCAATACCTACAGATACAAAAAAGCCCCGAAAGGGGCTTTAATTTTATGCTTTATTGATAAGATACCGTAGAACGTTTTTCGCCTGAACTTCGTTGCAGCAGAGTTTGAAATCTGGGTCGATTGGAAGGAAGCTCCAGAGAAATTCAACACTTCCTTCGACATCAGCTTTAGCGCTTTTCAGCATTTCAACCAACAAACCTCTGTTTACTACGCTGTTCACTACTGCATCGAAATAACCGCTGCTGAAATCCAGATTAGGATTCATCACTTCATCGTATGGGTTGTTCAGTAATGCGTTCATGTGTATCTCCTTTTAATCTTTCGTTGTCTACGGGAGTCATATTATCATACTGACTACCCGTGTCAACAACTTTTTAGATTATCGGGAATTTTTTGCGATCCATCGCGTTAAAGCAGGGAAGATACCCGCAACAGTAATCAGCACGAACACCCATGCTGCAAATTTAATCACCGCCAGCAGAATGAGCGGAGAGAATACCAACCACCAGGACGCGGTAGCCATAAGCCCAACTTGAGCGAGTTTCAAACACAACATGATCAGGAAGATGATAGTTAAAGTTTTCATAGTTTACCTTTAAGGGGGCTTTCGCCCCGTTAGAATTCAATGTTCATAGATTTTGCGGCTTCGGCTAACTTACTTCTGTTACCCTCTGCCTGTTTTACCATAGCGCCTTGTGCTTCTTCAACTGTTTTCGGCATCTGACGACCTTTATAATCAGATTTAAAGCCGATATCGCTGTTATCTGTATCCATCCAGCGCTGATTTCCTTTGCGAACTTCAAGTTTGAAATGGTTGAAATGATTCTTATCACCATAACGAGACTTGATTTGCTTAAACATTTGCAAGCCCTGTTCGGCTAGTTCATCCGTTTCAATCACCGCTAACATGAAGTCGGCAGTAGCTGGCAAGCCAGCAGATTCCGCAACATCACCCATGCTAATATCAGAAGCGTCCCACGCGTTACGAGTGGTTTGCGCACCTGTCCACATCACAGCATTAGTTTCTACAGCCAAACCACGAAGTTCTTCGGCAATCGCTTTAACTAAAATGTAAGTGTTCTCAGCACCACGCACACGGGTTGATGCACAGATCCCCAGGTAATCGACAATAATAACATCAGGAACAAAGTTCTTCTTCAATTTAAGCTCTTTAATAAGCGCTTTGAAGTGGTTTGCGTTTGCCCCTGCTGTTGGGTATTGCTTGACGATTAAACGCCCGACCTTGCTTTGTTTAAGGCGTTCCATGCGGTTTTTATAATCCGCGTACTGTATATTACCGTTATCGATATCGTCCATCGACACATCAAGAAGGTTAGCATCAATACGTTTAGAACAAACGTGTTCAGCCATTTCCATACTGATATAGAGAACGTTTTTACCCGATTGCAGATAATCAGCAGCAAGAGAACAAAGCCCCAGCGATTTACCAACGTTAACACCAGCCATAAGGATGTTCAATGTTCCTCGTTCCGCACCGCCTTTTGTAATGGCGTTCAGGATCGGGATATTGAACGGGATTTTCATCGCCTTAGACTGATAAAGCATCCAGCGCTTTTCGTAGTCTTCGAAGTAATCATGACCGACCGAACTATCGAAGCTAATCGCCAACGCCTCAGCCATGATATCAGGGATCGCCCCAACGTCAGGGATTTTATTGTTGCGTTCACCAGCAGGTTTTTCAGCGTTTGCCTGGATCTCGATTGCGCGTGACAAAGCGCGGTACATCGCTTTATCTTTGCAATACGTTTCTGTTTCCTTCATCAACCAATCCAAATCTTCCGGCGCATTCTTCATGCTGCGGATCATCTTCTTGGTGTCTTCGTATACTACATCACTCAGGCTCTTTTTCTCAAGCGCAACTTCCAACGCAGTTTGTGAAGGAATGCTGTTGAATTCCTGAACGTGCTTATCCATTAAATCATAAAGGACTTGCGCGTTACCTTCGAAGTAGTCGCGTTTTAAATGGGGCCATGCCTGAACAAAATACGTTCCGTTAAAAACCAGATTTGAAAATATTGTTTCGACGATCATTATTACCTCTTAAACCAGATTGGCGAACATTTGAAAGAAATTGTACAGCTTTACTTTCAACGCCGCCCATAAGGTCTTTTCAGGCTTTGGGAGATTTGGCTTTATTTGTGCATAGATTGCGTCGTGAACCAACGGGATCAATGCTTCTTTATCGTCGTCAGGTGTACTGAATTCAACTTTCAGACCGTTGTCCCAATAAACCTTATGGATGTACACCAAATGAGGAACATCGTGTTCATCGTTGATCAGCAATTCCTGAATAACATCTTGCATTGCTTCATCAAGAATCTTTTTTGTTTTCTGTTCAATTTCCATGATTCACCTTATTGGGGGCTTTCGCCCCCGTTGTTTATTACTCTTCAATATCGATATCATCAGGGATATCGTCATCTAAATCAATTTTATTTGATTCAGGTTCATCAGTCGAATAAAGATCTTCAAGTGCTGCACCGTCCGTGATTTCCTTATCTGGAATACGGTACTTATCCTGAATTGCATCGAGGAAAGGTTGATGTGTAAACAGAGGTCGCCAGAACTCGATAGAATTGGTTTCTGATTCACGCCATTTCTTTTCTTCAAGTTCCAGTTCACCCGTTTCAGTGTTCAGGAACGCACGACCGCGCCAACCTTTTGTTGGAGTCTGAACAAAGTTCATTTCCATCGCAAGATCCAGAAGACCAGAATACATACTGATACCGCCCTCATAGGTAACATGCAGCGGGAATTTTGATTTTTCTTTCACGAAACGAGATTTCTCGATATTCATGATGAAGTCATACCCGACCACTTCGGTTCCCTCTTTCACCTGCTGTTTACCCAAAATGATCGCGGTGTCTGCTGAATACATCAGACCAGTACCACCAGAAATGACCTTCTTACTGTACATTTCCTGTGTATCGTAGGTGTGACAGATACAGACCATCGGAATATCCAGATCAGCTAGGTAAGGCGTTACCATACGGAACATACCTTTAAGGGCTTTAGCTCGCGTCATATCCTGCTTATCGTTGTCTGAAAGCGCATCAGCCAGTTCTTTTTTACTTGCTGTGTTGCCTACTGAGTCAACGAAGATAATTACCTTATCACCGCGTTCAAGAGCGTCAAGCTGGCTTACAACATCGTTTCGCAGTTGTTCAACAGTAGTGATACGAGTATACACCACACGGTCAGGATCAACGCCCATTGATTTCAGGTAAGACTGTGTTACGCCTTTTTCTGAATCGTAGAACAAACAGACCGCATCCTCATTAGCTTTGAGGTACGCAGAAACCGTCACCAAACCCAGATTCGATTTAAAGTGTTTTGACGGGCCAGCAAACAGAGTCAAGCCGGAAGTCAGACCACCATCGAACGCACCAGAAAGAGCGAGGTTGAGGATCGGCACACGAGTACGAGTTTTGGTAATGTTATTGAAAACATCGCTTTCAGATAAAATTGCAGCAGATTGGCTATTCGAGTTTTTAATCAGTTTTTTCAGTAGTGCTTTATTTGACATTTATTTTTCCGGTTTATATACACGCATAATATAATCCTCACAAGTTTATATAAAAGGGGCATTTCTGCCCCATCAGGTCTTACCAGTCATCACCAAACAATGTGTTCAGGGATGCGCGTTTTTCGTAGTCAATTTTACATGCTTCCGTGATGTTTTTCAACGGACTAATCACATGTTTTTCAAATAATCCGTTGTAGTCTACCCATTTGAGAATATCACTTTCAATCTCATTTGGTAAACGACTACCGGATTGCCATGCAATGCAATCGGCTTGCCACGGGTTTTTATCACGTAAAGGCAGAACCATAACCTTTTCACCTTCCATAATCTGCGTGATTCCTTGAATCCCGCGAGTAAGACGGTTGAAGAACAGAACGCCTTTAATGTGGTTCGGAGTTCCTTTAATTGGATGTCCCGTACCATCATTGTATTTCGTGATATTATTAGCAGATGATACACCAGCAATCTCTCGATAGTCAAGCGCCTTATACTCTTCTTCAAACACTTTGAAAGATTCGTGTAATGACTCTTCACCTTCTTGCAGAATGCGACGGATCGCTTCCTTCAAGAATACTTTAACTGCTGTTGGTGTACTGCTTCGCTGGGTTTCCATTCCCATGATTTTCAGCTTAGGCTTTTCATAGCGGGTTCCTTCGGAGTCCCACACGTTAGCCGCATAGCGTTTTTTCGCAGTCCAGAAACTACCCAATCCTTTCGATCCCAGAGGTGGCCCAGAAATGATTTCGCGATCCATAAACATCAAGTGTTCGACGTTGTTCATGTACTCGCATAGTTCGCGATAGCCCTTATCAATGATAGGTTCCATGCGCTCACGACTGAACTTATCCAGGAAATCAACCCAATGGTTGTTATCTCTGAACTTACTTTCACCGCCCACTTTCTCGATCACGTTATCCATACACACATAGATTGAATCTGTGTCACAGTAACGCACGTATGCGTAATCGGTAGTGTTGCACAACTGGTTCAGGTATTCGTTAACTTTACGCTCAATCCACTGAATAGCCAACTGCCCGAACATGGTGATCGCGCTGGCGTTTCGGATATCAAAGTATCTGAAATGCTCGTTACCCAACGCACCATAAAGGGAGTTGATACTGATTTTACGGTTAAGCTGTGCGGTGTTGGCCTGTGCGATCTTCTTCTCACAAACTTTCTTCACTGCTTTAAGCATTTGCTTAGTTAACGTTTTCAGTACCGCTTTCGATTCATCACTGAAATCAGAATAGAAATCGAAATCAGGATCGATCATTTGGTTGTGCGCGTCTGTCAGGTTTTCGAGTTCATGCTTGATTAATTCAAGATTTCGCTCACCTGCCATCATTCGTTTTTTCCACATCTTACGCTGATCAAATACTTTCTTGATCTCGACGGGGATCACGCCTTTAATGTCACGCCTGAACATCCACCCGTTAGGAGAGCAGCTAAATTCATCGCTAGGACGTGGAGCGGTCTTATTGATATATTCATCCAAAGGACGCACCGCGAAGCTGTTAGCGATTGTCTCAGGGCTTATATTCACCTGTCTGATGATAGACGGATACAGGCTGGTTAAGTCGAACGATACAATGTATTTGTATGGAGCGACAACCGGATCTTTAACATATGCGCCGTCATACGGGGTTTTCGTATGTCGTTTGTTTTCTGGTATCGCAATCTTATCTTCACGCAACGAGTTGTATATAATAGCGTCCCACGTTTTCAACGGAGACATAACCCCAGGGAAGTTAATTTTTGCGTAGTACGCAACAGACAGAACCAGTTCAATAAAGTTACGCTTACCGTCGATATCAAGTACGCGAATAACATCAACGATGTTGTACGTGATGTACGTCTGGTGATCCTTCTGACGCAGTTCAGACAGAGAACCTTCGTAATCAACTTTGTTTTTGCCTGTTTCGTACTCAGCGATCGCGCCCAGAGAGTAAGACGGTTGCGGGGTGAAACTGAACTTTTTATAAAGATCCATCCCATCCATTTGAGACACGCCATAAATTTCGTATCCCAACTGTTCGTTTCCGTACTGGTCTGTTGTCGTCTTCGCTGTTACCTTACCGAACGGGCTAAAATGACGAACCACGTTTTGCCCGAAAATGTTCAGGTAACGTGTGATGATGTAAGCGATATCGAATTTGTTCGAGTTCCAACCAGTAACAATTACTGGGGTTCTTTCTTTCCAATCCTTGATGTATGCAGACATCAAAGATTTTTCAGTCTGGAATGCACGATAAACGATTTTCTTCAAATCCTCTTCGCTGATTTCCTTTTCAGTATCAACTTTAGAGGCTACCCATTCATCTAAACCACCTTCAACTAGGTCATACACAAAGAACTTATCTTCAACACTATCATAGTGTGTGATTGCGTCGATTGCGTATTTTGCTTCGCGTGGATCGGGGAACTCAGGCGCTGTAACTTCGATATCGAGCGAGGCAATGCGAATACGTTCGCGGTTATATTCGATCTCATTTCGATAGGTGTCGGAAATGTACGCCAACCTGAAATCGTCCATACCCAGCGCTTCCATACCAACATCTTTCATGCGCTGCATCCAGTTTTTAGCATCCTTGATGCAATCAAACTTTTTCTTTATGCAGGTTTTGCCATAGATATCTTTATACGGCGAGTCAGTACCCGCCATAGCGTGTTGAAACAACGTAGGTTCATACTTTGTTTTACGAACTTGTTCGCGTCCGTCTGCGTCGATGAAGCGCTCATAGATATGATCGCCCATTTGTTCGACTGATAGATAAAATTCATTCATTACGTTTTTCTTTCTCCGCGTTTAATCGTATCAGAAATGATACACCAGCCAGCTTGATCAGATCAAGTGAACGCTGTGCAGAATCACGAAGGGGTTTATGTTCTTCAATCGAACTCAACTGATTTACCAGCAGTGTATATTCATTCATGATACGTTTATAGAAATTGGGGAAGTAGTCCTGTGCGTAATTATAGGTACGCAGATCAGAGAGATTGCAAGTCAGAGACAGATCGATTTCGTCGCGGTGCAGACGGGTAATCAAATGGTCGTCTGTTTTGAGAGATTTAAGAATTTCTTCAATACTAATTTTCATAATTTAGTCCTCATAATTGGTGTACAACCAATATAACAAAGCCCTTGCAGAAATGCAAGGGCTTTTTGATTAATGTCCGATCCGGTACTTGTATTTCAAAGTCCATTCGGCTTTTTGTGCGTGGGTCAGTACGCGGAAGTTGTTTTCTTCGGAGAATTTCAGATCAGGTGTAAGGATCTTAATCATCCCCCACTCTTCCAGAAGTCTCGCAATGTTGTTGCGGCGCAATTCGTCGTCTTCGGTCATATCAACCTGGCGACCATCCAGTTTCAACAGTTCTTTGAAGTGCGTAATGAAATAGCGCCCTTGCTTCTGTAGAATATGGCACGATTGCCACAACATTTTCTTTTTGTTATTTGCGATCCCGATACGGGTCAGCGTTTCGCGAATTTTTAAAAAACTGTCGTCGCTGGACAGCTTGATTTCGAGCATGTTCATATATCACCATTTCTTTATTAATTGTTCAACCTTTTTCTGGTCAGTTTTATTTTTCACAACAACAGCCAACACAGATAAAGCAACTTTCATATTTTTACGCTTCCACTCAGAAAGTTTATCCAACGATTTGAGTTCTTCGTAATACTCCATTGCTATACGTGTATTTACACCATACCGTTTTTGGAGAACATACAAGATAACTTTCATTTCGTTATCTTCGGTGAGTTTAGCCCACGCCCCGAATCGCTTACCTTTGCGCACGGTATGCAAATAATAATTAAAGTGCGCCTGGTCAGGTAGACCGGAACCAATCATATTCATTGTGTATGCAGGGATCAGCGTGTCGATGTGCTGGCTCATTGCATTGTCAATAAAATACTTGTCATAGGTATCGAGTCCGGCAATTACCAGAGGTTTCTTGCCGTCATTCAACTCTTCCAGGATCATGAACAAGGTGTTTTCCTTGTCCTTCCCGTAACCTTTTACAAGTTCTTCGATCTTGTCCCAATCTTTAGAACGCCAGGCCGCTTCATGTTCGTTCAATTCATCTTCATCGAGAAAAGCAGCCAGTGACATAATCAGCCCTCCCAGGCCAGGGTAAGCATTAAACCCATGAACAGGTATTGCAGGTGAATTTCTTTGTTAATCGCCAGCCCGTACTGTGCGTTGTTTTCGCCTACTGCCTGAATCAAAGCAACTTTAGATTCGTTGGTAACAATCGGGTAAACCGCGTCCAGCAATTTAGCAAGGAACGTTTCATACTCAGGCGCATACTTAATCGCTTCGGATCGCAGCGCTTTGAAGTTTTTCGTTTTAAGCGCCTCAATCACTGGTGTGATGTCCGAACCTACGATCTCACTGAGAATACCAGCATCGATTTTACCGCGCTTAGAATAGAACCCAAGAGCTTTTACGATGGATCGTGCATCAGGGTAGTGTTTCTTAACGAACGCAGCGATAACCTGTTGGTCATACTCGATTCCTTCGATTTCCAGAATACCAAAGCAACGTTTAATCATTTGCTTCATCAGATCAATACGTTCTTCTTTAGAAGGAGAACCGAATTTAATCGGAGGACAGCGAGACAACAGCGCCGGATGAATACCGTTAATGTTGTTAGCACTAACAATAACCGTTACGTTTTTGCTGTATGCTTCGATAAAGCTACGCATGTGCTTCTGTGCTTCTGCCATACCAGGTCGATCGAATTCGTCAATAAGGATGATTTTACCGCCTTTCTTCTGAGTCATTGAGGATGCAAAGCGATCCAAATCAGAACGGATAAAGTTGACACCACAATCGGAACCGTTAACAAACATCACTTCTGCATCAACTTCCGCACCCAGAACCAGCGCAAGTGTGGTTTTACCAGTACCAGGGGAATCAGAAACCAGTGTCATGTTGTCGATGCGACCAGACTTGATAAACCCACGCATAATTTCTTTATCAGCAGCAGGAAGAATACATTCATCAATCGTGGTCGGTCGGTAGCGTTGATCCCATGCGAATTCATCAGGAGATTGGGAAATTTTGCCGTATTTGGTTTCGATCAGTTGTACGTTTTCACTAAGTTCCATAATATTACCTTCAATTTATTATCAAAAAGGGGCCGAAGCCCCATTCATACTATCTTACTTGAACTGGCTGGTTGCTTCAAGTACAACCACGTAGGCAACGCCATTTTCGGAAGAGAATTTTGCAGCGCCCTGTGCAGAGATTTCAACTTTGTAATCGCTGTTGATGAACTGCATGTTGTCAATTTTCATATCGAAATTGAAAACGTTGTCACCTTCATACTCACCAACTTCAACAGAGAATGTTGATTGGCTTTCTTTACTTTTCGCGGTGATTACCAGTTTGCCGTTGATTGGTTCAACAGACAGGTCGGTCAGTTTCATCATGCGTGATGCTTTGATCAGCTTTTCGAAATCGTTAGCGCTAATCTGGAAAATCAGATCCGCTACAGGCATTTGCAGACGCTTTTTAGGTTTGACGATAGTCGTCGGATCACATGAACGCTCAACGATTTTCATTTTCTCGCCGCGAATAACGATTTCGCCAGTGGACAGATCGTGTTTTACGTCAGCATCAGTACCAACAACGTTCATCATGTTCAGGAATGAGTTCAGATCGTAGATACCTACATCTTCGTCGATTACATCGGGAATTTCGGCTTCCGCATAAACCACGCTGTTAATAGATTTCGTCATAATGAACGAACCTTTGGTCAGCATAATAGACGGGTTGATCTGGGAGAAGTTTTTTAGGATATCAATTGTTTGTTTTGAGAATTTCATATTCAACCTATAGTATTCAATTAGGCAAAAGTGCCGTTAATCAGAGTTGCTACTACATTATCAGCAGCGTTATCGAGTAATTTCTTGCTTTCGGATTCGTTGACTTTATTACCCGCTTCGCGAGCGTCCAGAACTAATCCACGGTGTGCAGCTAAAACTGCTTCATCGACACGTTTATAATGCTCGAAGCGTTCAGCTTGAGGCATAGCAGAAAACATCGCCTTTACTTGTCCAGGCACTTTACCTACCCATGCTTTACGAACATTGTTCAGGTGTGCAACATATACATTTTGTTCTAAATTCATAATTACCTCAAACTTTCAGAATTGGGGGCTTTCGCCCCCGTTAAGCATTACAGATCCAGCAGTTTATCCAGGTCGTCATCACCGGAAGTGTTATCCAGATCAAACGGAGTATCGTCTTCTGGTACAGAACCACCAACATTCAGTTGATTGACACCACCAGATTCTTTAACGCTACCGGACTGATTGCCATTATCGAAGTTTTTCAGATCCGCGTCAAATGAGTTTAACTCGCTATCCAAATCAGCACCAGCGCTTGAACCAGCACCCATTGCAGCACCGCCACCGAATACTTTGGTGAACTTCGCGGTCAGTTCAGCAGTAGGCTTAAACTGATCAGGTGCGGTAATAGGACGGAGGTCGCTCATACCTTCGAAAATCGCTTTCTGAACTGCTTCATCGTCGATACCTTTAATCGGGCCAGGTACACCAAATGTGCTGTCGTCGTAGTTAGGCCAGTCGCCTACTTTCTTCGCTTTCAGGGTGAAGTTAGCACCAGCAAACGGACAGGTTACAGCAATACCAGGTTCATCCAGATCAGGGTTGCCAGCGATGGTTGCGGTGATTTTATCCATAATCTTCTTACCGAAGCGGAATTTAAACACTTTACCTTCGTTTTCTGGATTGCCTGGATCTTTAATTACCAGAATGTTAGCCCAGAATGATTGTTTACGTCCGATTTGCCCCAACAGTTTATCGGCTTCACCGCCTTTGTTGGCTTTTGCTTTTTCGAACAGGTCGTTATCAGTAATATACTGACATACAGGACAACCATCATAATCACCGTGAGTAGACGGGCAATTTTCGATATACCACTGATTCTGTTTTTTGAATGAATGGTTGACGATACGGACGAATGCTAATTCATCATCGGAGCGGTTAGGCAGGAAACGAATCACTGCGGAACCGTTTTTCTGTGCATCCAGAGTTAATTTCCACTCTTTTTCGTCTTTCTGAAAACCGGAGGAACCTTTCAGGGCTGCAACTTGTTCTTGAAGTTTAGTTGGATCTTGACGTTTGAAAAAGGACATATATTATTTCTCGTTTAGTTTAATTAAGGTTTGTTTCATTAAGTTTCGGTATTTTACGATTTCTTCGTTACTGATTTCAACTAATTTTCTGTACGCGTTTAGTTTTTTGCTAAATTCATTCCAGACGAAATCTGTAGCAATTTCATCGTGTTTATTTATGATGTCTAAAAACGAATCGAGGATCAAGAAAGATTCGTAAGAAATCACCCCTGATTGAACGAGTTTACTGATATAAGAAGTGGACGATTTAACGCTATACTGAAACACCGTTGATAGGGGTATACCTTTCATGCGGGAAAATTCATACAGGTTTTTTACATCTTCCACGAAAATATTATCAATTCGTCGCAACTTACCAATGTATTGACGATAAAACACGATCGTATCTTCGTCTACATCCCCAACCCAAAAGTCGGGGTTAGCCACCATATTGCAGAGTAGTATAAGGTAAATCTCCTTGAAAGTAAACCTTTCGGCTAACTTTGTGAAAAAATACCTATCTTTTCTCTTTTGGAACGCTTGTTCAGTGATCTTTATTTCCCATTTGTACTTGATCGCGTCATACCTTCCCGCAAAGTGATTTTTCATCACCAGATACAGTTTGTATACCGCAATCGGTTTCAAACGGGAATTAGCGTCTGAACTTCCAAACGGGGTTTTAAATTTCACATGAAATCATCCAGAGTTTGCGTTGTTGTGTGGTCTTTAGCCACAGAAGGACGCAACAAATTATTTTTGATTGCTTCATCGCTAATCTTGTCAATGATAGCTTTCGGAACAGTTTTATTCAACATGGAATAGTCGATACTATTTTCATCCATCCACTGTAACGTTGCTTCCATGTAGGTTGCCCCTTCTGAGGCAACCAGATTTTCGATGTACAAGCCTACTTCGGTTTTATTTCCGATTTCGCTCATTTTACGCCTTATCGATCACATCGTAAAGTTCGATCAGTTCGTTGTTTTGTTCTTCGAACTCGGTACGCGCCTGGTTGTGATACAGGTTGAACAGCTTGCTAAACGTTTTACCGTCGATGCCGTAGTCAGTTTTCGCTTTGGATTTGATATCTTTCAGCGTACCCTGATGAATTTCGATCTGGGTTTTGACGTTGGAAGCATCTTTGATCATGTCTTTGATTGCTTTGGCAATATCAGGGTTTTCTTGCAGTAATTCTACACTCATTTTGTTACCTCAAAAATCACTTAATTTTTCATACATACGGACAAGTTTGTTTTCCATGAAGTATTTCTCCATTTTGGCCTTGTTGCCCGTTTTCGGATTATTGTACGCTTTTTCAATTTCATCTGCAACATCTTTTGGAATAAAATCGAAATCTCGTAGTTCTTCGTTTTCTCTGTACCGTGCGGCCCATTCAGGGGTCATGTGTACAGTTGGGTCGTCGGCTTCAAGCCACAATTCAAGTTCGTTCGCACGAATTTGCGGTGCTCGTTCACCTTCCACTTTCGTAACAATATAGTCGTTTCTCATTTTAATACAAGCGATACTATCTTTTTTATCGCCCTTAATGATCTTCATACGTAAATCATTACGAGGTGTACCATACTTCGGCGTAACCCATTTCTTCTGGGTAGGCGACCATTGTCGAACACCTTGATATTTTTGCAGTGCCGTAAAGTCGCTATCTGCTGATACAATCAGGACTCGCTTACCTTGCGCTACTGCGTTTTTTGTAACGACACCTATAATATCATCGGCTTCTGCGAAGTCAACCCTCAAGCCTTTGTACGGAAGATTTTCGCGGATCTCGTCGTAAGTCGGGTGAAGGAAACCGTTCAAAAAATCCCAGTCCCATTCAGATTCCGCGTGTTCCATTTGTCGTTTCTTTTTGTAGTACCAGGCTTTACTTCTTCGCCAATACTTGTTATCATCAAAGGCTAAGACAATTTCTGGATACTCACCTTTGAATTTAACCACGTTGTACCGGATTGTGTCAAGAACAATGTGACGAATAATTTGTTGATTGATGTCTTTCTGGTCTTTCGGCTTGAAGTTGTTCATCAACGTTGCTACCGAAAGGTTCGATATATCTACACACATCACATCAACAGGATCGTCGTCATTACTCATAAGACTGTTCAAATTGAACATGCTTGCAAATGAAGACATATCAATACCTCTTGTTGTTGAATGGTGATGATTATAGTGATCACTTTTTCAAAGTCAATAGATCACTTCAAGATTCTGAGCGAAGCGAAGGACACGAACGTAGTGAGTGTCTAACTACAGAACTACACTTTTAAATTTTTATATTTTATATATAGAGAAAAATGTAGTTTTTGGTATGTTTTTTAACCAATATTACCTATCCGTTTCGCTTCGCTCACGGAAACGCTTCGCGTTGTTTTTATTAAATAATATAGATTGGAAGTAGGTTTGAAACCCGTAATTCCATCAGCTATAATGAATGTATTCAATTTGGAGAATATAATGACTACTAAGATTTATGCAGATAATGATAAGCTGTATCCGGTAATGTGTAAGTGGAAACAGCAGATCCGTGAAACTGGTGATCGCAAAATGCCTGATGAACTGGGTATTGCAATCATGAACATCGCTCACGGTTTGGCCCGTCGATATAACTTCAACCGTTATTCCGAAGATTGGAAAATGGATATGATCGATGATGGTATTTCCGCTACGATTTCCGGTTTACATAATTTTGATGAAACCAAATATACAAACGTTTATGGGTATATCAACAAGGCTTGCTGGCAAGCGTTTGTAACCCGCATTCTTTACGAGAAGAAAGAGAACGCGAAAAAATACAAATACTTCCTGGAACACGTTTACGATAGTGACGATACTGATATGACCGCGATAGCTGATGAAACTTTCATTCAGGATATCCATGATAAACTTAATCAGTACGAAGAGTCTGCGAAAAAACCTAAAGATAAAATCGAGGTTGTGGACGAATCGCCAACTTTGGAAATGTTTCTATGAAAATTAAAATTGACCTGAACAAAATTTTAGCAGATGCTGACAACGAAATTGATCTGCTTCCTTACCTTGTGAAATTAGAGTTGCAGAACGTAGGTGTTCCCGTTATCATCGACCCTACTGATGTACGAGATCCAGACTTCGCTATAGAAAGTGGACGTTTGGACTATGTAATAAATGCCGATACAATGATCATGGAGATCACTTACTATGAACAAGCAGCATGAAGTATTAGACGAAGTGGCGCACGAGAAAACAGCAACAGAACTTCGTGAAGAAGAACTGGAATCCCTGAAAGGTACGCGTGTTGAACAGGAAGCGCTACGCAAAGCACAGAAGTATATGCGTAAGAACCGCGCTGAATGGAAACGACTTCACAAACACGCTGAAAATGCCCTGTTTGATGGTAACAAAGCACAGTATGTGTACGCTATCAAAAAGATGCGTGATATGCTCAAACAACCATACAACGATGAACTGATTGAAACGATGTGGATCACTTCAAATCAACAGCTTAAAGATCTGTTCATCATGGCTTCTGAAAAATACGGTAAATAAACCCCTTCGGGGGTTTTTGAGGTTCTTATGAATTATGTTTTAATTGGTGATACACATGCAGGACTTCGCCAGGATAACCCCTGGAACGAAGAAAACCTGTATGCGGTATTCAAACAGATTGTAGAATATTGCAAAGAAAACGGGATCACTCGCGGTTTCCATGCTGGCGATTTCTTTGATGTTCGAAAAGCAACCACACAGACAACGATGAACTTCGTTCGTGAAAAGCTGGTTCCTCTTCTGATTGAGGCGGGGATCACGCTGGATGTTCTGGTCGGCAACCACGATTGCCAGTTTAAAGACCGTATACGCCCCAACGCGCCACGCGAGATATTAAGTCAATACGAATGTTTCAATGTCATTGATGAACCGACTACGGTTGATTTAGGCAACGGGAATTCGATCGACCTGATACCGTGGATCTGTCAGGAAAACAGTCACAGGATTTTCGAGTTTATCAAACAGTCAAAATCGAATTACTGCCTGGGACACTTCGAACTGTCTGGTTATTATTTCTACAAGAACAGCAAAGCCGATCATGGGCTAGAACCTGATTTCTTGAAGAAGTACGAGCGCGTTTATTCTGGACACTATCACCACGCTAACGAGGGTGATAACGTGTTTTACATTGGTACGCCTCTGACTATGAGCGCGAACGATGAAGACGAAACACGGGGTTTCTATGAATTTACTGGTTCCCCTGAACTAACGTTCATTGCAAATCCAGTTTGCCACCATCGCCGGATCATGTATCCTTCACAAAAGGATGTCGATTTAGAACAGTTCCGTAATTGTTCTGTACGTCTGATTGTCAGTGAAGTTGACAGCGGTCTTGCCAAGTTCCAAACCAAGATCGAAGAAATTGCACATGAAATCAGCATCATCGACAAAATCCAGACTGATTCGAACGTCGATACAGATTTTGAGATCAAGACCGTTCGTGGCCTGATCGGGGAATACATCGCTAACATGCAAATAAGCGACGACGAAAAAGAAGACGTTAACAAGCTGATAAGTGAACTTTACGCGGAGGTGTCAAGTGCATGAACGATATGAAAAATATTTTGGGGAAACCCCATTATATTTGCCACTGCTTACAACGTTCGGTATTGACCATATTGTAAGCAAAAGCGATGATAGTGTATGCTTGACGTTCGTTAAAGATAACTGGCATTCTTCAAGAACGTTTTCTATCCTGATGCTTGATGCGTTAGACGATGATACATTGTCATACGCTCTTGAGGTCGAACTCGTTAATATGGTTGCAGAACTTAGTGAAGGTATTTTAAGTGAAACTAAACTTCAAAAAAATTAAGTATCAGAATATTCTGTCGGTCGGGAATACCCCGATCGAACTCGAATTCGATACTGCAAAGAAAACCCTGATTACGGGTAAAAATGGTGGTGGTAAATCCACACTGATCGAAGCGTTGACGTATGCTCTTTTTGGTAAGTCATTTCGTGATCTAAAAGTCGGGCAACTGGTAAACAGTGTCAACAAAAAGAAATGCCTTGTTGAACTCGAAATTGAATATGGCAAAGACTCGTACAAAATTGTACGTGGACAGAAGCCGAAGGTATTCGAGATCTGGAAAAACGGCGATAAGTTAGCAGAAGATTCGGCATCGGGTGATTATCAATCTCAGCTTGAATCCATGCTCAATATTAACCTGGTTGGATTCAAACAGGTAATCGTGTTGGGTACTGCTGGTTATACTCCATTCATGGAACTGAGAACACCGGATCGCCGTAAACTGGTTGAAGACCTGTTGTCGCTATCGGTTATCAGTGAAATGGATAAGCTGAACAAATCATATGTTCGTGGTGTTAATCAGCAGTTGGATACCCTGTCTATGCAGGTGAACCACATCCAGCAGCAGATCGCTACACACCAGCGCTTCATTGATGAACAGCGAGCTAAAGCGAACCAGAACAACGCACGATACAAAGAGATCTACGATAGTCACGTTGAAACCGCGAAGAACATCAAAGCACAGCTTATGCAGTTGCAAGCGGAGATCGCAGAAACGGTGATCACTGGTGCAGACCGAACGGAAGATATAAACAAACTCCGTGATGGTTATACGCGCCTCTCTATGACTGTAGAACAGTTTAAAAAGCTGGAAGTGATGTATCAGAAAGGTGGTGAGTGTCCGGCCTGTAAACAGGCGATTAAGCCCACTCCTGAACGCATGGAAGAGATCGCCAACAATATCAAAGCTGGTACACAACGATTAACGCTGATCAAAACCAAACAGGACGAGTTGCAAGGCATTATGAACGAGTTGCTTCAACAGCAACGCGCACTGAATGCTATGAAAACGAAATACGAAGCCCTGAAAGGTACTTTACAAAACGAAGTCGCCAACGCTAAACGCGCACAAGCTATTATGGAACAGGCAAGCGCGGAAGTCGTTATTGACGAAGAACCCGTTAAGCAGTTGCAGCAACAAGAAACAGAACTGAATGATAAACGTCAAGGATACGTGAAAGAAAAATATATCCGTGGTATCGTTACGGATATGTTAAAAGATTCAGGTGTGAAAGCCAGTATCGTAAAACGATATATTCCGTACTTCAATAAACAGATTGCGTATTATCTGAATCTGTTGGGTGCTGATTATCAATTTACACTGGATGATGAATTCAACGAATCGATCAAATCTCTGGGACGCGATGATTTTAGTTACGCATCATTCAGCCAGGGTGAACGCGCACGAATCAACCTATCAATTCTGTTTACATGGCGCGATGTAACAAGTAAAGTCTCCGGCGTGGATCTGTCTCTGCTGGTACTTGATGAAGTGTTTGATGGGCCACTTGATAAAGAGGGTTCATTTGCGATTAAATCACTTCTGGATTCTGTCGATGGTAACGTTATTGTCATCAGTCATCAGGATCTTGATCCGCAAGATTTCGATCGACACATCATCATGTCTAAGGTTGGACGGTTCACAAAACCATCAATCAAAGATATGGCGGTATCATGTTAGAACGTGAGTTCGATTTAAAGACCTCTCCCGAAGTGGATAGGTATTATCTACACAACGAACTGTTGGAAGAAAAACACGTTGTTACTATGGAAGATGTCAAAGAAGCCTTTAAAGACAATCAGTTAGAGCTAACGCGAATACTGAATAACAAATCGTCTGTATGGTTTCTTGAAAAAATCTATTGACACCTGAACATAAATACCTTAAAGTTGCCCGTGTACTGAGTTGCACGGGCTTTTATTTTGAGGAACGGAAAATGATTAACGAAAAAATGACACATCGCGAAGCGTTGGAAATCTTAGGGGCTACTGGTACTGAATCCAAAGCCGAAATGTCCAAACTCTTCAAACGTGCTTCTCTGCGTAATCACCCCGATCGTGGTGGTAGCACAGAACTCATGCAAAAAATTAACCAGGCATATGACGTAGTAACGAGAACAAACAGTTCTGGCGAAACTATGATGGATATGCGAGCGCGTCACGCAGCGAATAAAAAAGCGTGGGAAGAAAAACTGGATGCGTATTTTGTTGTTGCTAAGAACTATTTCAGCACGAAATTTAACGCACAGGAATTCGCTGAATACTTCACCAAATACACCGGACAACCGACGACCTTCACACAGGAAGTCAAGAAAGATACAATTTCCGTATCTGCTGTGTTCCGTTTCACTTCTGGTGATGCTCACTTTGATTTCGCTTTCTACTGCAAGCCGGAAGAAGGTAAAGGTTTGATGTCTCCTGATGCAAGCGCATTGGGTAGTGTTTCTGTCAATACTCTGGTATTGGTTGGAACCAAAAAACATAAAATGGCAAGCCGTGAATATCAATGGGGCAAAAACCCAGATAAGATCACACCAGAAAGCCTGTTCCCGTCCAAGAAACTTGCATCAATTTTCAGCCCGACACAAAAGAACCTCAAGTTCAAACGTGCTGACTATATGACTTCTTTCCGCAAGCACTTAGACGCAGAAATTAGCGGTAATGATATCTATGTTCCTGTAGGCGACCTGAAAGTTCGTTTCTATCGTCATGTAATGATGCGTAAAGGTGCGTATGTGTTTAGTGCGGTATACGACCCAGCGGTAAGTAAATTCCGTTCTGCTGCAAACCTTCGCGGTACTATGTTTGAAGACGAAGACGGCGCATGTTTGGATATGATTATCGACACTTTCAAAGAAATGCAGAAAGCAAAACCGAACGTTAACGGTATTGTCGGTATCATTGACAAGATGAACGCAGAATTCGCAGCGGGACACCGTTCAGCATCTTTCGTCAAACGTATGGCACAGCAAGCAGCAGCACCGAAGCCGGAAGAAAAGCCGAAACGCACTGTTAACCGTATCAGCAAAGATGATTATTTCAACGCATTGAAACAAGCGGGTGCAACATTCCGTAGCAACTACGGTGAGTTTGATAACGGCGCTGGATTGACTTTCCACTTCAAACGCGAGATCAGCAACCGTAAAGGCTTCTGGAGTTTCAGCAGTTTTAATTTCATGCACTCTGGTCAACGTCATGTTGAATGGTTGAAAGATATCGACATTGACGAAGACAGCAAAGGTGCAAGTATCGGTCTGATGGTTGATACTCTGAAACAGTTGCGTGGTGTTGCTGATTGGTATACTGCAAGAAAGATCCTGGAAGCGATGCGCGACAACTTCAAAGCTGGTAAGTTCTCCGCACCACACGTTAAGAAAGAAGCCGAACAGAAACGCACTGAGGCGCAAGCTAAGGACGAGTTAGGCGCACAGCCTACCAAACCCCAGGAAGCAAAGAAAGAAGCCCCAGCAGTTGATAAGGCTCATGAGGCGCAAATGGCTAAAGAGAAAGCACAGATGAATGCAACCATTCGTTCTATGCTCTCCGCTCTGGTTAAAGCTGGACGCAAAGACACGCCGGAAGAAATTAAAAAAGCAGTTGATGAAGCAATCGCTCTCTGGCGCTTGAAACACTAACTGATTGTGTTATACTGGGAACTGTTGAAAAGCAGTTCCCTTTTTTATGAGGAAAATACTATGAGTTGTCCAACATGGGCGCATTTTGAAAATTTGAAAGAAGGTACGCAGAAACGCGTGTATATCAATCTGGGTTGGATTCCTCCAAGTGATTTTGAATTATCCGTAATTCTGGTCAATGCCAGCAAAGAGATCAACGAAACTTTCGAATGGGAAAGACTTACTTTGCCTGTTCATCCAGGGTTCTTTATGTCCCGTGAAAAGTTCGAAGAAATGAAACGAGCGGTAGAATGTATCAATGGGTTTACTACGCCATCTCTACGTATGCACTACCGGAACCTATTCACCCTGAAAAAAGCATGGGAAATCGCGGAGGTTGAATTATGATTATTCAGGTATCCGTACAGGGTAACACTCTGACAGTAACCAATTCCATTATGACCGCTATGGCTGCATGTCGTGATCATGTATTGACAACGCCGCCTGTGACTGAAATTTTGGAAATTGATATATGGCACGGTGGTGTAATTTCTGGATCTTATGGATTCACACCACTGGAAGAAAATTTAAACACAATGGAAGAATGGTTATATGGGAAATTGTACACCAATGAAACTACCAAAGCATACGACGCTGTTAACTCGCGAAAAACTACATTCTGTTGAATGGAGTCCCTTAGACGTGATGATCTTTGATATCGAATCACGGATCATCAATGCTCGTATGAACGGATTAGGAATCTTTTCTGTTGAATTCGAAAAGATTCGCGGTTATAATGCTGAATGTAAAAACAAGTTACGCGTCATGGTGGAAGCAATGGGCTACATCGTGGATATTGAAGACAATAAAATGTGGATCGGATTATGAGCAAAGTAAAAGCAGTTTTCGCAGTCGGTAATGACGCATATGACGAAGATTTTGCGTTTGGCTACCAGCAGGGTTTACCGTGGGGACACTGCAAAGAGGATTTGCAGAACTTCAAAGCAGAAACCGCAAATAGTGTCCTGATCATGGGTGCAAACACTTTTACTTCTCTGCCTGGTAAATTGCCAGGGAGAGTTCATTGCGTTCTGTCTGCATCCGGTCAACGTTTGGTAACGAAGAACGGGAATACCGCTGATTACATTATTCACGGTGGCGGGTTGTCTGCTGCAATCGACGTGATGAAAGCAACGCATCCAGATAGTGATGTGTGTATCATTGGTGGTAAGGGGTTGCTTCTGGAAGCAATCAATAATACACTGGTTGATGAATTAGTCATAACTCACGTTTATGGACATCGTGTGTATAATGCACCAGCGTTTAAACGTGATGTTTCGTTTAGCGTCAAAGAATTCTATGATGCAGTCTTGAAGTACGGATATTGTGATTTTGAAACTATCCATATTCACGACAACGAACGCGTTGCAAAACTCGTAATTGATCGATATACGAAAAAGGCATGAAATGAAACAGTATCTTGATATTATCAGGTTGGTTCTGGCAAATGGTGTTGAATCAACCGACCGCACTGGTGTAGGTACTATCCGTATCTTTGGTGCGCAAACCCGCTGGAACCTCGCAGAAGGTTTCCCAGCAACGACCAGCAAACAGCTATTCTTCAAACCGTGTAAGCATGAATTGCAATGGTTCCTGTCCGGTTCTACTAACGTTGATGAACTACGTGAAATGACCTGGGGAATAGGAAGCGATAAACGCACTATTTGGGACGATAACTACGAAAATCAGGCTAAATCGCTGGGATACTCTCATGGTTATCTGGGGCCAATCTACGGTCATCAATGGCGTTCGTTCGGTGGTGATTTGTATGGAAATCACAGCGTTGACCAGATTGCTCGGATCGTCAACGAACTGAAAACCACACCAGACGATCGCGGGATCATCGTTTCCGCATGGAACCCTGTTGATCTGGATAAAATGGCATTGCGTCCGTGTCACTGTTTCTTCCAGTTCGTCGTAATCAACGGTAAACTGTCTCTACAGTGGTATCAGCGTTCGGTTGATGTCTTCTTAGGGTTGCCGTTCAATATCGCCTCCTACGCTCTCCTGACGCATATTATCGCTGATATTTGCGGGTACGAAGTAGGTGATCTGGTTTGGACAGGTGGTGATGTCCATATCTACAAAAACGCAATCGAGCAAGCGAAAGAACTATTGAAGCCGGAACGTGAACCGTTACCGCTTCCGACCCTCTACATGCCGAAGGTAAATAGCTTACTTGATTTGGATCAAGAATTCTTTGACTCCATCCATTTGAAAGATTATAATCATCACGGCTCGCTAAAAGCAGCTATGGCAGTATAAACAAAAGGGGCGAAAGCCCCTTTCTTAACAAGGTAAGATAATGAGTGAAATTAAGACAGTAATTAAATCTTCTGGTGTAAGTCAGCCGTTCGAAAAAGAAAAACTGTTTAAAGTCCTGAATTGGGCCAGTGTTGGAAAGAATATTGATGTTAACGCATTCCTTGAAAGTGTCGTTGACCTGCTTCGTGATGGTATGACTACCAAACAGATCCAGGGCGTAGCTATCAAATATGCAGCGGATCGTATTTCCGTAAAAGAACCAGATTGGCAGTATGTAGCGGCGAACCTCGAAATGTTCGCACTTCGTAAAACCGTTTACGGGCAATTCGACCCGATTCCATTTTACGAACACATCACTAAACTGGTTGATGCTGGGAAGTACGACAAAGAAATCTTAACCAAATGGACTAAAGCGGATATCGAATATTTCGAAGAGAATATTAAGCACGATAAAGATTTTGAATTCTCTTACGCTGGCGTACAGCAGTTGATCGGGAAATATCTGTTGCAGGATCGCACCAACGGTGACATCTACGAAACACCGCAATATGCGTTTATGCTGATTGCTATGTGTCTGCATCAGGACGAACCGCGAACCCTGAGCGCATTTAATCATGTTGTCGATTTCTACAACGCAATTTCGGATCGTAAGCTGTCGTTACCTACGCCTATTATGGCTGGTGTGCGTACTCCTACGCGTCAGTTTTCCAGTTGCGTAGTGATTGAATCAGGTGATTCACTGGGTTCTCTGAATGCTGTAACCTCTGCGATCGTGAAGTATATTTCACAACGCGCGGGTATCGGTGTTAATGCTGGACACATTCGCGCAATGGGTTCTAAAATCCGTGGTGGTGAAGCAGTACATACAGGCGTGATCCCGTTCTGGAAACATATTCAGACAGCGGTTAAATCCTGTTCACAAGGTGGCGTTCGTGGTGGTGCTGCAACGTTGTATTATCCGATCTGGCATTTGGAAGTTGAAAACCTGCTGGTTCTGAAAAACAACAAAGGTGTTGAGAATAACCGTATTCGTCACCTGGATTATGGCGTTCAGCTTAACGATTTGATGTATAAGCGTTTAATCAATAACGATTACATCACACTGTTCAGCCCTGACGTTGCAAATGATCGCCTGTATGATGCTTTCTATCAAGCTGATCAGACTGAGTTCGAAGAACTCTATACCAGTTTGGAAAAAGACCCAACGGTACGCAAGAAACGTATTAAAGCAGCAGATTTGTTCCAGTTGCTTGTTCAGGAACGCGCACAGACCGGACGCAAATATATTTTCAACAGTCACCACGTCAACCAGCAGGGCAGTTTCTCCGTTCCTGTTCGTATGTCGAACCTTTGCTGTGAAATTGCGATCCCAACGTCACCTCTGGATGATGACGACAAGTTAGCAGGTGAAATCGGACTGTGTACGCTTATGGCTATCGTTCTCGATAACGCTGATGTAAGCGAATTCCCAGCCCTTACACGTATTGCAGTACGCGCACTGGATAACCTGTTGGATTACCAGAACTACCCTGTTGCGGCGGCTCTGAAAGCTAAACAGCGTCGTTCTCTGGGCGTTGGTATCACCAACTATGCTTCGTGGTTGGCAAGTAACTATTGCGACTACTCAGAAGCATACGCCGGAAACGTTCATGAACTGATGGAAGCGTTTCAATATAACCTGTTGGTTGCCTCTATGGAACTGGCGAAAGAACGCGGTGCATGTGGACTGTTCCATGAAACAAAATATGCACAAGGGCTGTTACCGATCGATTGGTACTGCAAAACCGTGGATGAACTCGCGTTACCTGTGTATAATTGCGATTGGGAATGGTTGCGCGGCGAAATCAAAAAATATGGCTTGCGTAACTCAACTCTTTCCGCTTTAATGCCATGTGAGAGTAGTTCTCAAGTAAGCAACTCAACAAACGGGATTGAACCGCCTCGCGGTCCTGTGAGTGTGAAATCTTCGAAAGAAGGTTCATTCAACCAGGTAGTACCGAACCAGAACGATCAGATTGATTTCTATGATTATCTCTGGACAATGGCAAAACGCGGTAATAAAGGTTATCTGTCTCATGTTGCTGTTATGCAGAAGTTTGTTGATCAAGCGATCTCTGCAAACACCAACTATGATCCGGCTAACTTCCCAGATGGTAAAGTGAAATCTGAAACCATCATTGATGACCTGCTTTATGCGAACTACTACGGCGTGAAAACTCTGTATTATCACAACACCCGCGACGGTGCAGGTGAAGACGAAGCAGAAGCCGATGATTGCGTAGGCTGTAAGATTTGATAATGCCCCTTCGGGGGCTTTTTATAAGGTAAACTCATGTTAACAGTAATGAACACAAACCCCGATCACAAACACTTAGAACAGCCAATGTTCTTCGGTGAAGATACTGGGGTTGCCCGATATGAAGAACAAAAACATCGCGTATTCGAAACTTTGACTGAAAAACAACTGTCATTCTTCTGGCGACCGGAAGAAGTGGATCTGTCGATCGACCGTATGCAGTATGCAAAAATGCCGGAACACGAGAAAATCATTTTTGATTCTAACCTGCAATATCAAACCCTGTTAGATACCATTCAGGGACGTGGCCCTAACCTGGCGTTTCTCCCGATTGCCTCTGATGTTTCAATGGAAACGTGGATCGAAACATGGGCTTTCAGTGAAACAATTCATAGCCGCAGTTATACACACATTCAGCGTAACTTGCATATCGACCCGGCTAAAGAGTTCGACAAAATCCTTCGTAACGAAGCGATTATGAAACGTTCGGCTTCAATGACAAAATATTACGATGACCTGATCGCAGAATGTCATGAACTGAAAAACATCGTTCTCAAGATCGAAATGATGACATCCCACGGATACCCAGACGAATCGATCGCTGAATACGAACAGAAACGCAAAGAGCAAATGCGCAAATGTAAGGTTGCTCTTTATCTGTGTATGCACGCTGTCAACGCTCTGGAAGCGATTCGTTTCTATGTCTCGTTTACCTTTACGTTCAACTTTGCCGAACAGGGCAAGATGGAAGGTAACGCAAAGATCATGCGTCTGATTGCCCGTGATGAAGCACTTCATCAGAAAGGTACTCAAAGCAAGATCCGACTCTGGCAGATGGGTAAAGATGACCCAGAAATGGCAGAAATCGCGTATCAGTACGAAGAAGAAGCAACACAGATTTTCCTCGAAGTTTACGAGCAGGAAAAAGAATGGGCTGAACACTTATTCAGTATTGGTGATGTTGACGGCGTGACACTGAAAAGTACAATCGCCTATATCGAACACTTAACCGACCAACGTATGCGAGCGGTTGGGTTACAGTCTCCGTTTAAACCGAGTCCTAACCCGTATCCGTGGATGAACAAATGGTTGAAGTCTGACAACGTTCAGGTAGCCCCGCAAGAGGTTGAAGTAAGTTCTTACCTGGTTGGCAACCTCAACACCGAGATCAGCGACGAAGCCTATGCAAAATGGCGACAAAAATACGCTTGATTGTCGCGTCGTAAACAAGTATAAAAGTGATTGGGATGTCGATATTCAAAGAGGTACGAAGTTCGGCAATCCCTTTTACAAGGGAACACGGGGTGAAAACATATTGAATTTCATCCCGTATTTCCAAAACTTGATTCGAACTGGCGTGATAACCATTGACGAACTGAAAGAATTGGACGGGAAACGGTTAGGATGTACCTGTAAGCCGTTGCCTTGTCATGGTGACTACATAGCACACTGTGTTAATGTTGTAACTGGAAAGGTGAATAAGTTGGATATATGATGGATGGAAAGACATTCCCGCTTTCCCTGGGTTCGGATAAGCGGATCGATCGGAGTTTCGTTAAGTGTGGCGAATACCGATATTGTGTATATTTTATTGAAATCGACGGTCGGATAGTGTATGTTGGTAAATGTCGTGACTTATGGAAGCGGTTAGATACATACCGCAATTCAAAATACTGGAAGGAAGCAAACCCCAGCAATATTTTGAAGACCGCACGTCTGGAAATGGCAATCAAAAAACGTAAGCGCGTGAATCTTATCGTGACAACACACGATGAAGAGACATATCATGATTATGAAATCAACATGATCCGAAAAATCAATCCTGAATGGAACAAACAGCATTATGACAAAGCTAACAAAAAACCAGAAAACACTCTTCAACCAATTGATGAAGCTGTGTAACGAAACCGAATGCTTTTACTTTATTGATCAAAAAACCGTAATGCAGACCCACGTTCGCATTTTCAACTATCGTATGGCGAGTTATTCCGATTGGTTGAAACCTGGTGCGCTGGAATGTCGCGGCATTATGTTTGCAATGGATGGGGATACCCCCGTAAAACTCGTCAGCCGTCCTATGGAGAAGTTTTTCAACTACGCCGAGGTAAAGGCATGGGAAGCACTTAAAGAGGCTCCTGTGACGATTGGCGACACCGTAGTTGATGTGATGATTAAGGAAGATGGTTCCCTGATCTCTACATTCTGTGATTCCGGCTATCTGGGCGTTAAGTCAAAAGCGTCTGTACAGTCTGAACAGGCTATGGACGCAATGAGCGTGATCCAAACTAACCGCGCATTGTTCGAACGCCTTACAGAACTGGTTCGCGATGGATTCACCGTCAACATGGAATATGTCGCACCAACTAACCGTATTGTAATTGGTTATCAAGACCCTGCTGTTGTGATCCTGAACATTCGCAACAACGATACAGGTGAATACGTACCGTATCAGGATATTTTTGCTGATGCTGTGCTGCGTCCTTATCTCGTTGAACGTGAGAAAATCGAAATCACCGATCTGGATGCTTTCATTGCAGATGCGTACACGAAAGAAGGTTTCGAGGGATACGTAATCAAGACGAACAAAGGTTTTGTGAAAGCAAAAACAAACTGGTACGTGAATCTTCACCGCACGAAGGATAGCATCACCAATAACAAAGATTTGTTCTTAAATATTGTTGATAACACGGTTGATGACCTGAAACAATTATTCCTGGATGATACATATTCACTCAAGAAAATTGATGCGTTTGAAACTATGTTCCTCGATAGTCTGAATCGTCTGTCTGCAAAAGCATTCAAGGCGATTGAAGATACTAAAGGATTGTCCCGTAAGGATTACGCAATCAAACTGAGTTCGGATTTAACCCCAGATGGGCGCATTATCTTTGGCCCGATGATGCGATATTTCGATGATACCGATAAACAAAAATTGGTTGATAACATCGTTTCTCTGATGGTTAAAAATTACGAACAGTTCATACCGGAAGAGTATAAATGAACATACCAGCTTTACCAAAGTTAAGTTCTTTGGTATGGCCTGTGATTGTGGGGCTATCTTTGATAGCCCTTTTTTATATTGCAGTCGATACCAAAATAGAAAACAGACAATTGTCTAATGATATCAAAGCATTACAAGCTGATATCAAGAAAGTCAAAGAGACAAACAACACCAACACCGTGATTTACGTAGAGCAAAAGGCGAAGGATCAGCAACTGGTGAAAGATGCGGGACGTAAAGATCTGTTATTCAAAAAGCCTGGACTGATTGAAATCAAGATCAACAAATCATTCGAAGAGTATATGGAGGAATTCGATAAATGAAAATCTCCGTGTTAGTCCTTATCATCGGCGCTCTGTTGGTTGGGTGTGCTGAAAAGCCCCCAGAAAAGGTTTTACCGACCTTACCTGCTAAAGTGAATCCGGTTGATGTTAAATGGAAAGTGATCGCAGAAGTACGGGAAATCGACGGGAAGAAATATCTTGTTATGCCGTTTGACGGAAACCCATATGTTGCGCTATCATATCCAGACTCATTGATTTTTCGTAGCTGGATGAATGATGTTAAGCGACAGAAAGATCAAACCGATAATATCCTATGTACAGTGGGATACCCAGAAAAATGTAAGTTGAGAAATTTAAAATGAATCTGATTATTACTGTAGGCGTACCAGGTAGCGGTAAAACTACTTGGGCGAAAGAGAAAGCGCGTGAAATGGGAAATACGTTGACTGTTTCCCGTGATGACATCCGTCGAACCCTTTACTGTGCTGGCGGCGATCTGGTTGGATATAAGTTCACCGAAGAGAAAGAAAACCTGGTCACTAAGTTACAGGCAGACATCGTGTTAAACGCTCTTGCTTCTGGTAAGAATGTGATTGTGCATAACACGCACCTGAAAAAAGGCGACCATGTTTACTGGAAAGAAATCGCGAAGTATACGAAAGCAGATTTTCACATCGAATGGATGGATGCTGATATCGTTGAACTTCTGAAACGCAACCATAAACGCGGTGTAAATGCTTTACCTGTTTCCCGCTTATGGGAAATGTTCGAACAGTACCGTAAATTACGCGGTTGGGTTCCGGCTATGCAGTTTGCAGATCCGAGCAAACCGAAATGCGTTATCTTTGATGTTGACGGTACTCTGACCAAAGTCGGACAGCGTAGCCCGTATGACTTCACGAAGGTAATCGACGATCCTGCTAACCCTCCGGTTCAGGAACTGTTCAGGATGTATAAAGCCGCTGGTTATGCCTGTGTTGTTGTATCGGGGCGTGAAAGTACGGAACAATGCGCACATGATACCAAAGCAAGCCTTACTGCGTATGATGTTGACCTGAGTGATGGTATTTTCATGCGTGAAGAAGGTGATCATCGTCACGATTTTTACGTAAAAGAGCAAATACTTGTTGAAAAGATTCTCGATAAGTATTATCCTGTTCTTGCAGTGGACGACCGAGACACCCCAGTAGGGATGTGGAGAATGAACGGAATTCCGTGCTTCCAGGTTGATTACGGCGACTTTTAAAAAAACAGTTGACAGTGAGTGCGGGTATGATAAGATACTCGCACACAAAAGGAGATATATTATGATCGAACGTGAAAATGTAAATGTTATGGTTGAACTGGGTGATCGTGTTAAAGTTGACAATCCTGTAGATTTGCAACTAAAATTAAACCAGTTAGGCCAACGTCTTGTTGATCGGCTTCCTGCTGGTTATAATGTGAAACTTGTCCGTGACGGTCAGTTCTCCTTCCTGTTGGGGATCATTAGTCAACGTGGTATCGTTGAACAACAGTTCGGAATCCAATGGAATCCGGTATCTAAATTTGTTACTTGGGCTGGTGTCCTATGAATGAAACAAAAAATCCGAGTGATATAGTTGAGGTTCATGAAGCATGGATTCTCACTGATAAAGATAAGGTTCGGTATGGCTGTCTGTTCGGTTTAGTGTGTTTAGACCCAGAAGTAGACATAATGACTAGCCCGATTGTATCTTATAGTCATCCAGCGAACACGGAATTTGTTGAAGTGATTACGCGATCTGGTAGCACGTATCGCGTAGTAAATCCAGATTCTGATTTCATGAAGCAGTTATTAACCGTGATGGATGACAAATGAAAAATGTTATCGTAGCGGCAGTGATAATGTGCATCATATCCATTATACTTGTTATAATGAGCACACCAAACAAACCGACTTCTAAGATAACACCATATCAGTCGAGCAAGACAGAAGAAAGCTCTTGCTCGATGCCAATGTGTGAATCGTTGGGTGGTCATGATGCAATTGCTTTACAAGTTATGTTTGGAGATTAAATGAAATTACTTCATATGATCCGCGCCATAAAGCAAAGTCAGGGTTCTCGATGTATATCGAACCGTGTAGGCGCTGTTATTGTAATGAATGGGCGTGTGGTTTCACAGGGTACGAATAATACGGTTGATTCTGATTGTCGATGCGCCGATCATAACAATCATATGCTGAATGATGAAGGTAAGTTGAAAGCAATTCATCGACCAGAACATTCAGCATGGTCGAACGATAACGAAATTCACGCTGAAATGAAAGCGTTGCTAAGTGCTCATACTAATGGTATCATGCTTAATAACGCAGAGTTATACACAACCGCTTCACCGTGTCCGAACTGTGCAAAACACATCGAATGGTATGTTGCGATTGGTGCAATAACTGCTGTATACTACCTCGATAAATACGATCGTGGTAATGACGAATGGATTTCACGTTTGCAAAAATATGGTTGCAGAGTGGAACAAATTAAACGGGAAGAGTTGGAACCTCATATCAACTTTTCTAATTTAGTGTTTAACAACAATGAGTAACAAAATGTCTGAATTGAAAGTAAAAGCATCTTTTGAATACGTGATTATCGAAGCAACTGCTCGACCGCAGGGTTCCGAAATCGTATCATCAACTGGCATTGTAGTAGGTGTGCGTCAACACGGGGAACAACCGTATTTTGGTAAAGTTGTTTCTGTAGGGCCGGAAGTACCGGAAGAAAACGCAAAAGCCCTGTTGGGTAAAATGGTTCCGCTTCCACATGCTCAAATGGCGAATGTTCCAGATCCAGACCTGGTTGCTGGCTACATTTCCGAAAAAGAAGCAAAAGAGAAAGAAAAGAAATACGTTTCTGCACATTACAAAGCTGTTCAAGCAATTTACGAGATCTAATCATGGCTAAATCAATTCAAAGCATTATCGCTGATACCGTCAGCAAGTCCAAAAAACTGTTCGACAAAGGCGATATCCTGGAAGCTCCGGCACGTATCGACGTGATGACAGCAATGATCATCGATGCGCATCAGGGTAAACTGAAATCTCGTGCCGATGAAGTCATGGCATATGTTGTCCAGTTTGAAGACGTATGCAAATACGCGAAGGGTGTAGACCCGCTGGTACAAGAGATCTACCGTAAGCAATTCTAAAAATTTGGCCCCTTAGCTCAATTGGTTAGAGCGAACCCCTCATAAGGGTGTGGTTTCCGGTTCGAGTCACGGAAGGGGCCACCAAACAAACGAAGCGTAATTATGAAATTTGAAAAAATCAAATGTACCTATGCTTTTTATGATAATTACTGTGATACAATTTTTTACGCATTTGACACAGTACCCGTAATCGGACATGGTGAATGGGCAATATCGCGTGGTGGTGATGTTGCATATGATTTACAAACTGATAGGATTACACAAACTGGATTTCCGAATGAATTAATGAGTGTACTTAATTATATTACGGATGACATTGAAATTGATGGTTTAGAAGAATAAACATCGTTATAAAAATTAGGGTGCTGGCGCAATGCCGTTAAATGGTTCCGAATATGCAACCGTATCTTATGGGATCGGCTCTGTTGGTATCGGGTAATAGGTTCCCTGGAATGCAGGGTGAAGTAAAGAAACTCCCAGCCCACAAATTAAATTAAACTTAAAGAGAAATGAAATGAATACATCTGGTCTGATTACCCTGTTTAAACTGGCTCCGAAAATGCGTGATATTCTTGCGCATCCTCATGGACACTATAACGAAGAACTCATGCGACTATTTCAAGAAGAAATTCCTGATTTTGAACGCGTGTTTGGTGATGCGCTTACCGCATATTCTACACAGGGTTATCTTGCAGCACCGTTAGTAAACAACCCCGAAGAATATCGACGGACTTATTTCAACTGGCAGATTATTACACTGATTAAGCGTAGCGGCATTACCCCGACAAACTACCAGCTTTTAACAGTTGACGCGTCGAAATTTTTGATCCAATATATGATCACGGGTGGATTCAAAAACGAACTCGTACCAGTTGATAATGATGCGTTGCTGGAAGAATTCGACGACGCAAAACATTTAATCGATGCAATGAAATCTATGTGAGGTTTATATGCAGTTTCGTGAAAAGATGCTATATCATCCAGACGGACATTTTGAGCAAGTATTTGTTCCGATGTCTCCGGTTAAATTCAAAGAACGCTACGGCGTTACTTTTAAAGAGTGGAAATCAAACCTCCATAAAGACGACTACCGGAAGAACTTTACGAATCTGTAATAACCGCAGCATACGAAATTTAATCAACAGGCTATCTTCGGATAGCCTTTTTTCTGGAGAAACTATGCGCTATTTAAAATACGCAAGCTGGATCTTACTGGTTCCGGTAGACATTATCACAGGTGTTCTTGCTATCCTGTTAGCCCCCTTTGTGGTTCCGTTCTATGATGAAAAAGTAGGACATCTGCCTAAAGGGTTCCGATGGATGGAAACCTATGATAACCCGATTGATGGTGACGGTGGACACATCGAACGCTGGAAAGATATTCGCAAATGGGGCGCTGTCGGTGTCTATGCTCAACGTGTGGCGTGGCTATGGCGTAACAAGGCGTATAACTTCGCGTATCATGTGCTGGGGCGTGAGTCTATATCACACACCTACTGGAAAGGAAACAAACTGGTAGACAGCAGTTCAAGCGATCCTAAACATCATGGCTTCCTGGTGATGTGGAACGAATCTGCGTGGGGTGTATTCGGTTTCGTGCCGTGGCTACGTATCCATAACATTCAATTCTGTCTGCGTGTCTATTGCGGGTGGAAACTGAAATCGGAAGTAAACAACCCAGACAATAAAGACCGTGTGATGCTGGCATTCCACATCAACCCGTTCCGGTTCTATAAAATCAAGTAAAGGTAATATATGAAAGCGTATCAAATTTTAGAAGGTTTACATACTGGTACTATCTATCTGGAAGAAGGAAACGATGTTCGGATCGTAGTATCAAAAACTCTCGAAATGGATTCAGTGATCGGAAAAGCTCGCGTTGTACCATTCGCAAAACGTGAAGTTGATATTGAGTTTCAACCGACTGTTAAAGTTGAAGGTGGACAGCACCTAAACGTGAATGTGCTACGTCGCGAAACCCTGGAAGATGCTGTGAAACATCCTGAGAAGTACCCACAGTTAACGATCCGCGTTTCAGGTTATGCAGTTCGCTTTAATGCACTGACTCCAGAACAACAGCGCGACGTTATCGCCAGAACCTTTACGGAAAGCATGTAATGTCTATTGAAGATATCAAGGGGTATAAACCCCATACTGATGAAAAAATTACGATCGTGAATCGTATCAAAGCAGCAGAAAATGAACTGGGTGCTATCCTGGATGATCTTGATAAACGATATTCAGGTGATTACGCCTGTTCAGATCTGGAATCACACACAGAAAAAGAACTTGATGAAATGCTCGAACGTACACATCAAATTCAATTGGCAAAAGACCGACTGAAAGAAGCCTCTATGTGGGCGTGTCGTGCGGTGTTCCAGCCAGAAGAAAACTATTAAAATCAAGCCGTTGCCGAAAGGTGACGGCTTTTTTCGTTTATATCGAAAATAATGCTTGCGTTGAATCCGGCTTTCTTGTATCTTTAACCACGTAGGCAAGACAACTTAACTTTGAGGATGACATTATGAAAACTTACAACATGAAAGACCTGGTTTGCTTCAAAACTCGTCGTGAAGCCCGTGCGTATGTTCTGGCGGCTGGTAAAAATACCTCTGCTGTAATCGACCTGGGTACTGATAAAGAGGTTGGTGCTCGTTGGGCCGCTGTTGTGGTTATCGCTGTCCCTGTTACCCCTGCTAAAACTCTGGTTCTGGGTGCTCGCAATAGCGAAACTTTGAACACCAGCACTTGCAATAACAGAGGCGTTCATAGTGTCAAAGTGTTCAAACGTCGCAGCATTGGTGCGAGGGCTTAATGATGGTAAATTTCAAAGCAGGTGATCTTATTTCACCAAAGAACCGAGAATGCATTAAAGAGTTCCCATATTGGGAAAATCTGGAGATTGTATCTTTCTGCTCTGATTTGTGTGAAGCGGTAGTACGTCAAAAGGATGGTTGGATGTGTAATCATTTTAACCTCGACCCAGAATTTGGTGAAGAGTTCGAAGTTGTTGGGAGTGTATGAAATGAGCAAAACCAAAGAATTAGAACAGAAAGTATTGGGGTTCATGAGTAACAGCGAAGATCGCTATGCGAAACACCTCATTGTTGAACTGATCACCGAGTTACGCCGCCGTGACAAAGAGATTAAAGATCTGAAAGATGAAAAGCGTGTGGTTCGCGAGGTTGTTGTAGAACCAGTTGAATACAACTTTGGCCCTGGTGGTGCATGATGCGATATGGTAAAAAAGACTATGTTCTTATAGTCGGTCAGCAATACGTAAAGCGTGATTTCTTCGGTGAACTGTTCCTTTCGAACAATCCTGAATTGATGTACTCATTCGAAACGGAAGAAGACGCGTATATTGCTAAGAACAACAGCAGAAATGCAGATATTCGTAACTTTGCTCGCGTATACGAGCGCAACACTTTAATAACTTACGAGGCATGTGATCAATGAAAAAATTTATCAACGCAGCATTACAAGAAATCTTCGACGCGCTGGAAGCCTGGAAGACACGCACAGACGTTTCTATCACTTCGGCATCCAATGGTACTACATACGACCGTTACGATCCTTCTCGTGGCTTACACAAGCCGTATGAGACTAAGGAATCAAAATGAAGTATTACGGGTTTAAAACAAGTCATTACGGTAAAGCGTACCGCACTGACAACATCGATCGCAAACGTCCGTATTACGATTCTCTGGTACGTGCAGGTCGTAAACGTGCTCGCCAGGAAGGGAAGAAGGAAGGAGAAGACCGTGGTTGATAATTCAGATCTGAATGAAGCACTTCGTTCTATTACTGCGAATACTAAACCGAAAAAGAGAACAGGAGAAATCATCTTTTTATGTGTATGGTATTTTGTGTTTAGCTTTGTTGTTGGCGCTGCATTTGCGAAATGGTTCTTATAATGGATATCGGATCAGGTAGTCAATACCCATCATGCGCATTGAGCAACTTTGCTCCGCATCCGTTTACATTTGACGGGGTAGAATGTGCATCGATGGAGGGCTTTTTACAAAGTCTGAAATTTAGCAATCCAGATATGCAAGCACATGTGTGTACTCTGGTCGGTAAGGCTGCAAAGTTCAAAGGCAAAAAGAAAAAATGGTGGACAACCCAAACCCTGTATTGGAAGGGTATTCCGATCCATCGTGAATCAGAAGCCTATCAGATCCTTATCGAAAACGCGTACAATGCGTTGTTCCTGAATGAAGGGTTTCGCCGTGCGTTGAAAGCAACCGGAAAAAGTACCTTGACTCATTCAATGGGAAAGAATAAGATGAATGAAACGGTGCTCACTGAACGTGAGTTTGTGCGAAATTTAACCCGACTAAGGGATCTGCTATGATTGGTTATTCAGTAGTTCAGATGTCTAACGGGAAATGGCGACTGTTTTATTATTTTCGTTGGTTTCCGTGGTATAAATGGACTCCGACCTTTGGTGATGGTTGCGGGAACGATACGGGTATTCCGGTTGAATACAAACAAAAGATTGATGTTATTGATTGGCATCTTAAGAACGAACAATTAAAAGAAAGGTTGAAATTATTACAATGCTTATGATTTATTTCGCAATCGTAGTTGGTGTCTTGATATACCTTGCTATTGGTGTATACTGTGCAGCACGGTTTTCCTGGTGTTTTGGTGTAAGTCATAACGGCTACCATACATTCTGGGGTACTGTGTTACAATATACCATTTTCCCGTTGATTGTGTTGTTTTGGCCTTTCTTCGCGTTGTGGTTCATCTTTGCATTATTTGTCTGAGGTTATTATGAGTGAAAATGAAAGAGTAGAATGCGCGTTCCTGTTCAAAGGCGCGATCAACCCATTGGCATTACTCCACGCACAAGGTGCATTGAGTTCTACAATAATCATGAGTGTTATCTACAAAGCTGGTGTGTATTACGTTACGATCGGCGCAAACAATATGCGCGTGATGGAAAGCTACGTTGAAAAATGCGGACACAGAGGTATTGTATTTAACCGTATTGATATGGATATTCCACCATACGACGCAATTTATATGTACAGGGGTTGATGATGGAATATTGGATTTATTTTGATTGCTCTGACCTCGATCCTGGGGTGTTGAGTCTTGCAGCAGCATATCACCAGACTATAACGGGGATCTCCGTGACTAACGATGATATGCTGTGTATTGAGTTTTCTGGGTATCGTCGATTTGAACGTGATATGTTCCTTGCATATTTGAACGCGCACAAATCAGATGTGTTCTACGATCGTTATGAGGTTAAATCTTGAAACCAGTTATTCTTACCGATATTGACGGGATCGCCGTAAAATGGCAAAGCGGCCTCCCGTTCTTTTTGTCTAAACACAATATGCCTACTGATATTGCTCTGGACATGGTCACCGATGAAAGATTTCGTGATATGACCGAAATATTCGGGTGTGATCACCAACTGGCTAAAATCCTGATGGAAGAATATAACAACAGTTCGTTTATTCGCTATCTAAGCGCGTATGACGATGCGTTAGTTGTGATCAACCGTCTGAAAGCCAAATATGATTTCGTCGCTGTCACGGCGCTGGGAACCACTCCTACGGCAAGTCTGAACCGTATTGCAAACCTGAACACATTGTTCCCGTCTGCATTCAAAGAAGTGATGGTCGTCGGACATGGTGAAACAAAAACACATCGTTACCTGGAAGCAAAAGCCAAATACGGATCGCGGTTGGTTTGCTTTGTTGATGACCTTGCGGTAAACTTAAACGAGTGTCATAACGTTATCAGTCAGTTGCCGTTATTTCACATGTTGCGTGGTGAACGTGAACAACCAAATGTTCCGCACAGTATCGTAAAATCATGGTTTGAAATTGAAGAGAAATTAGATGATCTTATCAATATTGAATGAACTTGCATCGACTCTGAAAACCTCAGAGAAGGAAGCAATTTTAAAACGTAATGCAAACAACCTATTGTTGAAAGAGATTTTCCGAATTACGTACACAAAACAGATTATGTTCTATGTGCGTAAATTTCCCCAAATCCTGTACAATGATATGAACCCTCGCGATCTTGCGTGGGCTGTTGATGCTCTGGGTGTATTGTCTCGACGTGAAAAGACGGGCAACGATGCGAAAGAATATCTTCGTCGGGTTGTATCATCAGTAAACGAGAACGATCGCGAAGTGTTGCGCCGTATCATTAACCGCGATCTTGAATGTGGTGCGGGTACAACTCTGCCAAACCGCGTATGGAAGAAACTTATTCCAGAACAGCCTCAATGCCTCGCTACGCCGTTTAGTGAAAAAGCCTTAAAACGTATTCGCTTCCCTGCTTACTCTCAGCTTAAAGCCGATGGTGCGCGTTGTATGTCGGATCTGTTAGAAGACCAGATTCGCAAAGCAACCCGCGCGGGAAATGAGTATACAGGTTTGGTTGATCTGGATAAGGACTTGAAAAAGATCCGCGAATATCTGGGTTATGATGTTGTGCTGGATGGAGAATTGATTTATGTCCCTACTGAAAAAGCTGTTATCGAACCTGCAAGCGGGATTCCTTTTAGTCTTGCTGGGTTTATGGATGATGACGACGATGATATTTCTGGTCTTGTGGCAGATGTTCGACGGGAAACTACCGAGAACGAAACACTGGAAGAAGCGAAACGCGAAGAGGGCAACGGGATTGTAAACAAATCCCTGAAAGGCACTATTAGCGACGAAGAACAGCGCAACATTGTATATGTTGTCTGGGACATCATACCGTATGAAGTTTATTATGGCGATGCTCCGAGTGTTCAACCGTATTGCGATCGTTTGTCTATCCTGGATGGTGCTCTGGCTGGTTCTGGGGTATCGTGTGTTAAGTTAATCCCTTCTCGCGTTGTGTATAACATTGCAGAAGCAAAACTGGATTACAACAACTATCGAAATGACGGTAAAGAGGGTTCTATCCTGAAAAATACCGATTTCGTCTGGAAGGATTCACGCGTTGCTGATCAGGTTAAGTTGAAGAACAAAACCCCGATTGAACTACGGATCATCGACGTATACGCACATACCAAAGAACCCCATAAAGTCGGGGGTTTTGTGGTTGAAGACTTATCAGGTGAAGCCAGGACAAACACAGGTTCCGGTCTGACTGATACAGACTACCGCTATGATGAAGATGGTATTACGCGTGTGTATATCCCGTTAGAAGAACGCGGAGAACTGGATCGCGAGTACATCATGGCGAACAAAGATGACTATATCGGCGCTATCGTCGAAATGGAAGTTGACGGACTCCAGAAGTCTAAGACGCGTAAGAAAGGGGAACCTGAATACAGTTTCTTCTTGCCAATCATCAAAAAGATTCGACGCGATAAGACGGAACCTGATGATATTCATGTGGTTTTTGCTGATCTGTTTTAAATAGCACTTTTTGTTTAAAAAGCCCCTTGCGTAAGTGAGGGGCTTTTGTTATTGTACACACATCGAAACGAAACAGACAAAAGGAACTACGAAAATGGCTAGAACAATCAAAGATTTCCACGATGACCAGATTATTTCTCATGTGATGAATGGTCGTATGATTCTGGTTCAGGATGGTGAAGATACCACTCTGATTGTCGAAAACGTAGTTCACTACAGCAACAGCAGTTTAGAAGGCATGTTCAAATGGTTGTTGCGCCAGCACAAAGCAGAGAAAAGCAGTCTCCCAGCACAGTGCAAAGCCCACGCAAAAAACCTGGTTGTCGTTACTAAAATGAGAATGCGTTAAAAATTGCCCCTTCGGGGGCAAATAATAGTTGCATTAAATCCTGGTTGTGATACATTACACACATCGAAACGAAACAGAGAAAGGAACATACCATGAACATCGATAAAGAACTCGAAGGAAAAGTAATCAACCTGGCAGACCGTGCGCGTTTTGAAAAGCTGGCTAATGGTGGTGAATCTCTGGGTGATGCAGTAGCATTATTCGAAAGACTTCGTGTTAAACGTGTTGTAGATGGCTGGGTTATTGCTCTCCCTGTCGCAGATGAAGACAAAGCGGTATATGACCCAGTTGCCGATTCATGGGATATCGCAATCTGTCTGGTTAACATTGAAGTAGAACTTTGCTTCGAGGAAGAAAAATAATTGATTAAACCCCTTGCACATCGCGAGGGGTTTTGATACAGTACACACATCGAAACGAAAGGAGAAACATCATGAAAGTTATGCACACTGCGAATCAACTTCAAAACGGCAACTACGCGATCCACGATGCTATCGGTGCGCTGGTTGGGGTTTATCTTCCTGGTAGCAAATACCTCGAAGTTAGTGGGAATACCTTTACTGATGTTGAAAACATCGAAGCAGCAATGGAAATCATCGGTGAAGATCCGAATCTTCGTTGGTGTTGTGCGAAAACTGGTTTTGATGCTGCATGGGGTGCTACTCCAGAACAGGCGCGAGAAAACTGGGAACATCAGCAAATGTTCTTTGCGCATAAAACCCCATTCAATTATGACGGGAGTCACATAGCAGCATGAAAGAGCTAAATCTATCAAAAGAAGAAGTTGAAAAGCGGATTACCGAAGGACTTGAAGTTATCAAGTCTATCGACTGGGGAAAGGTGATTGATTCAATGCCTGATATCCCTGATACGATTTGCCTTAATTGTGGGCGATCCGTAATGGTTGGAAAGTGCTGTGATAATCAGAATATCGTTATCATGGACAGGAAAGAAGTTTCACCGGAAGTGTGGGATCAGATTCAAGAAATCATCAAAAACCCACCGGAACCGACGAAACGTTTACGCGAACTTATGAGCAGGACACCACGTTATGAAAAATGAACCAAGTAAGACTGTGCGCCTTATCCGTTGGGAAGGTAACGAACTCCGTTATGAAGACGGCGATCGTGAATTCGTTCATGAAATGCTGGCGCACAATCTGGGATTGAAAAACGCTAACCTTGTGCAGATGCAGCAGACAGCAGATCCCGACACATGGCAATGCGTCATTGTTGAACTGAACCCTAACAAGGAATACACAGAAGATGAACTCTTTGTGCTTGTTCAGGACGTTCCAGCGCGTCAGAAATGCTTTATGATCGACATGCCACGGGAAAACTATGAGAACATCAAGAAAGCCCGTCAGAAGCCCATACACAACGTATTTGATTTGTTTATGGGCTATCATGAGGAACCGGAAACGGCCTAAGCCTCGCTTGTTTTGCTGTCGTCGTTAGTCGATGCCGCCACCTGTACACATTCTAATGTTTGCAGGTGGAAATCTTTTGATACGTCACGAATACATTCAACAATAAGATACTTACCCGCATATTCATCACCCAATACTTCAATTAATGCCCCCACTTTTACATCCATTCGACCTTGATTAATATCAAACTTAATCCGTTTTTCATAGCTGGACAGCAACTGACATTTAACCGCCTGGAATGGCTGGCCTTGTTTGTCTGGGTTCTGAAAGTTGGTATCATATACCGCGTTTCGGTTCATGGTGATCCACGCGTTCTCTATGTCTGTACTTGCGAGGATATCGCTATACAGCTTTTTATCTGTCATTGAGAAGCTAAAGAAACTTGCATCACCTAATAATGTGGTGTTATCCTTATACGTAATGTATTCCGCTTTCGTGAATACCAAAGAATCACCTAAAAACGGGTTGCTGACGTTATACTTGTAAGCCTTGATCGGGGTTTGTGCGAGGATCTCCGTATTGCTTTTCATAAAGATACCGGAACCATCTTCCCACAAATAACAGAAGTCGGACGAATCAACACTCTGACCGTTATCCCTGATGTAATCAAAAACGGTTTCATACGTCCCGCTAAGACATGCAGGAGGTATACGCACGTTTGATGCGTCTATGGTTGGCGTGATTAGTTTCTTATCATTGTATAGTGCCGTCATGCACTCTGTAATCGTCTGTACGGCGTTATTACTGAACGAACGGGAAAACTTACGACGAAACACCGTATGCACCGGAGAAAGGTTTAGGCGCAATATAGAACGGTTCATATCATCCGTTTCTACGTTCGAATACAACACACCATAGTAATGCTGTTCTAACGTCTGATTATACTGGAAGGATACCTGTATGATCGGTTTCTCTGTCAACTGATAGATTAACTGATTATCATAGATCTGCATCAATGTTTCGGAAGTTCCATTGATTATGGTCTTCTCACTCATTGAGACAAGGGCAGGTAACAATTCAAGATAGACGTTATCAGCAAACTTTTCATATGTTGGATATAATTTAACCGATACGACGCGGTTTATAACTTTATTGGACATTAGACATCCTCCCTTTATTCTATTTACTAAATAGTAAATATCGGGATACTTGAGGCGATTATGAAAAGAAAGAACACACTTGATAAATTTATGGTTACTCGTTTAAACATCAAGAACAGCAAGAACAAAGTTGTTACCTTGCCTACTGGTGAAGAAGTCACGATCCCGCGTCTGGGTTATCGTCATTTCACCCAGATTAAAGCAATGAAAGACCCTATGCAATTACTTGATTATATCATCAACGAGATCAAACCGCGTGATTTGACAGCAGCAGAAACCGAATTTCTTCTGATTCATTTGCACTATCATAACGATGATAAAGCGATGGAAGCATTGAAAGAGATCGGGATTAACCTGGATGATATGAAAATCAGTGAGGCTAAGTATGAATACACTTTTGATAACATCAAATTGGTATTCAATAAACCGACCCTGATGCTGGATGAACTTTCATTACTGATTAAAGAAGCATACGACAACGGGAAACCGATCGAGCTTACGGACGAAAACCGGATTCAATTAATTAACAGCCTGTATCGTTATGAATATGACGAGGTAAAACGTGGCGTACTCCAGGAAGTATATATTGTGCATGAGGGGAAAACCATCAAAGGGCTTAACATCATCGGTGAATGATAATGGCTAAAAATCCATATTACAGCGACGAACAACGTCGCAGGATGCAAAATCCACAACAGCCACAACCCACCGTTCGTAAGATTAACGCAACGTTGGATAAGGCTTCAATGAATGAATTGAAGGACATCAACAATAACACTCTTGAAACCGCGTTGAATACGCTGGATATCAAGGATGGTATGAAGTCCTTCGAAGACCGCTTTAAAGATAAATTTGCTGGGTTTAAAGAGCAATTCGAACAGGATCAGGAACCGCTTGCAGAACAGCTACCTGATTTTGTTGACCCCGCTCGACCATCATTAACCGATAACAGCACAACCAGTGTTGATAACTCCGTTAGTGTATCAAACAACCCGTTTAGCAAGCTGGAAGAACATACAGGCACTATTGCAGAAGCAATAACCTCGTTCATTGCGCTGGCAAGCAAAAAGCCGGAACCCGCGCCAGAACCGGAACCCGTACCGGAAGAAGAACCAGAAGTTGATAAGAAGAAAAAGAAAATTCGGGATAAAGACAAAGACGAGAAGAAATTCAGTAAACGTGTGTTAGCATTGCTTGATTCAATCAAAAACAATACATCAGGTATACTGTCTCGCTTTATTGGTTATTCTCTGGAAGCACTCGCCAAATTTGCTAAGTGGACATTGATTATCGGTAGTATCGTATTTGCGATCGACGTTCTGGCTAAGGTTGTTCAGAAATGGTTCCAGGACATTCTAAGCGAGGGTGAAGCCTCGAAAGAGTTGTTCGGTTCTTACTTCAAAAACATCAAAGCGCTGGCAGAGAAAATAAACGAAGGTTTGGAAAACTTCGATATGAGTAATCTGGGCGAATCGCTGAAAAATCTTTTCATGGAACCGTTTAAAGTTCTGGGTGATACGATTAAAACTGCTATCACTGAGGGTATCGGTAATTTAATCTATGCTCTGGGTGAATATACTGGTTCAGAAACGATTACTGATGCAGGTCGCGGAATGAAAGTATCTGCGTTGCGCGACAAACAGAAATACGGTTTGGAGATTGATCAGGATGACCTGATTATGCTCAAAGAGCAAGAAATCCAGGATCAGAAAGATAAAATCGTCGAAGCCCGTTCTAAATTGGTGGATCAGGTTAAAGCAACACAGGGCGCGTTCTCCTATGGATTCGGGCAGCAGACAGACGCACAAAAGGCGTTATCTAAACAACTCGAAGAAATGCGTAATCAAGTTGATCTCGAAGAACAGATTACGAAAGAAAAGGAAAAAGAACTACAGGCGTTGAAAGACAATCCTAATCTGCTTAAAGAACAGGTACAGAAGGAGAACACCGAAAACCGCAAACGTGTTGATGATACCAAACAGATTGAAGCAGCACAAAAGCAAGCCAAACCAAAAGCAGAAAGTGAATTCGATCGTGGTGATGAAATCCTGAATAAAGATGATATCACCGGAAAAGACAAAGAGTTGATGGAAAAGATTCTGGAATCTCTGGAAGAGAAGAACAATTCACAGAAACTCGATGAAGATGATAAGGATCGTTATCGCTCGATGCTCGACCAGTGGCAAAACAAAATTGCGGTAGTTCCAGAAAGCAGCGCACCGATTGATAAACAACCCGAACCTGTAAGAGCACCAGTTGATGCGGTTGCTTCTAACAACGTCCAGGTAAACCAAAAAACAGTTAACAACATGGTACAACATTCAGTACAAAGAACTGAACGTAAGCCGTTGATTGCATTAGCATAAGGGAAATTTATATGAAAATCAAAGTATTACAAGACACTGTGCAATCATTTGCTGAAATAAAAAATGCGGGCATCCCCTCTGGGGGTGCTACAACCACAAAGAACGCATTAAGCCAGCCTATCGTAACAGCGGAATTTCCTTCCCAACGTGCAGCAGGTATTGATAACGCATATAACGCATCAAGCCTGTATAATAACGGTTTGCTGTTTACTGCGTATGATTTCACAGGTGGACTTGCGCCAGGCAGTAAAGATAACTATCGTTCACTGCGTCAAGCAGCACAGAACGCAAAACAGATATTGAGCGCCAACACTGGGAACGTTCGATACAAACAGGTTTTGAATACCCGTACTATGGGTACATTGAACCCGATTTGTCAAATACTTTTACCACGAAGCCTGAACGATAACGAGGTCAACAGTCACCGTTACCAGGATGCAACCGATAGTATTGTTACTAAAGGTTTGTCCCGTGCGGTATCTAACGTTATCTGGGGTGCGGTAGAATCCGTTTCTGGTGGTATTCTGGCAGACCGTAGGGAAGCAATAGACATTGGTACAAAAGCAGCGTTTCAAGGCTCCGATAAACGTACAAAGATGTATTACAATACATTCGTAATCGAAAGCCGTTATGACCTGCTTGAACTGATTAAAATCTATTACCTGTTCACTGTTCTGGGGTATGGTACAACGTCAGGCGGTACACCTGCTGAATTAGCCGGATTGGTTAAACAAGCATATAACAACACAGCGTCGAAAGTGGCAAACGTGTTTGCACCATCCAGTAACCAGACAACAGCAAGCGATTTCAACGATAGCATCGGGGATCAGATTGTTGACTTCGTATCAAACGTTGAAGTTATCAAATCGCCTCCTGTGTGGTTTATTCGTGATTTCCAGACAGGTGATAGTCTACGCTTCCCGCATTCGACTTTCGGGCCAGCAGGTATTACCAGCGTTCGTTTTGGGCGTACTATGGATAATATCGTAAATACATTAAGAGAGTCACCCAATACACCAATATCCGTTGAAATCGAAATTCAGTTTATGGAATTGATCGACATGCGTCAAGATTCTATTTTCGATGTTCAATACTAGGGGGAATAATGTTTTATAGCGTAGATGAATTCTTATCTGGAATGGCTAACAATGATTTTCAACGCAGCAACTTGTTTAGCGTTGTATTTGCCACGAGTCCAGCATCACGCATTCTTGATAGCACGATCGGGAGTATTCGAGATACGTTAATTGATGGTACAATGAGTTCCATTAACGCGAACAACCCGAACGAGTTCATGAACGCTATCACGGGGGGTGTAAGCAAATTATTCAGCTATACAGTTGATAAAGCGATTATGTCCCTTAACAAAACAGGATTCAGTAAAATTATGGGGGCGTTAAGCCCTCGCCTTGTTACTTCCCTGTTTGGTGATAGCGTTTACGGACAACTGTTGACAGAATTCCGTGATAAAATGATGTACAATATGGGGTTGAGTATCGTCGGTGTTCAGTTGCCCGGTAAAACACTGGGATATGAATATGTTTACAACGGCGGTGTACCCCAGATCCGATTTACCCGACCGGAGAATGGAGAGCTATCTCTTACATTCCGTGTTGATTCAGAAGCACGTAACCTGAAAGTGTTTAACGAATGGATATCCGCTATTCGTGATGACATTACAGGGCAGTTTGCTTTCATTGATGAAGTATCCAGCGCGATCCAGGTTAACTTACATAACCGTGATGGTGTTCCGCATAGCACATACGTATTCCAGAAGTGTTTACCTGTTAAGGTCAGCAGCCCTGAATTGAGCTATGAAACAAACAACGAAATCTGGACATTTACGGTTGACTTCGCATATAAAACGGCGTGGATCGTAGAAGCAGACAAAGAAGGTTGGGACGGATTCAAACAATCAATGATTGAAGGTGCAGCGGTTGCCCTTCGTGGTGTTGTATCAGGACAATAAGGGGCGTAAGCCCCTTTTGAGGTTAATATGATTGATGTAATTCGCGTCAAACTCCCTTGTGGGGTAAAACGTTTTCCTATGTTCACTGTACGCGATCAGTTGAGTTTCTTGCTCACCAGCGCGGATATGGAAGGGAAAACATTAACAGAACAGCAGCAGATCCTTGATGAAATTTTAGATATTCTTTATCCTGGGTATTCAAAAACCGAACAGGAAAACATATTCACTAAGGTTTATTGTGTATCGTTTGGTAAGAACGTCATTAAGATCCGAATCAAAAACAAAGACAGTTACGCAGAAACATTCATGCAGGTCAAAGACTATGAATTGCAGAATGAATATGCTCTTGATGATTCTCTGACCCTGGGGTTCCGGTTCCCAAAACACAGAAAGAACAGTGAAGAATTGTTCCTTGAATGTATCCAGTATGTCAAGCAAAATGATACCCGTTATGAATGGGAAGCACTCGACGAAGACACGAAGAATGCTATACTTGATTTGGTATCTATCACCGATATGGAAAACATTGTGAAGATGTTACGTAAATCCTGTCATGTTGTCGTTCGCGACCTTGAATTCAGTGATTTGCTTACCCTTTACAAGATCCTGTTTAACAAATCAGAATTGAATGAGTTCTTCAAGACAAACTATTTGTTAAATAAGAATGAAGTACATATTGAACCTATCATGAATGCAAGCCCGATGGAACGGTCAATTTACGTTGCAATACTGGCAGAAGATTTAAAACAGAGACAAAATACAAATGCGTAAACATACTCCAAAGCATATCCAAAAATATAATGTGACTTATCGCCCGTTGACTATTGGTGATGTGAATGACACGGATAACTTCATTTTAGAAGGGAAGGTGTTTAAGCATCAACGCGATTATGTGTATCTTATGGCCTTGTTTGATTCAATCAATAAAGATACTGTCGATCTGCAAATCAAGTGTCCTGATTGCGGTGAACTGATTAAGTTCACGTTAAACCGTCATCATATCATGGTTGACGAGTTCGAAGAAAAACTCTTCGGTAATGAAATTAAAATTGCGGTCAGCCCGTATGTTACCGGAAAAGAAGAATTACCGGATCTGATTAAGTTTGTTGTCATCGACGGCGAACAAATCTTATGGGAAGACTGCAAAGAGTCAGAAAAGGAAGCGGTATTAGATAGCATCGACTATCCGGTCTTTAAATCGATGAATACCGCGCTGGAAGCCCCAGCAATGGTCGCAAACATTCCGGTCGGGTGTTCGTGTGGCTATAAACACATAGTCTCTCTGCGTGGCTTAGAGGCGTTTTTAAAGGTGGTTGGATAAATGGCTGTTAACCTTCGCTTACTATACAGCGATATCGATCCGAACCTTACGAAAGATTGGAATAAAGATGTTGCCGCCTCGAAAGGGGCGGCAGCAGTAAAGAACAGTCTGATCGGTATCGTTACTACCCAGAAAGGCACACGTCCTTTCGATAGCAATTTTGGATGTGAGATCGGGGAACAGATATTCGAAAACATGAACCCGCTAACAGCGGAATCAGTACGAACTTCGATTACCTCCGCAATACGAACCTACGAACCCCGCGTTTATAACCTTAATGTTGAAGTGATCCCGCAGTATGACGAAAACGCGATTACTGTTACGATTTACTACAGCATCATTGATGAACCGGAAGAAGTAGAAAAAATCAAACTCCAGCTTTCATCCTCATAACAAAAAAGCCCCTTCCTTTCGGTTGGGGCTTTTCTTTACGCAAGGACAATGAATCCCATCAACGTTTGATATCTTAATTCAAAGGGGGTAATGAACTGTGCGGCTGTTACAACCTTTGTACCCATGTACGTTGTAATTATTTCTTCGGTACGCAAGCGATATTGATACACAGTTTCAGAACCATCATAGACGGCTTCGGTGATTTCGAAACAGAAATTTGTATCATCAACAGCACCTAAAGCACCAATATAGTTCTTATCTTGAGAACCCTGGCGATCCAGTTCACGGATCGCAATTCTGATGAAGATTGCAAGTGCTCGCATGAAATGGTCGCACTCCCATTCATAGCCGTTCATGGTAACAGAGCGGTATTTCTTACCGTCTGAATGGATATAGCCGATGTTTTCTCCACCGATACGAACGTTCCATACAGTACGACCGTCTTTCTGAGAACCGAAAGTAACCTCTTTCAGCAACATTGACATGATCCCGCACTTGACATAGTTCATATTCATAATTAGCCCCTTTTAAGATTAACCAGCCATGAAGTTTGTGTTTCTAAGCCAACAGCTTTCCAATCATAGGCAACACTATACCCTGAATAGGTTTGACACACAACAGCATTTTCGTTCAGAAACTTAACTTTGTGTTTCGCTTCCTCTTCGTTCAAAGCAGCGCACACGAAGTTCTTTTCATACACACCGCCATTAGGCTGGATAATGGTTTCTTCAATCAGATATACACAGTTCATTTCATTTCCTTTTCGATTGCGTCGATGATATGGAGAACATAACCATTCAATCTTTCGGCTTGTTCAGCGGCTTCGATCATACCGTAACGAGGAACTTCTAAAACGTCGAAACCTTCGATCGGGTTGCTTTCGATATCAACGATGATATAGCTTTCACCGATTACCGCACCTTTTCTCCAGTCTTTTACGAATTTCATTTTAGCGTTCATTTTCTCGTTCCTTTTGTCTGTTCCGTTTCAACACCCCCAATATACAAAAACCCCTCGCGTTATGCAAGGGGTTTTTTCGATTAACTGAATTTATTGTATAGGGTGAACTTAATACCCATATTATTCAGTGCTTTACATGTTGCTTCCAGGTCGCTAGGTGCAATCTCGACAACATACATTGCTTGTTTTAGCACAGGAACCGTTTCTGATTCTTCAAAAGATGTAAGGGTAGGTTTCACAACTTCCGGTTCCTTGACTACCTTTTTCTTCTGGTCGAACGATTCTTTGAACTTGTTGATGCGCACCAACATATCATCGATCAGTTCTGTATTCGCACATTCAAACCGTTTGGTCTGTTCAAGCATACTTGTAATCTTTCCGTATGTTGTGCGTCTGGTAGTTTCCGTATACTTTGGATCTTCATAGCGATTGATATTTTCGATAATCGCGTAAACATGCCCCAGGTTAGCACGGTCAAAATATGCGATAAGATGACCTCGCTTGAACACAAACATATACGGAACGTTGCCTACAATATAATGCGTTGCAGTTAACGCGCAATCCGAATCAAGCAGAAGATTAACCGCGTCGAAGTAAGGATAGATCTTGATATGAGTCTCAGGGATGCGAAAAACTTCTTCTTTGAAGTTCTTCGCACTTCTGTTGATCTCGTCCAGAGTCTTACCCATCATGGATGCAATGATTTCGATTTTTTTAGATACATAAGCCATATTTCAAATTCTCTTTTAGTGCATGAAAGATTTTACGTACTTCAATATTTCTTCACGACATGTGTCAACGCTTGTGTTTTCGGCAATCATAGCATGACAAAGTATCTCACCGTCAAGCCAAAACGTAAGCATGTATTGAATATCACGACCTTCTGTTGCTTCCTGATGATACTTGATTTTCGCGAAAGCAGTTTCGATACTTTCGGTTACTGTCAACATTTCGGAATCACCATCTACAGCAGCCATTTCTGCTGCATCGTCGTTATACGCGCTTTCCAGTTCTTCCCAGTATACTATCGTTATCATTGATTACCCCAAACATACTTTACATTTGCATAAAGGGCATTCAGCCTCTTTGATGCGTAGACGTTTCGTTGTTGTCTTCTTCGCCGTATTGTGATCATATACATGAAGACAACGGAAGCAGATCACCCAACGTTTATCCGTCATAACCGCCACCGCACTTAACCTCACCTTCAATGAACAGTTCGCGGTTGTCTCTCAAAAGATTGTATTTCTTTTCGAGTTCCGGCCCGAATGCGTCAGCGTCTTCATAATAGCTATAATTATAACAACCGCATTCATCATCCCATTCAGGTTCATCACCGCGTTCGTTGAAGTGTACGACTTTGAGATCGTCAACTCCAGACTCTTTCATTTTATCCCAGATATACCGGATGTCAACGCTATGGTAACTGAATGCTTCAAGGGTGATGTTATCACCATCGATTTGAGGGATACCCCATTTAGGACGTTGGTCATCGGTGATGATATCAAGCAAAGATTCTACGTTTTCGTGTCCGTAAATCTTCGCGACCTCTTCCTCTTTACCAGGACGAACAAGCCCGATCCCGATAATAAAGCTACTGCTTGAACTGTTACTTACAAAACCAGAACGGATCTTCATCGTCTTGCCTCATATTTCGCGTTCTCAGCGATTTTTTCTTGATATATGTTATATGACATTACCAGAGGCGCAACCGCCACGATAAGCCCTATAAAGCACACAGAGAACTCACGTTTATTGAAAGCCAGGAACGCAATTGCGCTCCCGACCACGAACACACCCAGTGCCAGTAAGAAGAATAACGTCATTTCGGCAACGTGTCCATTTTGCGTGATTTTTCCAACAGGGTTTTGATTACCGTATCCATCGCCTGTTCTGTATCACCATCATGATAGATGATCGCGGTTTGATGCAAACCTTTCACCAGACGATTGATAATGTACGCCATTTCGGTCGGTAACAGTTTACCCGTTTTGTTGAATTTTTCAAACAGATTGAACAGTTCTTCGTTATTCCCTTTCTTACGGAAATTGAAGTTGTGCATCCCAGACAGAAGACTATCCAGATACAGAACTGTTTTGTTATCAGAGCGGAGGTGTCCACCGATTTTGTAGTAGTTGCTGAAAACGTATGGTGCTTCACGAACATCATCGATGTCGAAACCAGCATCATCGATATTGCCTACGTGGGAGAAGAAATCCGCATCGTTATCGAACAGATTGATCGCGCCTTTCTTGTATGGGAATCCAGCCAGGTTAATGACTCCCTTTTCATACGCATCATCGTTATCAACGACAACGTATTCAGGAAGCATAGGGGCATATGGTTTGTTTTTGTCGTGGTTTTCGCGATACGCTAAAGGTTCAGCCAGATAGAGGATATCGCCTTGTTTGACTTCATCCCAAAAGATATTACGTGACATATTAAATTCCTCAACATGCCCCCTTTCGGGGGCTATATCATTACAGTTTAACTTCTTTTTCTTCCAGGACGATTTCGCAATCGAATGTTGCACCTTCCCAGAACTTATGCGGGATAATGTCAGTCGCTTTAACCGATACTTTGGTTTCTTCGAAATCCATATCCGCAAACCATGCGTGGCCTACAACGATACCGTACATTACACGGCTCAGGCGCTTGTTCAGTGCGCGTACTTCGTTGATGGTTGCCTTTGTTTCTTTATCAAGGTACTCGATTACCTTATCCTTGTCAAGCGCTGCGAGTTCAGCTTTAACAGCATCGTAAGCCCACAGGATGATCAGGTCGCCGTTGTTCAGTTTCTTCTTACCTTCGGCACGTTTCGCAACGGTTGCCGCTACAGCAGGAAGGGAGGAAACACCCTTGATTTTCAGATTCAGTTCTTTCGACATATAAACATCAGTCGAATCGGTACGGGTTACTTTCGGGGAGAATCCATAATCACGAATACCCTGTTCAGATAACCATTCACCAGCGGCTTCACCGTATTTCTGTTTCAGACCTTCGGCATTACGTAAACCGATCGCATCGTCACGGAAGAACTTCATCACCTTCTGGCGACCTTTCAGGATTTCCAGACGGATAGAGTCGTTTACATACTCTTTACCGGAGATCCCGCGAGTCATCGCACGGTTAACCAGAGGCAGACTTGTAAAGTCAACCAGAACCGACATACGGTCTTCACCGATTTTTGCCAGCGGCTTGATGGTCAAACCAGAAGCGCGGAGGTTTTTCAGTGTCGGAATATCAGTTTCCAGAGGCAGAACCTTAACGTTTACGATACCGTCTTTAACGATGGTAAAGTTACGCACCTGCTTAGTTTCGATCTGTTCAGGCAGTCCGAATTCTTTCTGCTTACTTTCTGGGATAGTTACGTAACCAGCCAGATCCGTGTTAATGGAAATGTTCGGACGTGAACTGTTACCGACCAGATGCTTAACCGATACTTTGGTTGTAGTCTGGGTAAATTTCGGTGTCCAGATTTCGTGCGTTACCATTTGCGCGGCTAATGCTTTGCGTTCTTCCGGTGTTTTCGCATTTGCGATCTGTTCTGACAGTTGATCCAGAGTATCATCTTCTTTCTGTACTGTCTGACGGCCTGTACGGTTGTACGCCCAGTGTTCAGAAGACAGGTCGATCACTGTGTCAGTTTCTGCCAACAGTTCGAGAGCATCAACCAGAGTGAATGCGTTTTCGTCTGGAACCATGTTGTAATCAACACCCTCAATCAGACGTTTACCCGCATCAACTACCGCTTCCGCGATCAGGTCTTTGGCGTTGGAATAATCCTGCTTAGTAAAGCAGTTATCGTATGCCTTAATCAGACGAACGTCACCGACTTTTTTCAGCACTTTCCATGCCAGATCAGGGTTCATGGTGTGCAGTGCATGATACAGCACCACGTACAGAACCTGTTCACCTTCCATCGTAGCCGGATCGAATCCGTCGATGTCGTTGATTGCGTTTTCACCCAGCGCCCAGATGTTTTTGATATGCTCAGGAACCAGCACAACACCGTTTGCAGCGTTAAGGACATACACGCGCCCTTCGTCAATGTAGATCGCATGGGTAGCATCACCTACTTTAACTTCAACACGCGCTGATGTTTGAGCGGTAATGATTTCAGCAAATGCTGGCTCGTATGCGTCGAAACCTTCAACGAATTTATGCAATGCGTTGGTTGCTTCTGCCATTTTTTCCAGCAGAGGACGGTTAACATAGTAACCATATTCCAGGAACGCAATGCTGTTAAACGTCAGCGGGAGAACCGCACACGCTTTCAGGATGTCATCGGTACGCCAGCAGTTATCATAACCATCCGTCAGGAAGATCAGGCTGTTCAGGTTTCCGTTTTCGGATTGCAGGTCAGTTGCAATCTCAGCAGCCAGATTCAGAGGTTCGACGAAACCAGTACAACCAGTAGGTTTCAGATAACGGTCGATCGCGGTGCAGATATTGGTCAGATCCGATACGTTGCTAACCTTCTCACCACGGAACACAGTACCGTAATCGCCTTTGCTGGAGAAGTACAGGATCGAAACAGTATCATCCTGTTTAACCAGGCTTGCCAGATTCGCTTTCAGGTGCTTACGAATTTTCGGCAATTCACTGTACATTGAACCGGAAACGTCGCAAACGAAAACGTGGTTGGTCGGAGTCGGTTTAGATACTGCATTTTTGAATTCGATATTTGTAATTGACATTTAAATTTTCTCAGTATTTGGTTGTTTTATGTGCGTTTAAAATGCTTTGGATTTTTTCGGAAATCGTTTGCTGGTCTGGTTCACATTCCAACTTACCGCCAATCGCCTTATAAAAATCTTCAACAGAGTTTACGTTAAAATCCTGCATATTGAAACCTAAAGAGTACATGTGTGGATTTTTGAATTCGTAAACATCTACATCATACTCGTTAAGGTCGAAACGTTCAATATATTTCTTCAAAGAAAATAAATCGAACGGTAGCGGGAGGTGCTGTTCAATCGTTACAGGTTCCCCCAGCTTATGCGCTTTTAGTGTTGCCGCTTTCGTATACGTCATTTCTTCTTTCATCAGTGGTGACTCTTTGATGTATGTTCAAGGTTGCGGAAAATGTTACCATGTTCCAGTTGGGTTCCGATAGGACCGCATTCATCGGAGTATGTGAACTCGTAGATAAACACGCCGCCCTGGTTCCCGTACTTCATGTTGTATTCTTCATACAACCACATCTTGATCAGAGCGTCTTTCTCTTCGGTTTCTAAATCGTACCAATCCCGACCATCATATGCAAGCGCAATTTTAGGATTTGAACGATAACGGGTTTCGGCGCTGTCTTCGGTTTCCCAATCATAACGCTTATCATCATAAAACGATTCAAAGCTGTTACCCATATGACCGCCCAAATCACGGTGTACATGGTTGACCACTTCTTCGGATGTCAGCGACGGGGTATAGTAACCGCACGTAGGATGACAGTCACCCATCATTTCGCGGAGGTTGTCGATATCAGTCGGATCTTTCGGGAACCGGACAATGAAACTACTTGATGAACTATTGCTAACAAAACCAGAACGAATTTTCATTTTATTTTCCTGAATTTAATTTCAGTGATACCACGATTAACCGTATAGCAAGACAAGCTGGTACGTTCTAATATAGTACCAGTGAATCCGTCAAAGACGCATACTGTATATGAGAAACATGCATCATCCAGCGGGTTATTGTTAATGTACGCGATAACAGTGTTTAAGTCCACAGTCGCGCATACACATGTACACGATTGGTCATAGTTGTCATCAAACTCTTTTTCAATAGTATAAATTTTCACGATGCTTTACCTTTTCTTTCAGATTTCAGGACAATGTTACTGTAAGGATCTTTTGCTACCAGTTCCCACAGGTCGCCAGGATGTTCCCCGCTACGGTAAACTGACGAACGCATGATCTCATTAAACTTGCTTAGGGCTTCGTCGATATCGTCATACCCGCGTTTAAGGGGCTTACGGTTGCGACGTATGAAGAACATTTCTTTGGTCTTCTCCCAGCGTTCGGAGTTTTTAACCTTCATTAATTTGCACCATATTAGACATAATCTCTTCGAATGTCACGAGTTTTTCTTCATAAAAGTCTAAATCGTCGCTCCATTCTTCGCGGTTGCCTTTAATTTTGCTAACCGCGACCTTTTTATCGTTTTCCCACACGGTTACTTCAATGCGGTCGCCAATATAAGGAAAGCTGGGATGTTTGTTGATTACATCAACACAGGTTAGCAGGGATTCGGATACGTGAACAACTTCACCGAAATCATAATCCCCATGACGTGCTAGAACATAGATCATAGAACCCCCAAAGCGTGTCCCATTTTGCGCATAATATCAGCAAATAATGCTAAGTTGACAACAAACACAACGACAATGGAAACAATATATGTTACGTGATGTCCTCTTTTGGCGCACTTCATAGAAAGAAACAACAATAGAAAAGAACAAGCTAGTATTAACCATATCATAATATAAACCCTCACAAAAGCCCCTTTCGGGGCTTGATTAATCAGTGTCCAAACACACCACGAATTGATTCAGCGAAAGCGTAAAATGCTGGGTTGTTTTCTTTCAGCATCGCTTCTGATTTCAGAAGATAATCGCTTTTGAACTTAGTACCGAACAGGCAGTAAGAGAAAGAGCGATCCCACATGAAGCAATTGTAATACTCACCACAACGAACTTCTACCCAAACAGAGGCAGGATTAGAACCTTCGGCATACTCTTTCAGGAGGTTGTATTTCGCATCAGCACCAGGAAAACCAGCCAGCAAATCGTTGTAAGTCATGATGTGTTCCTTTTCGGTTTCGTTTCAACAAGGACACTGTATTATAATTCAATCATCATTGCAAGCACTTTTTAAAAAAGATGCGTTAAATGCCCTGCATTGCTGGGATATTCTACGTAATCACCACGGAAGATGTTCAAATCTTTGTCAAATTTAAACCCTTGACCTTGAACATCTTCATGGCGCGACACATAAGAAACTCCATATTTTTCAAGGTCTTCCATATACATTTCAGTGATTCTCTTCGCCTTATCCATCCCGCGCCCCTCGAATCGAGAACGTCGATAATGTGTAAGAAGAAACGCGTATAATTTTTCGTATGTCATTTCAACACCTTTCTGATTTGTTTTGCTATCGCTTCGATCACCGGAACCGATACAGAGTTACCAGCTTGTTTGTATGCCTGTTTCTTGCTTGTGGGGATCTGGAATGTATCGGGGAATCCCTGCAAGCGAAAACATTCACGCGGGGTTAATCGTCGTGGGTTCTTCCCGTCCTGCAACACCAGACACTGAACACCATCCTTATAATATTGCGCTGTGATGGTTCCTGTGTGCGTAGAATCGCTTGTGACGGCCTGATAACCAAACCCCTTACCATTCGCCTTGTTTCGTTCCTTACGCTCTCTAAAGCCTTTCCATGCGTTATCTGATAGGGTGTATGAATCATCAGCATCTTCGAGGATGTCGCCCACTCTCGTAGGGGTACGCGGGGGAACCGGAAACGAAAAGAATACATCTTCCAGGAAACAAACAATAAACACACGTTCACGTCGCTGGGGCAATCCGAAATCTTTTGTATTCAGTCGTTGATAGAATACGTTGTATCCTTCGGCCTCCAGAAGCCCGTAAATCGTTTTAAACGTCTTTCCCTTGTCATGGGTTAGTAGTTCAGGCACGTTCTCAAAGAACAGCACACGGGGCTTTTTAGCGCGTATGATGCGGAGTATTTCGAAGAACACCGTACCGCGAACATCATCGAACCCCAGTTTTAATCCTGCTTTACTGAATGCCTGACACGGGAACCCAGCCAACAGGATATCGTGATCAGGTACTTTGTTTTCGTCGATAGCGAACAAGTCACCTTCGAGATTATCACCGCCCCAGTTAGCGGCATATGTTTGTTGCGCGTATTTGTCAATCTCAGCAGTCAACGCACATTCAATACCATTGAACGCACGATCGAAGCCCAGACGAACACCGCCCACGCCAGCGCATAAATCAATTACTTTCATAAATATACCTAAAAAGAGGGATTTATTATGCTAATATCAGCAGACAGTGTAGACGAACTCAATCAGAAGGTCAACCAACTATTAGATCAAGGTATGTATCTATGGGGTAGCCCTTTTGTTGTACCCAACAGCTATCACAACCAGACACGATTCTTCCAGCAGGTTTCAAACGTGAATCCATCAGGAGGCGGCGTTGATGGTAAAAGCGCGTATCAGCTTTGGCTTGAACAACCAGGGAATGCAGGGAAACCAATAACAGATTTCTTTGCAGCGACTGCTGGCGTTCGTAAAAAATCAGAGGTGTTCTGGACGGGGTTAACTTTGGTCGTTCCAGAAGATACACCAACAAACTTAATCAACCTGCTTAAAACGATCGTACCAACAACGGGAACTCTTGAACCATTCTTTAAGATCACCGATAACAAATTGCATCCATTCAATGAAGATGCAACAGTTCAATTCAAGTTGAACCTGAAAGGTACTTTCACTGGTGCGGCAACAGCCCCACGAAGCGTAACACTGGATTTTGTCGGTACACAGGGAAATACCCTTGTATTGAACAGAAGCCAATCAGTAACAACCAGCACCCTTTCATTCGTCACTTTCTTTAGTGTCGATAAAAACGGTAATATGGCAACCAACGGAACCGCGATCAATATCTTCGCAAGCGGTAGTCCGTTCACATTGTCAGAAGTTTTACTGGTTGCAGAACAGCGCACCACTCAATAAAAAGCCCCTTTCGGGGCTTTTCTTTATGCTTCAAAATCGATTTCGTCGATCTTGTAAGACTGTTCATCAATGTCAGCCCACAGAGTGACTTTAATCGATTTACGATCTTCGTACAGCGGCTGTCCGTTGAGTCCACCAGTGTATTCACTGTGTGTATTTTCATCAACTTCCAAACGCAGACTTTCACGAAGGATGTTAACAACGGCTTCCTGCAACGTTACCGCGCCGGACTCTTTACCTGTATTATCCAGGCACACATCTTTGATGCTCAAAATTAAATCAGACATCAGTAACTACCCCATGTATAAAAATCAAACTTTTCGGTTTCCGCTTCTTCAACACGAATTCTATAATCGCAACCTTCTTCTATGCGGTTAACGTGTTCGAAATCAACGTTATATATGCGATTAAACACAGAATATAAAGCATCACGGATCTTTTCTGCGATTACCTTATCTTCTTTTCCGATATGCAAAGTAAGCATATCACGAATTGTATCTTCAATACGGCGAACATCGCGTTCATCGATGTATCCAGTATATAAATTGATTTCTTTCATTAGTGCCACTCCGTTTCAATACCGTGTTTGTATGCGTCAATACCCAGAGGGGTGATCAGAAGACACATATCAGTATTTTCTGTTGGTGATTTAAACGCCGTCATTGCGTACCCTTTTTCAATCAGGGCATTACGCCCTGCTTTACTGGGTACATCATTGAAGTCCAGATCCAGCACTTTTGATGCGTAGCTGTACAATTTGTAAAGCACATCAATTTCAGCACCGGACAATTTAGGAAAACTCATTTGTAGTACCCCACAACATGATCACGATATACACGTTCAATAAAGTCGTCCCAGAACTCGCGATCAACCTCTTTCGGATAGGTTGATACTGCTGCAAGTCGTTCGACTTCGCCCATAACTTCTTCCAGTTTTTCCTGAACAAAACTGAACGGTTTCGTTCCGGCTTTGACTTCTTTTAAAAGCTGGCTCTCTTCCAGAGGATATACGATATCACCATGTTTGTAAATGCTGATAAGCTGTAAGCCCCCGCGCAATGCGTGAGAAAGCGCTTTCCAGTCGATACCGTTGTTGGCTTCTGCCTGTCTTGCTCTTTCACCGTATTCATCCCAGAGTTTATACACGGATTTTTTCATTTCCGCAACTGTGATTGTCGATTGGAACTTACGCCCCAACACTTCGTAGAAGTCCTGACAACCCGCTTTCTGTGTTGTGTCGGTAACGAATCGACAGAACTCGTTGGTCGGGAACTTGTCTGACACTTCGCCAACTTTAACGCGGAATTCAGTTAATTGCGCCGCACGTCCAGAAGGATGACTAACCCACTCTTTACGAGTATCTTCAAGCCCCTGCAACACATCATAGATTTCACGCAGTGCAGCCAGGCGAGAACCTTTAACGCCATACTTCGCGGCTTGCTTACGAACATAACCGAACAGACCAGTTAATTCTGTAGTGTAGAAACGCCAACGGTTAGCGCGGATATACTGCCAGATTTCGGAGTTAGCGATCAGCTTACTATCTTCAGCATGAAGCATATCGAGCGCTACGGTATCACCATCACACGCAAGGCTAATGAACTTAGGCAGACTATACAACTGACGGTCAATGTCGTCTACGGTGTTTTTAGAGCTTTTATCGCCCGTGCTCGTGTCGATAGTCTTAGGGGCTTTACCCAGCAGAATATCGCGTGGATGCGGGAGAAAGATCCCTTTATAGTCTTTGTCGCTTGTCGGTGTGTTCAGTCCATACAGGTGAGAACCGAACACAGTTTCCATTACAATTTTCATTCTTCACTCTCCGATGTATCAATACCTAACATCTTTGCAATATCTTTCAGTTGAAAAGTCGCGATTTCGGGAACACGAACACTATGAGAACCGAACTCTTTTCGAATTTTCTCAGACAGCATAACACGATATTGAATTTCATCATATACTGTTTTGCTGCGATACATGTAGAATCCACCCCATCCACCGCCAGTACCAGAAGTTAACCCGCACTTACGATCGACTTTCTCAACGTTCCAATCTTTTAAATCAGCATTCTTATTCGGGGATGCGTACAAGTATTGACGAGCAACCTTGATTACATGGAACACGCGAGGATTCGCAGTTTTTCGATTGTTGTATTGACTTACGCCAGGATCGTACAGGGTATCACCCACTTTCACATCAGACAAATCTCTTAAATCAGTCATTTCATTTTCCAACACTTTTTCTTTTCACAATAAAACACAGGGAGTTTAGACAATACCGGAGTAGTGACATTCTCACCAGTTTTCGTATTATGCACCAGTTCGATAGTAAGTGATTTACCCATCGCAGATTTCACAATATCCAGTTCCAGGATCTCACGATTACCCTTTGTGTTGATTTCCGCAACGTAGTAATCATTCCCGTTGATGTTAATAACATCACCCATCAAAACGCTTCTGGCATGTTTCATTTAAACGTCACCTTCGTATACAGTGCAGACATCAGAGAACGGTCAACACCGTCAATAATAGCCATACCCTGATAAGAATCTTTATCTTTGCGGGAGTACATACGACACACTAAAGAACCATCTTTCGCGATGTATTCAACCTGGTATGTACGACGTTCTGTTTTCAGAATATCACCAACAGAAACCGGACGTTCTACCTTTTCGCGAGTATTGAGCGCGAACGATAATACATGATCCCCATCAACAACGACCGTTGTATCTTTTGCAGAGACTTCGCGGCTATCAATGCTATGGATATTCACAGAATACACACTATCGGAAATTAACATGTGTTCATCACCAGAACCGATTTTAGCGATGATAGTCGATCCCTTAGTACGTGTGTCAGAAGCAAACACATACACAGTAATCGGTGCGCCGCCTTGAGTGTCTTTCGCAACAGATTGAACAGTGAACGGTTCTTTGAGTCCGCGAGATTTCGAGTGATTGATATAGACGCTATCACCTGGGATCAGAGCGCGACGGACAACTTTCGATTCTTCTGTTTTGATAAATGCAGTTTTGTTCATTTTGTTCATAATGATTTCCTCTCAAATTCTTCATCAGATTTCCAATACACGTTAAAGTTACGGCAATCATGATCAGAAGTCAACGTATATTTTTCACTTGTTTTTTCATCGGTGATAACCATCGTTTCGTTTTCGATAGAGTCAACACCATACACAAACACTTTATCACCGCGCTTATTCAGGAACGCGTCACCTTTTTCAATCAACTGCCAACAGTTAACAGGTAAGCCACCCGCACAAATCGGACGACTTACCAAACAGTAAGGATGTTTCATTAATCAGCCAGCCTTATATTGTTTGGATCAGGAACGAATGTATCTTTCTGGGTAATCATGAACACCAGGAAAGCAGCGACTTCGGGATCTTCAATCACATTGAATTTGCGATTACCTTTCCAACGTACCGCGATTTTACCATCATCGAGTTTTTTGATTTCGGCTACTTCTGATTTCTTGCTCATAATTACCTCCTTCGTTTCGATGTCCCTAATATAGCAAAAGCCCTCACGCGAACGCAAGGGCTTTTTAATCTTTTTTATCGGCAGAACGGACAACTAAACTTATCGCCGCTTCCACCATGACGAGGACAGCAAATTTTTTCGATTGGTGTCATTGTTAAAATTTTCATCTTAAATTCCCGTAAACGCTACGATAATCTGATAGTGGTCATCGAAGAACTCACCACGTTTCTGTTTGACTTCGTGCATTGGCATCCAGAAAGCCTCTGCTGCATCGTCAGCGCCTCCCATGATGCGGGGCAGACTTCCATCATTGTTAGGTTCTAACTTGATGTACTGCGCCACAGTCGGTTTTGAGAAGTGTACAGAACGCTTCGGATGGTCGAACAACATCGAATTGCGGATTGAACCACGAATAACCTTTTCAGGAACCTTGATCCGAACCTCTTCGAGCAATTCACGGATCGCACAATCCAGGAATGATTCATTTGCGTTTTTGTGTCCACCTGGCAGGGCCAACGCGCCTTTACCTGGTGCAAACTTACGACGAATTACCAGAAGGTGATTGTTACACACAACCACGCTATCACCCGTACAGCAGTTTAACGCGTCTGGGTATGGGTAGTTTTTGAACTTCTCCAGTTCGTCTTCCCATTTTTCGAACTCGTAATACAAACGCCAGAATGTATCGGTCATCATCCATGAATCAATATAATTCACCGTAGATTGCGGTGCGTATTGTGCGATTTTTTCATCCCATCCGTTTTTATGCAAAAAGATGGTCGGACGCAGATCGGTAGCAGACAAATCTTTACCATCAACTTTAACCGGATCTACAGGAACATGAGTCCATCCGAACGCTTTAAGCCAGTACGAATCAGCATCCTTTTCGTAACCATAGATCGCGATGTTATCGCCTTTGGTTTCGTCGATTGCTGTACGAACAGAGGTTTTCCATTTTTCTTCATTGTAAAGGTAATCTGGAATAGGTTTGAATTGCACACGGGATACATCTTCGTATTTGAACTCAGACAGTAACCAGCTAGTGATCATGCGTTCCCGTTCGGTTGCCGTCAGCGGGTTTAAAACGTTAGGGTAAGCGTAAGCTGAACCCAGAAGGATGTAAACGGTCTTCGACTCTTCAAGTGCTTTACGCACCATCGCTGCATGACCATTATGGAAGGGTTGGAATCTGCCAATTACGACAGCTTTATCAAATTTGAATTTCATAACGTGCTCCACGTTTAAAGGGTAATCATAAAACAGACGCAATAATCAATACACCAAGCAAACCGCCAATAAAGCCGAAGAATGACGAAATGAAGATAGTTAGTATAGCCTGTTTTATGTTCATTATAGTATTCTCGTTTTAAGAATCAAGCCCCCAGGAGAGGGGGCTTTAAACCCTTATTTACGAGAATCGAAAATCACTTTGCCAGCGTAATCCGAACCCATGACAGTCTGAGGTACACCACCTTTATAGCGGGTAGAGTAGTTCATCTGTACATCCAGTTCTTTCCAGCGGATCATTTCTGGGGTAATTGTGCGTTGCAGTACGGCGTTAGCCTCTGCTTCTTTCTTCGCCGCGTACAGTTTAGCATCAGCATCACGTTCGTTGGCGATTGCTTCGTTTTCACGCGCCTGACGATTTGCTTCCGCTTGTTTTACTGCTTGCTGTGAAGTCTGTTCGACTTTTGCCAGTTCCGCACGAGCGGCGTTAACCTGTTCTTCGCGGATCTTCGTGTTCGTTACCTGTTCCATGATAACATCAGGCAGGGTAATATCCTGCAAGAATACCTGTTTCACGGTGTAACCGTAAGGACGTGCATACTCTTCAACTTCCTGTTGAATCGCGGTCTGCAACTGGTTCTGGATCTTAGCATCGAACAGATCCTGTGCTTTCGGAACTGATTTACCGAACTCACGAACGGTAGACAGCAGTTTTTCGGTTACATATTTATCCAGCGCTTGTTCCTGATCTCCCGCGTTAATACGGTTGATCGGCGCTTTGTTACCGTCAAATTGCAGCATAACAGTCATATCCACGGTGGATTTAAACTTATCCTGTGAAGGAACCTGCAATTTATCGAATTTCTTCGCGATGTCTTTCGTGCTGAAAGTATCGAAATCAGCCAGCGGGTTTACGATATGGAAACCAGGCATTACAGGTTTCGGAGAAACCTTACCCATGAAGGTCTGGGTTTTGACCGTACCGTCCTGTACTACTGTAAAGGAGTTCGGGATCAGCCACAGTGCGGCTACTACGCCCAGAGCGATCAGAGTGGTTTTCTTCGGGTTGTTCAGGATAGCATTCATATTCATAGTATTTCTCATTTAAGGTTATGTTTCAATTCGATAGTTATTCTATCATCACTTTTTCGCTTGTCAAACTCTTTTTAAGAAAGTTTTGTCAGCTTGTAAATCGTTTGATAGCACAAGCCTTTGATCTCGTCCAGGATGTTCTTCAATGAACTGTCTACTGAATCATAGATTTCTTCGGCTTCGGTGACTATTTTACGGAGATACGCTACCGTGTCAAGCATATTTTCAACTTTTAATACGGGTTTATAACGTCCTGTAATGCCTATATGGATCTCGGTGAATTTATCAACTAAATCCTGCATATCTTCGTAAAAACCCTCGTATGCCTTGTGTTGCGAATATGAACCAGTAGCAAAATGTGCGCTGTGCATATACGTAACGGACATCAGGCATCTGCCAATAAAGGCATCTATTTTACTTGCATTATCGCGATCGACAACTTCGTTAAACGTTTGCATCTTTCATCCCTTATGAACGGTGAATAGAAGCAAATTCAGTTGCTACCCTAAGCCCTAAACGTTTGCATTCAGGTTCGGATTTACACTGTTTCTGCTGCCATTTTCGTTCCATATAATTATAGAAAAGTTCACTGGTATTTACGCTGGGAGGGATGGTGTCTAGATACACCTGTAGCGCTGCATTGATGTAGTAGTCGAATTCTTTCGCGACAACAGAACGGTCGTCGGCTTGCGATGCTGGAGACAAGATTAACAAACCAAACATCAGCGCTTTTGATATGCGTTTAATGTTCATAGCAATTCTCTAAGTGCTTACGGATCAACAATAGATCCATTCCTGTATATATTTATAGCAAAAAAGGGGCTAAAAGCCCCTTATGTCAAATTAGTCTAAAAATACTTACGTTATGTCATACCAGCATAAACCGCGTTCATAAGCGCGGATCTTGTTGGCGTTTTCGACATTTTCATCCCAACCAATCACACCAGCTTTCATCCGGCGCAATTCCTGACGCATTTTAGAACGTACTTTTGATTCAATACGTTTCTTTGCGATGTTGAGCATAGCGGAAATATCACCATGCGCCTTGTTACCGTCACGATTCAAATTATTATCGAACCGGATATAATCACAACCTGATTTGTGTTTCCAGTTGGTTGAATACCAACGAAGACCATCAGGATCGCGACCGTTTTGCGCGTAATACTCAGAATACGCTTTTGTCTCTTCAATCTGTTCAATGGAAGAAAGGCCACGGACAGGAACATATTTGTTACGGTAAGTACGGCTCATAGATATCTCCTTTGTTGTCTGATTACACCTTAACAGTCTACGCCAACTTTATCAAGCACTTTTTCATGATAATGCTTACGACACAGCGAAACGTATTTGTCTTCGGCTCCGATTTCGACTTGCTCCCCTTCGGTTACGAAATTGCCTTGTGCGTCGATACGTGCGACCGTAGTTGCTTTACGCCCACAATGACACATTCCCCGAAGTTCTCGGATCTCGTCAGCCCAGGCAAGCAACCAGTAAGAACCCTCGAACAGATTCAACTGAAAGTCTGTGCGCAACCCGTAGCACATAACAGGAATTTCGAGTTCATCGACAACACGACAGAGGTCGAAAACGTTTCTCTTTGAAAGAAACTGTGCTTCATCAACAAAGATGCACGAAATGTTATTCCGGCGCTGGATATCCCAAAACAGATCCATATTAGGTGCAATCAATTCGCATGTTGCGCTTAACCCGACACGAGAAGCAACAGTGTGTGATGTGCGAGTATCAAGCATAGGCTTGTAGATCACAACGTTCATACCGCGTTCTTTGTAGTTGTATGCGTCTGTAAGTAGTCGCGCACTTTTACCAGCGTTCATTGATGCGTAGTGATAATACAGTTTAGCCATGTTTAGAACGTTCCTCTGCAATAGCATCTTCTACCGCGTCTTCAACTTCCTTTTCAACGAACGCGATAATGTCATCAACCATGTTATTGATATATGTCATGTTCAGGTTGCGTGAATCTGGATCGTCTTCTGCTGCATAGTCCTGGTAAAGTTCTCCCAGTTCTTTCAGCTTATGTTTTAACACTTTTTCTTCTTGATGTCTCATAATTCCACCTTGCGCATATCAACCGAAGGATCGAAGTGTACCACGATGATCGGATAGTCACCTGTACATTCATCAATGATGCGTTTAATGTGTTCCCAATCTCCCCCAGCAAGTCCCGCGCCGATAAGAGGGGTAACTATAGGAAATTGTTTAGGACACGCCCTAGCGCTTTCCACTGCACTTTCAAAGCAAGTTTTAATCGCATCGTAATCAACTTGCGGACCAGCACCCCAGAATTTAAACTGGGTATAGGCATTGAATACCATACGACCATCCTCTTGAACATAAACAGAGTTACGGCCCAACTTGTTCTGATTGCCTTTCATCGTCATTGCATCAGCTTTGAACGCATTAGGAATTTTATGTTTTACTTCTTTTGCGATACCCGCACCCATGTTACAGAAGCAGTTGCACCCGTGGATCAGGTGTACGTCACGACGAAGGAACAATTCAACCGCGTTCCCTTTAATCTCTTTGATAATCATTCTTTATTACCCATTTTATAGCCGATCCCTATGACCAGCCCCATCAAAATAACCGCGCCTATCAAAAGCGCGAATTGTAGACCTATGCTCATTTAAATTGATCATCCCATAGTTGCCATGCTTCCAGTTCATCATTGTATTCAGGAAGTGAACGTTCCCCTGGTTTCTTGACGTAGTACCAGATAATGATAGCAACAGCGATAACAGTACCGTAAAAGATAATTAATCCCAACATCAGTATAATCCTATTCCGGCGTTATATTCATCCACCAGATAAGTACGCAGTTTTTCACAACGTTCCTTGTTTGGTGCGCGGGTACAGAGGTTCATCATTGGTTCAGACTGCAAAAACTCACGCTGTTTAGCCAGCTTTTGACGTTTGACTAAGTGCGCGTTTTCTTCTCCCCAGACATAAGCAGCGTCCAGTTGTTCCGCGATCACCTGGTAACATACCGAAGTATCTTTAATGTCGCGATGGTCGCAAAGTTCAGAAAGGCGGTTGTCTGAAATATCCGCATACGCGAAACCAGAAACTAAAGTCAACAGCAGCGCAAGTTTTTTCATGATTACTCTCCCAACACGTAAACAAAGCGGTCTTCGATTGCATCGTTAACACATTCGTAAATTCCCCCAGCACGTACCGCTTTACGAATGCCAGATTTTACGATGTTCATGATCTCTATGTGGCTACCCCATACATTCAGATTGAAGTATAGGTCACATTCGATCGGATAGTCGTCTACATCGCGATACACATCATCGCTTTCATACACAAACAGTTTGCGCTTTTCTTCACCGTATTCGAAATAAATGTTAAATGCTTTCATACTGTCTTTATCAACAGTGATTTGGAGAATTTTAACATTAGGTTGATTTTTGAGTTCGGATAGAACTGATTGGATAACACTCAATGCGTTTCGTTTAATGAGTCCGCATTTTCCGACAATAACTCGATGTGATGTACTCATGATTTAATCCTCAATAGTTGGTATACCCATAATAAAAAAGCCCCTGCAAAAATGCAAGGGCTTTTGATCAAATAATTTGCTTTTCTTCTAACAGTTTCGCGGTATGGTTAACCATGCGAGCATACTCACGGGCTTCTTTCTTAGTATACTTGAAGCCAGCATTGTAACTCGCGAGCGCCTTTTTCAAGTCGCCTTTGTGGTAATCAAGCCAGTATTCCAGTTCATGAATGGCAAACTTAGAACCTCCCCGAAGGGATTCGAGCTTATTGATTACTACGCGTTTGGAATATGATTTATCCATCCGTGCGGAAGCACTGTTTACAGTGACTTGCCAACAGCCATAAGCATGATGACCTTTTTTGCCCTTTCCGGTGTTCTCACATGCGCGAGACTCGATCCAGGCAATAGCCGCTAAATGATATCCCAAACGTTTCGATTTTTCCGTTTCAACAGGCTTTGCAGTTTTTAGATCATAGTCGTTTCCAACTCTGAAAGCATACTCCAAAACCTTTTTCTGCTTTGGTGTAATTTCATCCAATTCCTTGACATATGCAGGGGCATTGGCTGGCGCTTTCTTGATCACTGTTGCTTGTTGTAGCGGTAGTGTTGACTTTACAGCAGGAAGTTCTTCAATAAATTTTCCAAGCGGATCAGTCGTTGCGTGACCAGAAAAAGAGCATAAGAAAATGCTGGTCGCTAAAATAATTTTCTTCATTGTTTAATACCTTTTGTAACAAGAGAGGGCAATGATACCCTCACCTTATTATTTATGCAACTAAAATTCTGGTTCTTCCGACTCACCCAGTTTATTGATGATGAATTCAGCAACGTTATAATTTGAAATAGACTTATTGGAATCGTACAGGGAAACAAGTTCTTCGAACGATACTTGTACTACTTTCTTAAAGTGAACACCCCAGTTAGTAAACAGGATCTCGTTACTGTCAAAACCGCAATCAGGGCTGGACAAAGCGCGATACTTGTACCCGCTATAACCTTTCAGTCGGCTACCATGATGCGCGTTACTGGTGAGAAGGAAACGCCCATGATGCGTTTCGACGACATAAAAGAAACTAAATCGTTCTTTATCATCAAATATCGCATTGAATTTACGATGCTTTTCCTCTCGGTCAACACGAGTTTCAATAGCTTTCCATGTTGGTTCGTATTCAGGCCAATCATGCTCAACAACAACAGCCGCGAATTCGTCTTTGCCTTGTTCTTTACGATAGCGTTCAACTTTGCTCAGGATCGCAGAGAGAAGCAATTTATCGCTATCAGACAGTGCTGAATCAATATCTGTATGTTTCATCACAACATACATATTTTTACGTTCCATAATAACCTCAGTTCAGATTTAAATTTACTTTACTACCACATTTCGGGCAAGTAATGAACTTCTTCACGATATAGTCAGCAGGAGTATAAAACCCTTTATAGATGGTTTTTGTTTTGCGCTGAATGTCGTCGAGTTCGTATGCTAACCCAGTTCGACAAGATTCGCAAACAGTAATCAGCTTTGGCGAAACAATAATATTGATCATATAAACCTCACAAAAAAGGGGCCGAAGCCCCTTAGATTAAAAGTTGTCTTCGACGAATGCAGCCAGGCGTCCACGATACACAGTATTCAGGATTATGTGACTAGCATGGTCATATTCTTTAAGTTTTTCAACAGCATACACAAAGCCGTTGTTAACCGCAGTGTTTCGCGGGTTGTCAATCTGCTTAATGTTCCCGCATAGTATCAGAAGTGTGTTCTCACCGCAACGGGAAATAATGGATTTTATTTCATGGTTGCTCAAGTTTTGACATTCGTCAACAATCAGCACGGAACCTTTGCCTGGATCTGGATGTCCGATTGAACGCCCACGGAAGTAATACAGGCTAGGGAACTGCACCACACCTTTTTCCAGAAGTCCTTCAACGTACTTGTCAACTTCCGGTTGATCCTTAAACAGAATGTTCAGGCTCGTGATACAAGGCTCAACAGACGGTCGGAGTTTTTCGCCCAGAGTGCCAGGCAAGAAACCGATTTCACCAGACAGCGGACTATCAGCCTTGACATACATCAGGTTTGCGAAGTGTCCCGCGTTTACCATGTGCATCGCACCAGCAACCGCCAGCATTGTTTTACCGGAACCAGCCGCACCCATGATGGTCACAACGTCATTGTTTTTGTCCAGAATAGCATCAACGAATGACGCTTGCAGAGCATCGCGAGGCTGAATTGTTTTCATCAGCTTACGCTTTAATGCTTGCTCGTGCTTAATAGGCAATACTTCAAGCTGAAACTCTCCAGCAGCAACCACACGCCCCACAATCTCACCATGTGACAGAATGTATTGGTTTGGGTAGAAATCTGCGTCAGGAAGCGATGAATACGTTATAATGGCATATGGCCCGACATACTCCAGAACTTCGACGGTTTCCCAGAACAAAGGCAGTTCGATATAGCCAGAATACAACACATCACTATCTTTCAGCGAGTCATCGCCAGTGTATTGCAGAACCGGACAGCCTTTAGACATCGCAATCAACAGCATGTTAATATCGCGAGTCACCAGCGTTGCGCCCTGTTGAATACAAGTTGCAATGATCCGAGCATCTTGTTTATCAAGCGGGAATTCTTCTTCACCGACATAATCGACGATTTTAAGCGTTACGCTTTCCGGTACTGCTGGGTTTGACAGGTTTAACGAAACCCCTGTTTGGGTAATTGCTTCATAATTTTGTCCCAGGATTGCTTTGGACAATAACCGGATCGCCAGTCTTGCTTCATGAGCGGTTCGCTCTTTGCTTTTCAGGTGATCCAGTTCTTCCATCGTCGCAGCAGCGATAATGATTTCACTACCCGATTCGATGTAAGAATAGATTGAATATGGGTTCGAGATTAAAACGTTGGTATCTAGAACATATTTCATAGAAGTTTTCCTGTTAATTGCGGGGTACGCGGATTCGCACCCCGCGCACTGCAATTACATACCCAAACGGATAATATGAATGTATGGGAACGGATGTAAATGACTGCTACGCATACACAGAGTAAGTGTGCGCACCAGTTCGTAACGTTCGTCCCTTGTTGTATCACATTCATCAAAAATCAGGTTGATCGCCTGATACTCAATTGTACGTCCTCGAAATATCGAACGTAGATCTTGTTTAGCAGACAACAGGATCACGTTATCGCCATTTTTGAGTTCGTTTTGTGTAGCGTTGTCAATTGCAGCGCACTTATTCTGTGCAATGTAGATATTCAACACGCCTTGTGATTGCTTGATGATATCAAACGCCGCTTTTGTTTTCCCACTCATACGACCCATATCCAGAGCGGTTTCAAAAATTGATACTGCTCCGCATTGTTCGCCCCATCGACCCTCAATGATGCGTGACAGGTGCATATTGCGTGACTGCTTTACAGCGTCAACATAAAATTGTGAAATCATGTTATCGCCTTATGCAAGTTCAATATGCGGTGCATCGATGAATTTAGTTTCAATTGGAAGGTTTGGATCATTCTTCCAGTTGATACCGAAACGCAGTTTCACGCCCAGTTCATCGCCAGCTTTTTTCATTGCTTCCAGGACAGGCAACCACACTTTCGGGTTTTTCTGCCAGCCATCAGGCAGTTTGCTAGGATACAGATCCACAGCATCACCAGTGATATGCTTTGATGCCATTGTCTGAGAAACACCCTGTCGCACATATTCGCGCTGTTGCTCTACAGTACGCAGACCTTCACGCACACCGAAATCAACGGTTGAGAGTTCCAGAGCACGGTTTACAACTTTAACCAGTTCAGGCTTAACACCTTTCAGGTTATTGATACTCTTTTGACTAAATTTAAACATATGTACCTCTATTATGAAAATACCCTATGGGCTACACAGGGTATTTACGGTTTAAGAGGCGCAACAGTTACATTCCCCAGAGAGCATCTTCCGCTCTACGGACGATCCATTCTCTGTGCATTTTACGACTTTCTTCTCTGAGTTCAGGAGGCAGATTATCGTTGTTGATTTGGTCAACATATTCCTTTGCATCTTTCTCGCTAAGGAAAAACGCATGGAAGTTATAACCGTTACGCCCCACTACATTTCGATCCATCAATGAAAAATGACTATGGTTTTCCCAGTCATTGTAAATGGTAATGCCGTTAACAAACAACCCGATTCCACGATGGTTGTACGGGAACCCAGTGATGATATGTTTACGACCCATTTCAGCTTTAACCCCGTTGATGCTAAACACTTCATACAGAACAGCACCAGGTTTAATGTCTTTCAGTTGAGCACGTTTTTCGAAAGCATTCATAATATATTCCTCACAATTAGTTTTCATATACAGATTATCATAATCTGTTTTAGTGTCAACAAGGTTTATCGTTTTTTGATGGAAAAGTTAACTGGAACAGGCGATCATGTAGTGCGTCGATGCGTTCACATGCCTGTTTCAGTATGACTTTATCACCCGCGCTTGTTGTCTCAATGCAGCCTAATTCGTCTGCGTCGATCGCTATAACGTCATCCATCAGTGAAGCGAATATGTTCACGTCAGGGTGTGTCAACTCCTTTATCTCCGCTTGCATCCCGTCATGTTGGGATAACAGTTCAATGATATCTCTTTGCAGATCTCCCTGGTATGGGAAGCCTGTTTGAAGATGGTTAATGATTCTTTCCGCTTTGGTCATATTTCACCTACAAAAAAGCCCCTTTCGGGGCTGGGAATTAAAGGTCTTTACACTGACAAACACCGTATTTGCTGAAAGGTTCTTCACCGCTCAAGTAAGACCAGAAGTCGCAAGCCTGTTCAGCAGTTTCGAAGATTGCAGCATCATAGAAGCCGTGTTCTTCGTTGCCCTGTTCATTGAGGAACACAGGAAGCCAGCTTTGCGGTTTGAAGCAGTCAGTAACAACTACCCAACCTTCTTTCGCTTTCATTGCTTCTTTGTTCGCTTCAACCATTTCCAGCATTTCGTTCAGTAAGTTCATTTTAATCCCCTTGTTTATCCGTTTCGTTGTCTACGAGAGAGATATTATCACAATGGGGATTAGTGTCAACACTTATTCGAAACGAATTGTGCTATTTTTGAAAAACATTCCAGAACACACAGCACCAGCGATCGGTTTACCGTTTACACCCGTAGCCGTAAATCCGGTTGCGTATGTGTCTTTTTCGGAACATGAGAACCAGCTATAGCCAGTGAATTCAATGTTCTCATACCCTTGTGCTTCCAGGATACGTTGCGCTTCTCGTTCGTCGGTACAACTCGATTGCAGGAATACACAGACGACGACCAACAGGATACATCCAATTACTTTTAACATGTTACACTCTTTTTAAGTTAGTTTTGCTTGCTTTGACCCAGCTAACGCCAGGATATGCGTTAACATTACCAAGACACACAGTTGTGTGACTGAAAGTGTTAGGCAAATCGATTTTATGATCTGGACTGATACCCAAATCATGTACGCTTACGTCAGTTGCATACAGATAACCACCGGACATATACAAAGAATTAATAGATCCAAAAGCATCGTTAGGCCATTTGAAACGGTATTTTTCTCCCCACAATTCGACTTCATACACATCGTATTCATCGAAAAGCGGATCGTTACCCTTCGTTGCTTTATACAAAGCACTTCGCCATTCATACAGCTTTGCTTCAATGTCGCTAACATTGATTTCTTTACCAGCGCTCAAATCATCAAGCACCTGTTCAATGGTGCGGATCGCACCGCTTAACTCACGTTCAAGATTCATTCTATACCTTCCTCTTTTAACACTTCCCAGATCAGCTTATCCATGTGCATGAGATTCCACATAACGGAATCATGAGAACCCAGAGATCGAGAGTAGATCACTCCCCATGAACGATACGCCTTTTGGAATTCTGCTGCATTGGTTGCATCATACGGCATATCATCACCAGAAGCAATCAACAGTTTAAGAATCATTAAACTATTCAACAATTTTGCGCTGGCATCTTGTGCCTGTATTTTCGAGCAATAATTTTCAATAATTGCCCTTACCTTTGGTTCAGTAATGCGAGCATTTTCACAACGTTCCCGATATACGTACATGAGTTCATCGATTATTTCTTGCATACATTTCCTCTCTTTCTTCCATTGACAATCCGCGAATATAGTTCTGTGATTGTCTTTCTGCTTTAGAAACCTCTTGTGCCGTTCGCTGTGAAGAAAGAATATGCGTCACAACTTCATTACGAATATGCCACAGATAATCCATCATTGCAAGGTCTTCTTGCGTATGAAAACCTTTAGCATCGCATTCATAACAGATAGCCTCTCTTTCAGCTAATGCCAGTTGTGCAGATTGCGCGTTGATTGGCATCATACTGTACTTGTCGATCAAACTATCGAGAGTTCGAGGTTTTGCAATATCTATCACTATAGGAACTGGACGTATCATAAGTGACTAATCTCAGCAGATTTCATTTTCATCTGGATAGCCTGAACAGCAAGGTCGCGCTGTTCTTCGGTTTCGTATCCAGCCCACGTTACAGAATCTTTATGAACGAAGTGAAACACAATAGCAGGTTTCCACACGTTACCAGGACACGGAACAGTAGCATCAGTTTGTATCCAAGAAACGTGGTCTGTGTTTACCGGATAATTGGTACATTCAACACTACCACTATCAACAAACATTGTATGCGGTGCGTACAAACGTGTATATTTTTTGATTCTGGATATAATCAACATTATTTCAACTCCACCGCGTATACATCAGTTTCGGGGGCTTTGTGTACGCGCATATCTTTACCGCATACTGCATAAGCCGGACAGTTACGACAACCGTTATGATCCTTATTACCGATCAGTTCATTACGGAACTGTTTGGTTTTCGGATGTTCCCAGATATCCTTAATGAAATCGTTCGCTTCCAGGACATTCAAACCTTCTTCCCAACCACCTTCAACCCAGCGTTCGGTAAACGAACAAGGGAAGAACTCGCCTTTCTCGTTGATGTACGAGCTAAACATGGTTGCTTCACAATCTTCGGCATACTGTTTGTACTGTTCGAAGTTTGGGTGTCCTTCCATCGCTTCAACGAAAGCGGGGGCTGAACAGCTATCGAAACCAAATCCTACACCAGAATCAAGGCAGTATTCAACAAGTTTTTTGTATTGTTCGCGGGTAACAGTATCCCAGTTCTTACCGCGTCCCTTTTGTTTCAGCCCCAGGAACACAATCGCATTGACTTGTTTCAGGCGCGGATCATTCTTCACAGCGTCAACCACGTTAAACGCGTCATCATAGGTTTTAGAGCTAACCATGAAATGAAGGTTGATCTGCTGTTGTCCTGCTTCTGACAGGTTCGCTACCGAGTCGAAAGCGACATCGAAGCCAGCATGTTTATAAACCGATACCGCAACAGCCCCAGCAACCGCAGCCAAACGCGCTGCAACGTCTTTTGATACATCGGCAATGGTAAGGTTCGGCACAATGCCTTTAGAACGCGCATAGGCCATCATATCGAACATATCAGGGTTTGTTTGTCCCTGTGCATCAGCACCGAGGGCGCATTGAGTCAACCAGGGCATTTTATCAATGATAGATTTGAACGATTTCAGATCCATATTGTAGCCGTTAGGGTTGTTAGACTTGTAACAGAAACCGCATAGCTTACCAGCGGGGCCATTACATTTCGTGGTGATCTCAATATCGAGAATTTCAGGGAAAGGCGCGTATGTCGGATCGCTTGCAAAGGTTGTACCCCAACGAGCGAATTCGCCAGTGTCAACATTGAAATTGTAGTTGTACCACTTAGAGCGAGCAAAGCGCATATTACCCTGCTGGTAAATCATCAGCGAAGGGGCTTTCATTACAGTTTGTGCGCGGTCAATAATATCCATGATATAGTTCTCAAAATTTAACGTGGGATTGGAAAACAGCACGAGCAAGGTTTTCGCTATCGAACGGGATTGATGTTCCATGGTCTTTGCTGTCAATGTTAACGCGCCAGAACTCACTAGACCCGTTTTTGGTGGAGTAATGCATCAGCGTTACCGTCTTATTCTTTTCCAGGAAGGTGCGTTTATCAATCTCTGTTTTTATTTCGTGCTGCATCATTTTACACTCCGTTTCAGTTTACGTTCGTCAGCCAGTTCTTTTTTGTACGTTTTGATGTACTTCCCGTTAAGGATTCGAAGCTGTTGGAAAACTTTGTTGCACAAAGCACGTTTCGCTTTGTATTCCGGCGTATTGCGGATTGATTCGATCGTCATACCCATTTCGTTTTTAGGGTAAGCGCTCAACTCCCTGCCGATCTCTCTATGCCAGTTGCTTAACTGGTCACGCTTTGCTTTGTACTCTTCAAAAGTTAACATAACAATCTCCGGTTTCGTTTCTATGGGTGTAAGATAACATCATCCCACACCCAGCGCAAGCGATTTTATTTTCCGTAAAGAACACAATATTCTTTATATTTTTCACGGGCTTTTTCTTCATTACTAAAGGAAACTCCCATTCCAAAATCAGAACCTTCGAACGTAACATCCCACGATTCACACCCATCTTCCGAATAATAGGAAAGTGTTATTTTACGATCTTCAAGAACAAGTTGTTCAACAACAATATCAATTTCAGTAGTCATAGTTCATTTCCATAATCTTTCGCTGCATCTTCGGGGGTTGCGTCCAGTCGATAAAGCTCAACGGCTAACGGACTGGGTTTGATTTCGCGGTTCAGGATCTCACTGATACCGCGAAGGAATTCGATATAAGGACGGAATCTCATTTGATACGTACCGCGTTAAAAGCCTGGTTGCGCAGTTCATAAGCCTGTTCAAGCTGTTCAGTAGTGAACAGAGGACTATCGGTGTTAGTGGTGAAACTGCAAATGGTTTTGTTGTCGGCGTTGACTTCTTCGACAACGATTTCATAACCCCAGATCCCGCTATATTCACATTTCACGTTCCGGTACTTGATGTAAACTGCTGCAACATCTTCTTTTTTGTAGTTCCGGCTTTTGTAGATGATTTCCATGATATCCTCCTTCGTTTCGATGTGTGTACAATAACAGATCAGGGTTATCGAGTTTTAGCAATTCGTGCTAATTATGACATTTTCTTAGCGATTTTCCAGGCGGCTTTGAACGCCGGAACATCTTCAATATCAACCCAGAAACCAGAACCGAAACCATCATTGTAGCAAGGGCAACCGTCGCAGTAGTTTTCCCAGGTCATCACTTTACCACCAACAGAAGCACCAGTTTCCATCGCACGTAATGCATCTTCAACCTTTTCCAGTTTTTCTGCGTTGTCGTCATAAATGATGAAGTACCATTTGCCGTTGTATTCGTTACCAAGTTTGATTGCTTCGCGAACAAGTTTCATGATGATTTCCTTTCTCTGTTTCGTTTCGATGTGTGTAATATAACAAAAGCCCTCACCATAGGCAAGGGGTTTCTTTAACAAAAAGTGCTATTTAATAGTATCCAGGATCTTTGAAGTGTGCTTTCACATATCGCAGAATTTCATGCAACATCTGCGTTTGCTCATGCCCTCGTTGTGAAGCCATATCGATCATGACGCGAGTCATTTCGACGTTCTCCAGGCTGGCTATACGATGTTTTAAGGCTTCGTTTTCCTTTTCCAACTCAACCATACGGTCATATGCTTTGATGCGCTCCAGAGGCATATCAGGGCGCTGTTTGAGGACACGGGCGCGTGACACTTCGCATTCGTGATTTGCTTTCCAGTGATCACGTTCACCAGCAATTTTATCGTTCTCCTGGTGTAGACGTACAATCTCTTTAAGGAGGCGTTCAGTGGTATCGGGATCAAACGAAACCATGTATTGCATCAGGGATTGCAGCCACAGATCCTCTTGTACCGCCTGTAACGCTTTAGGCCCAATAATGGTAAACGCGCGTTTCTTCATGTTGCTACCGCAACCGTAGTTAACGTTACCCGTAATCGAACCTGGTTGATTCGTACCATCCCATTTGTCACCGATAACAGGTTTTACTTGCTGAATAGCACGATTCAGCATTTCGAATTCTTCATCTAAAATCATTTCATATCCCATAATTCATATTGTGAGCGAAGGATAGCGTAAAGACTACCGATATGGATTGTATCTACCGGACACTGGAACAGATCCCCGCGCATCATGTTAAACTCGATATCGTTACGTTCAACATAGTTACCGATCATCGATGTCCATCCCATCACCAGGTTGTAACCATCTTCCGATAACCCATAAGCCAGCTTAACAAGAATGCAACGCTTATCAGCCAGTTCTACGCGCATATGGGTACTGGTATGAGTGACCTTGTTCGGGAATCTGCGAAACATTTTAGTAAGGAGTTTGGCGGTTTCAATATTGAACGCCAGTTCTTGATCCTTACTGGTCTGGTTATCATGACGACGATCCAGATATTTCTTCATTTTCGGATTCAGATTCACATGTTGCATAATATATCCCTCACAGGTTTATAACGTTCTTTTCCAGTGCCGTTGCATGAACTGCATTTTGGCGATCCGTGGTTATCATATCGCCCAGACCCATTACATGCAACACATTTCCGTAATTTCCAGCCATACACGAACCGCATGTAATAATCGGTTCGTGCTGCCTTGCGTTCGTGGAAGTTCATCAGTTTGCTTCTTTGTAAACAGCAACCATCCAGTAACCCATAGATTCAGTGTAGTACACGTCAACCCGTGGCATGTTACGATAAACGTAAGCGGCTTTGTACGCTTCCAGTTCAGTTTTCACACCGAAAGAGAACCCAGTGAGATAGCTGGAATATTCCAGGACTTCACAACCAACAACTTTAGACAGACGTTTAGAAGCAACCGCGCTTGAAATACCCATTTTTGAATCCCCTTTCTGTGTTTCGTTTCGATGTGTGTAATATACAAAAAAGCCCCCTGCATTGCAAGAGGCTTTTTGAATTATTTTGGTAATTTTTTGATTAATGCTTGTAAGTCGTTGATTTTAGAAAACAGTTCATCGCTATATCGCATCAATTCCTGTCTGCGTTTTGCAGCCCATGAAACCAATGTTTTTGCATCATCAACACCATAAGTGTATCCATCAGCGGATAGACGAATGATCGCACGAGAACCGTAGTCAACATTTGCATGTTCGATTAAAAACTTCACCGCTTCGAGAAGTTCGGAATCTTCCTTACTGACTAGAACACCGTTATCATCAGGAAATTCGTTTTCATCATGAACACTCGCAAAATCAAGGTCGATATAATCATCCTGATTCACCTGGCGGCGCGTGTTGTCTTCGAGACTTTCAATCTGTGAAACCATAGTTTCTACCGGATCTCTTTCAATTGGTTCTCTGTCGGTTCCTACTTCTTCCAGGAACATCAACAACCAACCAGGGATCAACGAATCAAAAGAACGCTGAATAGGGCTTGCATGGTCACTACCCAGTATTTTCAACGCACAACCGTCTTTAGTAGCGGTGTGGATATAAATGACGTTACGGTCACGCATACGGCGGCTACCATGAGAAAGGAAGCGACGTAACGAGGTGTTATGTCCATAGCGACTCAGATCCAGATTACACAGAGAATCGATAGCCCCACGGTTAGCAATCCGGTAGCGCTTGAATGTTTCAAATCGCAGATTTTCGGTAGTTACTGGCTTAAATTCTTCGTAAAGAATATAATATTCTTTCGGAATCTCGCGATGGAGAACTCGCAATTCACCATTTTCCGAAGGAGTGAGCACAGAACGAACATTACCGTTCGCATCACAATGTACCTGCATGACTTGAGGATAATAGAACCCATTAGCCTTTATGGTGTAGTCGGGTACGCGACTCAGGCGCTTTCTGTAGTACCATTTACCAGTAACAAACGGGGTTGCAGATCCTGCTAAACTAATTGGTTTCATTTTGTGGCCTTATACATTTCAATTACGCGTTTCATGTGCTCTTGTGATTGAGGCACACCAGCGAAGTTCAATTTAATGAAGAATTCAAGACGATCCTTTTTATTACATTCATCCAGCCCCAGGGCAGGTAATGACAGGTTTTCAAAGGCTCGTTGTTCATGTCGTTGCATATCATCCCAGAACAGACGGGAACCATCCGGCATAGGAATCCCAATCTCACCCTCATAGACTTTGATGATAGTCGTCAGGCGTTGTTTCCCGTCGATTACTTCTACCCAATGGGATTCGTTGAATTCACTATCAACAGCAATCGCGATAATACCACACGGGAAACCAGTGATCAACGTAGTCAGGAATTCATCTTGTTCTTTCTGCGTCCACACATAGGGGCGCTGATAGGATGGATTCAGATCCAGATCTTTGTTTTTCCACCAGTGGATATAACTTCCAACCATGATCGCATGTTCGCGACTTCTGAAAGTTATCCGTTCACGAATCCGGTTACGGACTACGATTTCATCAGCCATGATAAACCACCATCCAGATCAAACCAGTTACAACAACCGCAACAGTGAAACACATAGCAGCATACACACGCGCATTATGAACCTGCGTTTTCATTTCTGCGATCTCTTGATCCTTTTCGCTTTCGAATTCGTCGCGGGTTCCGTAGTAGCCAGGATCAGCAGGGGTAGCGATACGCACCGCATCTTTTTCTACAATAGTCGCATAACCATTGTTTACATTTGTTGCGCCGTACCAATCACCACGATCGTTGTTAATGATCAGGTGTTGCCCCTTTTCATTGTGCTTTGATTCACCAATGACAACTACACGTTTACCATTCATAATTTAATCCTTCACATGTTGTAACAGGAATTCTAACAGCTTTCCTTCGGCTTGCATAGCATAAACTTTATTAAGTTTTGCGATGTTTTGAAAATCAGAGGTTTCTGGATATTCCCAAGCACCATCATCAGAAACAACTGCACCTACTGATATACCAGAAGGATCGCGGGTTAACGCCAGCCCCAGCGGGTGCAATATTTCTTTGTTGATTTTCCAGATCAGCCCCATATCGGACAGAGTATTGAAATCAACGATTTTCATGTTATGCCTTTGGGACAACACCGAATGCCAGAAGACCCATACGATGATCGTTATCTGCACCGTCACGGAAGAAGTAGTATTGATTGTCGGAAATATCGGTTACGGTGATACCCTCTTTCAGATACGGCAACAGATATAACGGGATCAGCATCAAATCAGATTCACTGCTCCACTTACGGAAACCCAGATTTTTCATTTCTTCCAGTGTCAACTCGTTAGGATCGACGGGAGAAAAATCAGGTGACCCGATCAGGCGATTAGGAAGGTCGCGAATATGCTTGATTGCGAATTCAGAATCCCACGAACTGTAAGCGATAGGTTCAGCGGCACGGGTTGCTGTAGCCAGCATAATCATTTGACAGATTTGAAAAGTTGTTGATTTGCTCATGATGTATATCCCACAATTTTAGTCAGAAGGTGTCCCATAGTTTTACGCGCATGATCGCGGATTTCGCTATAAGGAACATATTTGAAACCATCCATTTCTGTAATGGTTCGACCATTCTTAACGAAGGTTGACGCACAGAAACATTTTTCGGCTTCGGGGTAAGTATCGCCTTTATAGACAAACAATGCAAGTTTTTTCTTGCTTGTATAGTCCAAAACACCCAGGCTGATCAGTTGGTCTGGGAACACTTCAAAACCAGTTTCTTCGAAGCATTCACGAATAGCAGCATCAATATGGGCTTCGCCTTTTTCAACATGCCCCTTTGGGATATCCCAGTGGGGCGTTTCGGTAGCGTGACCCATTAGAATGCTGCCGTTATTCAGAAAGAGAATACCAGCAGACAATTCCATATTATACCCCTTTAGAGGTAAACTGTTCGTCATATGCGGCAAGCGCATTATCTGCACGTTTTTTCGCTTCGGTATGTCCACGACTATCATTGATAGCGCGACGATACATTTCGACCCAGAACACGCGACGTGTATCTTCGTTCGCTTCAAACAGTTTAATATCGCGGTATACGTTTTGCTCGTTGATCATTTGAGCAAGTTGCAGGTCATGTTCAGATTGGAAAGTCATAATTCACCTATTTCTTTCAGTTCAGTTTTGAGTTTATCGAGGGTCGATTGGTATTGTATCATATTTGTTCCGTCAGCGAAACGGTAATAATACAGTGTACGGGTTTCGTTGATGTCTGCCAGCACTTGCTGATCAAGCGTTGCAGGGTCAATCCCGAACGCCATTTTGAACATCATTTCGGCGCTGTCGGCAAAACCGTGCGCGTAGAAAGCGAAACCCAGCTTAGGATCGAACTGCAACAAGGATACTTTAGCCATAATATTCTTCGTAGTCCTCGCAGTCTGGGAGATACGTTTCACAGAACATGCACAGCGTGAAGAAAGTAGGCTGGCGAATCCCTGGGTTATCCGGTAGATACATCCAGAACGTGTTAGCAAACACGATGAAGGTTTTCAGGTTTTCGACAGTGATTTCGCTGATACCGTCATAACCGGATTGAGCAATTGCACGTTCCAGGGGAACAGGGTATTGCTCGCAATATTCGGCGTAATGTTCACTCAATAACATTGAGTTAGCCGCTTTTACAAGATCGATGATTTTCATGCTTTGACATATTCCACTTTAACAGGTTTGGCGATAAGGTGATCTTTGGTGTAACCTTGTCCGTCGCAAACATCACAAACGATTTTGAAATCTTCCATTTGGTCGACCCATCCAGAATCAGGCAATCCAGAAGGGTACGTGTTGAAGGTTTTAACACTGTATCCTTTTCCATCACACTTAGGGCATTTATACGGGTATTTCGATTTGATCGCACTATACAATTGACCCAGTGTGGTCGAATGATCAAAGTGTATAACAAGTGCTTCAACGTCAGCAATGCGCAATTCGTTTGGCTTGATCACAGTAAACACATTTGAAGGTATGTTTGGACGCATAATATATTTCTCACTTAAAGAATTTTTTGATGAAAGAGAGGAACAATCCACCGCCGAACATGATCCAGTATCCCGCGCCGTCACCGTGAAACAGGACGTAAACCGCGACACCATAACAAAAGATTTCTGCAATATTCAGTAAGTTTCTCATAACTCCCTCCTTTGTCTACACCAGGTATTTTACCAGAAAATAGACTACTGTCAACAACAAAGTTTTATCAACCCACTTATCACCAGTCATTAGTAATCCCCTACAGGTTGAGAAGATGCAACGCTCAGGATACGGAAAGAGCATTCATTCCACTTGCAATAAGTTTTCGCACAGTGAACACTACCTTTCATCACAAACCCGTTTGAGAACACCAGCCAGTAAAGTTTCATGATTGTCTCCTTTGTTTCGACACCCCTAATATAACAAAAGCCCCTGCACGAATGCAAGGGTTTTTTCAAATATTTTTCAACATACGTAGTTGAGGTGGACAATCAGGAGAAGCAATCAGACGATCCAGACGAGACATAACGCGACGGTATCCGTCATACTCAAACTTGATTTTAGGCGGTACGTAGTTCACGTTAATTGCGTTGCGCGTGTTAATGTTTGCTTCGTACTCAGGGATCACAGTTCGTAAGCGTAGCGCGATCACTGGCTTTTCTTCACCATCAAACAACTGGACGGTACAAACACACGCAAACACCTTACCATTAACGCGACGATAAGCAATAAGCTCTTGTGCGCCACCACCTTTCGTTTTAACTGCATGGTGTAGAACGTTACACGAATAATGTTTCGCAAGGCTAATCAAGATATCTCGATACAGTTCGAAATCTTTCTTGATAGAAGAAGAACGGTCAATAAAACGATCTGCAATATGATCTCGTGTTGCAGATACCTTGACAGTATAGAAATCACCAAGAACAATATTAAACAAGTCGTTTATTTCTTTCCGTACATCATTGATACGAGACATCAATCGTGTTCTGTTCATAAATCACCCATTACGCTTAAAGTATTCGATCTGGCGTAAGCGTTTTTCCGCAGCCTCTTTCGAATCATATTCACCAAGTTCTTTCGTGCGGTCTTGATTCAGGATAACCCATTTATCGCCGCGATGTTCGATGTGCTCCGTGATATCTTCAACAGTTTTATCAAGATCCAGCGGTTCAGCATCTTCCTCGATAATAGTCAAATCTACGGGCAGTGTCAACAGTCTTTTCACTCCGCTGATATCTTCTATACGGGAATCATATGCAAGCGTAACATGCGGTTTGTAATCGTCGTAATCATAGGTTGCTCCGGCATCCATCGCATCTTTAAACCGACTATGAAGATAATCCGATTCCAGAACACCGACGATTGTATTGCCATACTTCGTTTCCCACTTTTCAACATCAACCAAACGGGCAGGTTCAGAGATACCGGAAGCAGGGAACAGATCAACAGTTTTACGACTATACACAATCGTTGTATGCAGTTTTTCAGCAGAAACAGGATTCTCTACACCCAGAAGTTTTTGCACTTGAGCAAGCGCTTCACAGGAAGCCTGGTCGAACTTCGCACACATATAGATCCCTGGATCTTTCACAGGTTTCGCAATTTCAATAAAACTTTTCATGTGTACTCCAAATGAAAAAGGGGCTTTCGCCCCCAGGTTAAACGCCTAAGCGTTATTCTTTTTCGGTTGATTCTGCTTCATCAGGTTCCGGCAGGAGGGCGCGGATTGCACCCAAGAGGGCATCAGGAGATACACCTTGAGAACCGTCGATTTCCAGCAGTTGGCAAATCTGGCCTACGAGTTGACGATGGCTAGTCAGTTCGTTTTCTTTACCTTGAAGGATTTCATTCAGGTCGAAAACACGGGCTTTCAGGATCAGTACATCGTTTTGCAGTTGCTGGGTTTGGTTTTGGGTTTGTTCAGTCATTGTTTACACTCTTAAAAGTTAAATACATTCAGCACGTCAGCTTTCAATTCACTAAGCGTACCATTATTTAGGATGATAATATCATTGGGTTGAGGTTTCAAGCCTTTCTCAGTTGAATGGCTATCATCTTCACCAGTTTCACGTTCGATGAATACAAATTTAGCTCCGAACTTGCTCAGATATTTATATTCATGTTTTTGTCGAACATCCGTAATGATAAAGTTATCTTTGTCGGATTTCAACATTTTCTTCAATACAATATCAGTCCATACAGAATCGTTATTATTACACACGATATCCGTACCGAAAACCTGCATCAGACGGCGTATTGTCCAGGGCTGTTTGTTGTTTCTGCAAATCTCAAAAGCAGCAATATCAGCATTTCTGAGAGAATAACCTTGTTTGGTCAACGCTTTAACACCAAAGCTAAACAATACTCGCGCATCCTCGTTAGACATCAACAAGGGGGCTTCACGATCGCCTGAATAGAATGGGTTTGTTTTAGAAAGTTCACACAGATAGCGATTGTCTACTGATGACTCCATTCCGTTTCTCAGGATACGTTTAATTTCATCAGCAAGCGCCAGCGTTTCAACGTTCTCGTAGTTCATCGTAACGAATTGCGCAACAGTATCTTTGCCCGTTCGTTTTTTACCACAAATGCAATAAATCATGATTCTTTTTTCCGTGGAGTCGGCACGATCACCCGTCCATCAATTTCAATCTCCATGTGAGTGAAGTTGAACATAGCCATACAGGAAACGGCTTCATCCGAATCGTTTGTATACATAAGCTCAAGCTCTCCGAGGTTGGAGGGCCAAGCACCATAAAAGCGAAACGTCGCTACAGTTTTTGATTGCGAGTTATCGAGGATATGCAAAGCCATAGCTTGCTGTGATTCACTCCATCGAACTGATTCAAAGGTGTTGTAATCAACAGTCCCAAGCATCCACAGGTAAACACCAAGATAAGATCGCAATTCTTCATCAACAGCAAATCGAATGGTTAACGGATCGAACTCCATTGCTGAACCAGGGATCTTACTTCGGATCATTGGGTTCAGAGGTACATCCGTAATCGGTATGTTGATAGAAGGTAGTGTAACACCCTGAACTTGTAGTTTCAACCCTTTCATGTAGTCATTATCAGGAATATCCAATAGAAAGTTGGTTGGTGAAATTTGGTTCAGGATCATAGCAGTAGTGTTCATTTATGATCTCCATTTTATAGATATTTATGTAGACCGTGAGCGAAGCGAACACACGAACGAAGTGAGTGTTTTTGACTCAACTACATAATTATATATTTATATTTTATATATAGAGAAAAATGTAGTTTTTGGTATGGTTTTTAACCAGATGTAAACTATCCGTCTTCGCTTCGCTTGACGGAACTCGCTTCGCTCGTAACCTTGAATAATTTACTTGATCCTTTCAATAAATAGGTATATCATACCCATACTTTCAAAAGAGATTGAAAACATGAAATCATTCAAAGAACTACTTTCTGAATCCACTCAGAACAAAAAATTTGCAAAGACCGTTGAACTGGTTGACCGTAATGGTGTTGCTCCATCAAAAGGCCAGATAGGTTTCCTTCATTTTGCACACGGTGCTGATTACGATGTGTATGCGCCGGATTCTCATGACCTGGCTTACTTCGGTAAAGGCGTTGTTCGTCTGAAAGGGAAAACCACTGGTAAAACTCAGGCTGCATACGTTGACTGGGCTAAGGGTACGGTTTCCTTCTACAGCGGTGATCCTGCTGATGACCTGAAATTCGACAAACCGTTAAAATTCAAAGGTGCTTCCCTGTACAAAGAAGCCGAAGAAAATCTGGATCTGTACAATCAGTTAGCGGAAGATTTCGAAATCGAACTTCCGTTAGATGAATCACTGGTTAAGGGTGCTATTTACAAATTGCCAAGCAATGATATGCGCCTGATGTACACTGGGCGTTCAAAGACAAAAGCAACTGGTGAATACGCTGTCTTTACCGTTGTAGATGCTTCTGGTAAGCCTCGTCTGGTTTCTGGTAAACGTTTTACCCAAGAATATAAAGGCGATATTCTGTCTAAGCTGGTTCTCGCTGAATCGGAAGACCTGAATGAAGCGGCTAAAGACATTCGCGAAAAAGTTATTGCGGTGTTGGTGAAACGCGGGTTTAACGAAAAAGATGCAGAAAAGATGGTTGACAAAAACCTGAAAGATGCGATGAAAGTTAGACCTGGTGCGACCCCTGGCAAACTTGCAGAAATCGTGAGTACCCTGTAAAAATAAAGCCCCTTCCTTTCGGTTGGGGCTTTTTGTTAATATCTGTTCCAGACTTTTTTCGCAGAGAAAGGTTTCCCTTTCGATACAAACGCCTGTGTAGGCAACCAGACAGCTTTCGCCCAATCTTTCGGGGCAATTTCTGCAAGTGGTGATCGCAAATGGGCTGGTAGGTAGGCTTTGATCATTTGATCCGCACCTCGCATCCCTTTTACGTTGTTCCAGTTGATTTTCAATCTGGTTTTGTTTGAAAGTCGATCCGTTGATCCGTAACCACGTTTCAAAAGTTCTTCTAAAAACTCCTGTCGTGCTTTCGGTGGCGCATAGTGCAAGTTCAGCCCATACAGAACCACGTTACCCGCTTTAGAACGTCCTGAACCCAGGAAGATGATTAGCGGGAACCGATCCCAGTATGGTAAGGTGTCTTTGTACTTCGCATCATACACGAACGTATACAGACGACCTGTTGCTGGTTTTGCTACTCTGTGCGTTTTAATACTGGTTTTGATGAAATCACCAAACCATTCAGTAGATTCTTTCTGACGTTTCGCAGCGGGAACACCAACTGTAATTTTCCGTAAACTATTTCGGAAATCGTTGATTATATCAACCGTGTGTTTTTTGCGATAGTCATTACGCTTTCGTCGGGCTTCGGTTTCTGCTGTACGTCTTGCGATCTCGTCGTCGATCTGTTGCTTGTAACGGTGCATAGACTTCGTGAACGTCGCGTATGCAATTCCGTTTTCGTCTGCGAATTTTTTGGCAGTCATGCCTTTTAATTTTGCGCGTCGGAATTTAATACCAAGTTCTACCCATTCACCCAACTTTCGCTTCGGTGGCGGTTTTGGCTTGTCTTCTTCTGCGATGATCTCGAACTCAAATATAAAACTCATAATTCCCTCCGTTTAGGGTATTTATTGCCCTTTCCATCCGAATACACGTTTCAACGTATCTTCTGTGATGATCTTGAACTCCCAGCCTTTTTGTTTTGCTGCTGCATTCGCGGCTTTCCATTTGTCTATGTTTACTGCATAAGTATACAGTGCATCAACAAATTTCTTTTTGTTGTGAACGTTGTTGTTCGCTGGCTTAGGTGGGGGCAATGTTTCTTTCATCGGTTTGACTTCCCATAGGTAGGTCACACCGTTATCCATCTCAACATAAAAATCCATGAAGTAACGCCGTCTTTTACCGTCTGCGTTGCTGAAATAAGGTATCACAACCTCTTCACTGTTCCAGCGTTTCACATGCGGATTCCTGTCAAGCCAGTTCATTATATATTTTTCCCAGCTTGACCGATACGTTATCTTTCGAGGATCGCCTTTATATTTTGTTATGTTCTGGGGCATAAAAGACCCCTTGTACGTCTGTCTTCCAGCCATTATAGATCCTAAATATAGTAAACATTAGATAGGGGAAATTACAAATGTTATTCTCGTTCTTTCCACCAGTTGATTACAAAGGCACACCGACTACTGATATTTTTCGGGATTATCGTTTTTACTTTAATCGCGTTATCAGAAATTATAAGCCACGTACTTATCAACTGACCGGATCACTAAGACCCGAACAATTAGCTGAAACGCTATACGGAAACCAACAATATTATTGGGTTATCCTGATGCTCAATGATAACTATGACCCGTTTTACGGATGGATTACAGATCAGGAAACCGCTTATCAATGCGCGGTGCAGCGTTATTCAAAAGTAGGTGGTGAACAGGTTCTTTATCATATGGATGGGAAAAACAACCGATATTACAATCTGGTTGAAGATCCTAACAACCCTGGTCATTGGTATGACAAAGGTGATAAAGATATGCGGTATTTGCAATATCAAGGAACATTAGTCCCTATTGATATTTATGAAGATGCAGTGTTGAAAAATGAATCAATGCGAACCATCAAAATTATTAACCCTTCGGATATTCAATCGTTTGTAAGCGATTATATCAAGGAAATGGAAAAGGCAAACACATGAGATACGGTGGAAACCCATATTCCCCTTACTTCGAAGGGGTGGTCGAAAACGTCGATGATCCTCGTTATCTGGGGCGCGTACAGGTACGTGTGTTCGGTGAACATCCGGCGCAAAAACAAAAATCTGAAACTATCGGTATTCCTGTTGAAGAATTGCCGTGGATGATCCCTATCCAGGACATCACTAGCGCTGCTGTATCGGGTGTGGGTTTCTCTCCTACTGGTATTGTAAGGGGTTCATTCGTATTCGGCGTATGGCGCGATAAATGGCATCAGGACGGGCTTATACTGGGAACCTTTGCAGGACAGTACACCGAAAAACCAGACACACAGAAAGGCTTCTGTGACCCTCTGGGTGAATATCCTCGCTATGTGGGTAATGATGTCAACGTTCTGGCTCGCGGTGGTTTAGAGGGTAAAGGTTCGTCAAGCGTTATCATTCGTAACACAAACAGTTCAATTGCAGTAAATCCAGACGATCGACCTCTTGACGATATACCGGAAGATAACCGACCGGATACTGGGGGCTTTACAATTGAAACAATGCTCAAACAGGATGAAGGTATTCGCACACGCTGGTATATTGACAGTGAAGGATATCCGACTATCGGGATCGGACATTTGCTTATCATGGAGAAAACCCGTGATACGGCTAAGATTAACGCAGCAATCAGTAATGCGGTTGGTCGAGAAGTAACCAATGGAACAATAACAGCAGAAGAAGTATCAACTCTGTTTGCTCAGGATCTGGCGAAAGTTCGTCAGGGTATTTCGAATACACCAAGTGTTCGTGAAGTCTATGTTGATTTAAACCGTCCTCGTCAAATGGCTATTGAAAATATGTGCTTTCAGATGGGCGTTGGCGGTGTTGCCAAATTCCGTAATGCTCTTGCAGCAATGAAAGCGAAAGATTGGCAAACCGCGTATAATGAATTGCGTAATTCAACATGGGCTAATCAAACTCCTGGGCGTTCTTCTCGTGTGTCTAAAATTGTTCTGGTGGGTAACTTAGAATCATATGGTGTTCAGGTTCCAGATCCAGAAGGGCGTAGTTTAAGTGCTGCATATAATCCGGTATTACTCGCAGCAAGCAACCCAGAAGATCCTTTTGTTCCTGGTGATACCCGCGTTATGTTTGAAGAACCAAAGTCTTCGTATAATGCTGAATATCCTTACAACATGGTATTTGAATCACGTTCAGGCCATATTCAGGAATTCGACGATACGCCAGGCTATGAACGATATAACCGAGTACATCCAGCAGGGTCATACGAAGAAATTCGTCCTGATGGAACCCGTGTTGTTAAAATCGTTGGTGATGATTATCTGATTGTTCAACAGGGAAGAAAGGTAAACATCAAAGGTAATTTGCAAGTAGTGATCGAAGGTGACGCGTTCATTTACAATATGGGTAACGTCCAACAAACTGTTGATGGTAATGTGACCGAGTTCGTGCGCGGGAACGTAAACCAGACTGTTGAGGGTGAATATGTGGGGCGCATTAAAGGCAACGCAGAATTAACTGTCGAAAAAGATGCTACCGTAAACGTTGATCAAAATTTAATGGCTAACGTGAAACAAAACGCAACTGTTAATGTCACCGAAGATGCACTCGTTACTGCGAAAAATGCAATGATGGATATAGAGCAAGATTTCGATGTTAACGCAGAAAATATCACGATGATTGCGCGACAAAATACACTAATCGATTCCGGTTCTCTGACTAAGATTACTGGCGGGACAGTCCAGGTAGGTTAATAATGATCATGGATTATGAATCCATCATTGATGGAATTATGCAAGATTTTCAGCATCCGTGTGATGCTGAAATACCTGCTGGATCGTACAGACGTATTATCTGGCAGGGACATACAGAAGACTACCCCGCTGTCGGGGTAGAATGGGATACTGAAATAATTCCGATCGGGGCGCATCTTTACACACAATCCCCTTTCGGACAGAAAAGCGATCCGCTTCCGGTAGTTAACTCCCCTGGAACCGATCCAGGAACTGGGGAAGCAACTGGGATTCTGGTAGAAAAGATAGGTTATTATTTCGCCACACAACAGGAGATTGATGACTATATCACTTCTATCGGGGCAACAAAACTAACTGGTAATGATTGGTACGGCGCGGATCTGACAAAAGCAAACCTGTATAAAAACCCTGGGGAACTCGCGATGTATAAGGTCGAGAACTCTGGAGGTTATTTGCTTACTTCTGGCCCACGTTGCGATCAACGCATCAGACAGGCATATAATGAGGACACAGGCGCGTTTACAAGCATTGATTACTATTGGAATGGCAATCGTATTGCCTACATGAAACACGACGACACAGGGGCGCACAATTGCAAATACGTGGGTATGGTGGTTAACACCAACGCAGATACAAGCATACCTCCGATCCCTCCGGCTATGCCGTCAATATACGGGGCTTTGCCTAGCGAAATCTCTATGATGCGATCCGGTTTGGGTTGTGTTCCTGCAACAGTAGGATTTGCCTATACAAACATCAGCGATGCGATGCTTTCTGCATGGAACGAAACACGCAAATCATTCAAACTGGTATTTGATATGTTATCCGGTATCACAAAAACGGGTTCCGGTGGTATATCGACGATGTATGATGGTTTGTGTATTGCTATGGAAGAAATCACAGCGGGTGCGCTGGCGCTGTCACAACAGGCATGGCAAGCCGCGATAAAGGTATTCAAAGATATTATGTCTTCTGCGCTGAACATCGTAGGCGGTGCATGGAACATGATAATGAGTTTTTTACCGACTGTTACAATTCTGGGTGTTTCTATAAACATCTATGATCTGATTTTCGGTGATAACTCCGTACAGACTTTGAAGGATTCGTTTCAGGCGATCATTGATGCGGGTACAGAAACCTATGAGAACGTCATAAACGCAATATACAGCGCTATAGGCAGCGCATACAATTATACCGTGGAATATGTCAAGGCTGGCGCTCGCGACCTTGTAGACGCTTGCAGCACGTTATTTGATTGGTGTATTACGATGTTCCAGAATGGTTGTGTTGCTCTGGTGGATCTGTACGGACGGATAATGCAAATTTGGGCTATGCCTCCAACGGTTCCAAACCCGTTATGGGCTGCTGTGTTGGCTATCCGTAACATTATGATGCAAATTAAACCACTTGATGTAATTCTGGGAGGAAATTTCCCTGGGTTTACGGCAATGGATTTGTACCAAATGGCACAGGAGAAAGTAAAAGAGTTTATTGATCAGTCATATGCACAGATTCGTGTGTATTATGATCAGGTTAAGGATCTTTATAACACATTGACTTCCCAGACACAAGAAAGGGATTCGATCAAACGTAAGTTCGAACAGTACCTTAACTGGATGTGGGGCGCTGTTACCGAAGAAGCAACTGCTGCATATCAGGCTGCATTAGATGCGGCAAACGCTGCAATTGATCAGACAAAAGCAATGATTGCGAGTGTTAAAGCACAGATAGCCTCTCTGCAAGACGCAATGAAAGATACTTACAGCCTGGCGATGGAAGAACTTAAAAAACTTCCTCTGATGCAACAGATTAATGAATTCTTAGGGTTCTGCGGTATCGCTTTTGATGATCTGCTGAAAACTTATGATAACGCGGTTACTGGTGCAAAATCTTTATATAAAAACTTTGTTGATAGTTCCCGTTCGTTCAAGGACACATGCAAAGTCATATATAACCAGATATGCACACTTGCTCTAAGTAAGGTGACTCAATACGTGAATAAACTGTTGTCTCTAATCGGACTCGCGATCACTTTTGCATCAATCAATATTTGCGTTCCGATGATCCAACTATAAATACCCGATAAAGAGGGGTAATAATGGCTACCGTAAAGAAACAAATTAATCAGATCCCCGATATTTTTGTCGGGGCTACTTTTGATGAAATCAAATCCGATTTAATTAACTGGCTTCGAGGTCAGGAAGAATTCAAAGATTATGATTTCTCCGGCTCGCGTATGAACGTTCTTGTTGACCTGTTGTCTTACGCGACTTTGTATATTCAACAAATGGGTAACAGTGCTCTATTTGAATCGTTTATTCGAACTGCGGCGCTTCGTAGTTCTGTTGTGCAACATGCTCAGGATTTCGGATATATGCCGGATTCCCGAACCGCTGCAAACACTTCGATCATGATTACTGCAAAGAACCCACTAAACCCGACATCCATTCGTATTCCTCGCGGTACGAAGTTTATCGGTACGGTAAAAGATACAAACAGCTTCCCGTTCGTCGTGTCTGATGACGTGGTAATCGTCCGTGATACGAACAACAACTATGTGTCGATGCTGAACATCGTTCAAGGTCGTTTGGTTCGTACAGAAGTAATCTATGATGGTTCTACCATTTTGATTCGTGATCCGAATATTGACCGTAGTCAGGTTCGTGTTACGATTAACGGCGCACAGTGGGACGATTGGACAAACGAGAGTATCGTTAACGCAACGGGCGCAAGTACCATATTCTACATGCGCGAAACTGTAGACGGACACACTGAGGTTTATTTTGGTGAAGGTGAAACAAGTCAACAGGTAGCGGGTGGTGCTCTTACTGCTGACTACATCGGGGGCTTAAAACCTGCAAACGGTTCTGTCGTTGTTATTGAATACATTTCAACCAACGGCGAAGAAGCAAACGGTGCGGAAAACTTTGTTTACGTGGATACGTTGACAAACATCAGCATTACCAGTATTGTAGAGAACCCGACCAACTCCGCTGATTACGTTGGCGCTGATGGTGGTGGTGAACCAGAAAACATTGAACGTATTCGAGAGTTAGCACCGATCATGCGCGAAACGCAGCGTCGTTGTGTTACTGCATCGGATTATGAATCATTCCTGTCGCATCGCTTCGGTTCGGTGATTCAGGCGGTTCAGTGCTTTACTGATAGCGAAAAACCTGGATATGCGTTCATTGCGGTTAAACCGAAGTCAGGGTTGCGCCTAACCTCTGTACAGAAAGAGGATATGCAAAACTATCTGGCTAAGTACAACCTTGCGACGATCACACCGTCGATTCTCGACCCTAACTATCTGTATATCGTACAAAGTATCAAAGTAACGTATGATATCAGTAAGTTGATTGAGTCTGAGGAATGGCTTCGTGGTCAGGTTATCAATGAAATCGACAAATACTATACAGATAACGTTGAAATTTTCAACAAATCTTTCAGTAAATCGAAAATGTTGACTTATGTCGATAACGCTGATGTGTCAATCATTGGTTCCTCTGCAACAATCAGTCTGTTGCGTGAACTGGACAACTATTACAGTGCGCCGATGTCTGGTATTCACTTCTTAAACCAGGTTGCATCAAGATCTGTTGTCTCCAACGGGTTCAAGTATACCAATGCGGATAATGATTCATATGATGTTCGATATGCGTCAACCGATATGGATACGACGACCGGACGTGCTAAGATTGTAATTGGCCCGTTTAAGGATGGTGATATTTCAATAACTCCGTATGCTGGGGATGATTTTGATAAATACCCAGGGGTGACGGACAGAACGAAATATTATGAGGTTGGTTATATTGAACACTATAGCGACTTCATCAGCTTCGATCTGGGTGTTCTTAACGTACCGTCAGAACGCTTTAGCGCTGCATATATCGAACTGACTGCTAAACCGTTAGAGGAAACTATCTTTACTCGTGATGGTTCTCTGATTGTGTTTGAAAATGACTTACGTCCTCAGTATACCACTCTGACGATGAATCCAATCAGTCAATAATTTTAAACCCCTGTCTTATGGCAGGGGTTTTTTGTTTGCTAAATATGGGATATAAGTAACGCAAATTTGGAGAAACATAATGATTAAAGCGCCATCAATTACCAGTTTGCGCGTTGATAAACTGGCTGCTAACTTCGTTTATTTGAAGTGGGATAGCGTCGGCATGGATTTTTACTATGTCGTAGAAATGGCTGAAACTCGCGGCGCGGGTGGTGCAGTGATTCCAGATGCGGATTTAACATGGTTTCAGTTAGGCTATGCGTATGTGAACGAATGGTTCTCTACGGATGTGCAGCCTGATAGCTTCTATAAATTCCGTATTAAGGTTACGCATCAGGGCTTTGAACCGTCTGATTGGGTTTACAGTGATGAACTCTGGACGTTCAACCTCAACGCCTATACATATTCAACCATGCGCGAATTTACACCAAGTGACGCATTTATAAACGAAAAATTCGCAAAAAATAATCAGAACTATGTGAATTTTAACAACGATGTTATTATGGCAGCGCTGATGAAAGAAGACTTTGTTTTCTCTCCGCTGTATACGGACGTATCCCAGATCAGTGATAAAATTCTCACACAGGAAAACTATCACGAGATCCAGGATCATATTGAACACGTTTGTAATGACATTAACAGAACTTTTCTGGTTGCGTCAAACGGTTTGTTATACCTGTTTGAACGTTTTCAGAACATGGCTAAGGTATCAAATGATAAGGGGCAAACATGGCATTACTACAAGGCGTTTAACGACCGCGTAGGAAACCCTGTATCGCGTTCTGTCGCGTACCAAAGCACAAACACAACATATGTACTGGGTTACGACCGGATCTTCTACGGGCGCACCTCAACGGATATTCGCTGGTCTGCTGACGATGTGCGATTCTCTGCTGACGATATCACCTTTGCAAAACTGGGGAACCAGACAGGGTTAGATTTTGATGTTGACTCATACAATACCTTTGCAAAACTTCCTGGTGATGTATCGAAATATGCAGAAGCAATGGCATGTTCCGACGATTGGCTTTATGTTGCAGCGAAAAACATAGTTCGTCGTATTGCTCTGAAACAAACACCGATCGACACCGATCCGAGTTCTCCAACTTTTGGGGAAAAGATTTTCGACGAAACAAGCTATACCATTGTTCCAGGCAATGATAAAATTGTTGTTAAGAAAATGGATGTGATGGACAGCAAACTTTACGTGCTCGTTACAGGCGAAGTTAAAGTTGCTCTGCAAGATCCAACAAAACCGGAAAACGTAGTTCCTTCTGTTGATTCTGGTGTGTATCAGTGGCAAGAAGACACTAAAACCTTTGTGCGCCTGTATGGGAACACTGAGGAAGAACGTTTCTTCATTGAACATGAATACACCAATATGTCAACAAACGGAAAAGAAATTTATATTTCTGTTGCCAACTACAAATACCCAGGAACTTTGCCAGATCCTGAACTGCTGATAACTAATCCTGAATTGGTTGCTGCTGTTAAGTATGATTTGCGTCCTGGCTATACTGCTAGTCTGTCTATCAACTTTGCTACTATTCGAGCAAATATTGATGATCCGACCGTGTGGAAATTCGGCGCACAGGAATACTACAACGAGGCAAATTATAGCTGGTTCTTCCGTGATTCTGTTCGTACATGGATCACGAATGATAACCGTCCGTTGGTTGTGTATCCGAAAATTGTATATGAAATGGTAACTGATACCGCTGGACCTTCTTCTACGTTGCGCGTCAACAAAGAGGTGTGGGATCGTGGACATGTTACAATTTACATTAACAACATTAAATTTACCGGATTTACCAAATACACTAACGGTGTGTTGTTGTATAAAAGTTCTGGTGAAATTATCGGGTTCTTTGAACTGAGTTACCGCGCTCGTGATAGCCTTACGATTTTCTGGAAACCAGATAACACATTACTGATTGCGGATCTTATTCAGCAGGAAAGGGAACAACCTTATGTACCGGATTTGTCGCCTGGTTTGATTGATCCTGATTTAAGCCATATGATTACTCGCTTTGCACCACAAAGCTATCTGGATCAGGAATATTTCGAGAAGTTTGGTGAATATTATTTGCAGTTCGTTTCGTTGGGTGAAAACACCTACTATAACAAATTGCTGAACCTTATCAGGAACAAATATCCACGCGAGAAGAACTGTGTTGAATATTTGTGGTCGGAAGTAAACCGACGCAATATCTACCTGGATAAAACGAAGCGTGATCAAGTTGTGCGATTCTTTGAATCCCGTGCGAGTGATTTTTACTCCACGAAAGGTATCGAGGCAAGTTATAAATTCCTGTTCAAACTGCTGTACAACGAAGACGTATCCGTAGAAATCGAGAGTTCAAACACTCTGGAATATGATATACTGGTTTCTTCGACTAACATCAGTCAGGACATTGTAGGGCGCACGATTTATACACCAACAGCAAGAGCAAACGTGACATATATCGAACGTGATTATGAAGACGGGCAATTGCGATGGTCTATGACTCTGCATAACGTGATCGGTAACTTCCTTGAAGGACAGGTTGTTAAGTCAGAAAAGACTAATTTCACGGGTAGTATTCTGCGTGGTGTTCGTGGTAAGCAAATGGCGAACAACTCGATCGACTATTTCAACCGTGGGCGTTCATACTACGTGATGAAAATCCGTTCAAACCTTCCGGCTTCTCGTTATAAAGATGACGTGTTGCGGTTTGTGCATCCGGTAGGTTTTGGCTTTATCGGGATCACTATGCTGACGGTGTTCATTAACTCCGGTTTGTCGATGACCCATAGTGAAACAATCATTGATATCCTCCGAAACTATCGCTTTGATAGCGGATATCCTAAGTATTGGCCCGATCGTGTTGCACGTCTTGACGGTAACGGAAACCAGACATTTGACCTTGTAACAGGTGAAGCATTATATGAACCACACCCTAAAGCGGGGCAACCGTTCGATGTTCCACCACAATATGACATTGATGAACAACCGTTAAACGGTGTTTTGCCGTCTGCGCGTCGATTCGATCAAAGTCCTCTGTTCGATAGTTCAGCGGTTAAATACTCTCAGTTCCGTAACTTAGTGGAAAAACGATTGAAAGACGATGCGGGTAATCCTCGTGATCCGAATCCACCGACTCAGAGAAAGGTAGGAAAATAATGGCTCAACAAAACATCTACCGTGCGGTTGTAACAGGAAAATTCCGCACGGAAAACATGATGAACTTTCGTGATATGATCGGGGATGACCCCGATCACAACTCGATTTATATGTCAATCGGGAGAACTGAACAATGGGCTGATAACGAATCAGATCCTGAATTCGCTCCCCCGTATCCAAACGATGATACAGATGGTATTGTTGATATGTGGACGCATATGATCGGGGCTACAAAAGTTCCTGGCGAAATGATTGATGCAATCGTTCCGCGTAAAGATTGGGGCGACACTCGCTATCCAAACCCTAAAATATTCTATGTGAATGATATCGTGGTTGTCAACTCCGCACCTTACAACCGTACTGACTACGGGAAAGGATGGATGATTTACCGCGTTGTAGACGTTCCTGATATTGGTTCTTGTTCTATTTCCAGTATCACAGGTAAAGTCGAATGTGTGCGCATTGGTGGTATCTGGACACCGACCCATGAATCTGTTGAACCTCCACGCGGAGAAGCAAACGGAATTGATATGGGCGACGGGTACAAGTGGGAATATCTTTATACGATCCCGCCTGATGTCGTTATCAACCGATGCACAAACGAACATATCGTTGTTCCGTTCCCTGATGAACTGGAAGAAGATCCGGTACGCTGGGGTTATGACAACGTGATCAAATGGTATCCAGATATGTATGATCTGGTGTTCCGTATGAAAGTTCATTCAATGCGATTCCGTGCGTATATGGATTCTCTATTTTTCCCGCAAGCCTCGCTACCTGGCAACCGTGGATTCCGTCAAATCAGCGTGATTGTTAACCCGCTGTTGAAAAAGGCGCAACCAACAGACCCAGAAGTGAAAGCAACCGGACAATTCTATACAAAGGATCAATTCGAACTGGATTCTGGACAGATGATCTATATGGAAAACAGACAACCGATTATTCGATCCCCAGATCAGACCGAAGAAGTCAGTATTATTTTCGAATTCTAAGGAAACCATAATGGCATATCAAACAGGTAAAAAATTAATTGACGTGGGGCAGATCGGCAACCCGTCAACTGGTGACCCGCTGTATGACGGCGGTGTTAAACTTAACGAAATCATCACCAACGTGTATAATGCGTTCGGTGATGTGCGTTTGCTGACTGCAAATGATGGTGTTGGTACAATGCTGCTTCATGCAACTGGATATTTCCAGAAGTTGCCAAGAACGTATTATTCAGCAAACCCGATCGAACTGGGTTCATTGCATGATATGGATACAGCAACAGGGCCAATTACGGTTGTTCTTCCGTCTGGTAAGGCTGGCGAAGGGTGCTATTTCATAAATAGTAACGGTAGTATTTCTGTTGATCGTCCTGTTGTATTTCGTCCTCAAGTTGGCGATAACATCAAAGGGGTTCAGGATCAGCTTTATATCACTTCTCCTTACACCCAGATTAAATTATGGTGTGTGAAGAAAGAAGGTTCAGTAACCACATGGGATTATTCAGTCGAATCTATGTTCGGCTCTAAAACAATGCCCGTGGATACTACCAAACTAATTTTGAAAGCATCACCGACCGCAATTCCTTTATTCGGTTACAGTGAATTCAGCGGGGCTAAGTTGCTCGTATATGCTGAAAATATGACAGGTACAGTCAACAAAATGGCTGAACTTCTCCTGTCTGTGGATCGTATCGCAAGGGGCGTATATTCTACGGAATATGCTGTACTGAAAAATAGCGATGATGACATGTATTCACTTACTTTCACTGTCGGTGCTGGTGACATTGTATATGCAAACGTCCAATCGGTACTCGAAGATCGAATTAAGTTCTCGATTAAAGCGGTTGACACCATTAAATCAGGGATCGCAGCATGAAACAAGAAATTATTATTGGTAACGTGGTTGATGATGGCGCTGGCGATTACTTACGCCGTGGTGGTCAGAAAACAAACGCGAACTTTACCGAACTATACGAAAAGCTGGGTGATGGGGAGATCCCACACCCAGCGGGTGCATGGAAAACACATTCAGCACCGACTCTGAACCCGATTTTCGGTGATTCATGGGCGCTGAATACCAGCAACAACCGTATTACTGTAAACCTCCCTAAAGGCGGCGTAGGCGATTATAACAAGGTTATTCGTCTGCGTGACGTATGGAGTAAATGGGCTGTAAACAACGTCCGTATTGTTCCTGCAACTGGTGATACCATCAAAGGATCACCAACTTACAAAGAACTGTACAAAGATTTCATGGATGTTGAGTTAGTTTATTGTGCGCCTGGTCGTTGGGAATATGTCGAAAACAAACAGGTTGACAAAATCACAACTTCCGATCTGGCTACTGTAGCAAAAGAAACATATATTGCTACACAAGGACAGACAGATTTCCCGAATGTGTTTGGCCCTGGTAACTCGTACAACGTCCGTGCTCTGGAAGTTTACTATCGTGGTAACTTGCTGTACATCGACGACAAAAACGGATTTGTTGAAGCAAACAGCGATTATGGTTCACCTGGTACAAACCCTGGAGAATTGATTGACCTTGATGGTACTAACATACGCCTTAAACGTCCGTGTAACGCTGGAGACACGCTTCAATTCGTAACCTATATGGATGGTATAGCGACATGGCGATCGACGTATGAGGCGCATACTATGCGCGTATACAACACGGGTGATACTGAACTGGTAAGCGTACCTGGTGAAATCTGGGTTGGCAACCTTGCAACCAAAAAAGAATTTACCACTGCTGAATTCGGGATCAGTTCTCGTGTATTGATTAATCCGAACTCTTTCGAACTGCTGTTGAACGGTCGCCAACTTGTTAAAGCAGGTGACGCGGATCTTCCTACATTCGTGTGTGAAGGGGCAGAAGGTTATGATGAAGATAGCTGTTTAGCTAACTCCGGTGCGTGGGTTCCTTCTGGACAGGACTACAGTTTGATCTTTGTTGATTCCATTGTAACAGGTATCAAATTCAGTCAACCTCTTGAAAGTCGCGATGTTGTTACGATCCGTTGGTTCAATAACGATATCGGAACTGTAATGGAATGGGAAGGTGTTGGCGGTATTAAAGAGCATACCGATAAAATCTATCTGAACAACGAAGAAGAGTTAACCCTAGTTGGACGGATTGAATATACCGACTATAACAACCCGTCGCAGAAAACGATGCGTAAAATTACGGAACCTTTCAGCGGTCGATTGCTGGATCTGCAAGCGTTTTTTGATGTGATTCATCCGATCGGGACGATCTACGAAAACGCGCATAACGACGCAAACCCAGGCGAATACATGGGCTTCGGTATTTGGAAACGGTACGCAGAAGGTCAATTTATCGCTGGTTGGACAACTGATGCAGCAGATAGCGATTTTGGTTTAAACAACAACGATTTGGATGGTTCTGGACAGCCTACACACACAGCAGGTGGTTCTGGTGGTGAACGTGGTTATGAAATTCATCCGATCAACGTTCCACAAATTGAATCAACCGATAAAGTTCTGATTAAGGACGACAACGGGATCATTATCATTGGTGGCTGTCAGGTTGACCCAGATGCAACAGGGCCAGGATACACTAAATACCGTGAGGATGTATTGAAAGTAAATCAGGGTAACACTACCCCAGATAAACTTAAAACGCTCCCTCCGTATATTACTGCACATCGCTGGATAAGGGTAGCATAATGACACAATTTATTTCAAAGACAAGGGAGGGGGCGAAAGTCCCTTCCCGTGAAGCAGACTTTTTGCAATATGAAATGGGTACTAAAGACCCTCTTATCGGTGGTAAACGTACTATCGGTGGTGCAAACGTCGATCAGCTTCGTAAAGGGGTAGATTATCCCAACGTGCAATCAGCAATCGATGACCTGTATACTCTGTCTCAACAGATCCCGATCAACGGGGTTATCATGATGACAGAAGACAGTCCTCCGACCGCTGTTCAGCAGGTAGAGACTATAACTTTTGATGGTACTGTACAAAACACAGATCCAGACCAGACAAAAGCAACAATTCATGTTTATGGATTCCCGTTCGTGTTCGATAACACAACGAACGCATCAACCGTATGCGAAACAGTCTACAACAAGTTTACTGAATTTGTCAATGACGAAAAATATTTCGATCTGGTAACTCGCAAGGGCTTGAACGGTGAAATTCTGGAAGTTCGGTTTATTGATTGTGTTCCGCATCCGGTAACAAATACTACTGAAAACGGAATATCTATGGTAGGAACAATCGATGTACAGGCACGATCTGGTTACGGTACGTGGTCGAAACTGGGTGAGGTGGATCTTGCTGTAACTCCGGCAGTTCCAATTTTCTACTTTAAACGTATTGCGTAAGGATAACCAATGAGTAACAACACAATTAACCACGTAAGCGATGCGTCCGTTTACGTGACTTTTGATCCGGCAGGTACGCAATGGCCCTCGACTTTCGTCAACGTACAGCAAGCATTAGCCTCTATAGGCCCGTGGGCGCGTACTGATGTTGGTTTGCCTAACGCGGCTCCTGGTATGCGTGGTATTGCTGCTATTGCTACCGAGGCGATGATTGACGCAGGGACAGACAACGAAACGATCGTTACTCCTGCATTGCTGGCATATCGTTTACAAAATCCTCATGCGTCACAAACCGTTTGGGGATATACCAAATACGCAACTGATGCGGAAGCGGTTGATGTCGCAAACGATCTGGTTTCATTAACTCCGCGTTCGATCAATGTGGTTTTCAATACCAGACACGCATCAGAAACCGTGTGGGGTTCTTCTAAACTGTCAACGACAGCACAGGCAACAGCGGGTACTGATGATACAACCTCAATGACACCATTGAAGGTAAAACAAGCAATCTCTGCTCTGGTTCCGGTACAATCCAACGCAACAGAAAGCGCGTTCGGTTTGGTTCAGTTGGCTACGGTTTCAGAAGTCCGCGCGGGTACTATTCGCGACGGTTTCGCAATTTCACCGTATACGTTTATTCGTCTGAATGCAACAGAAAGCGATCTGGGTATTGTTCGCCTAGCAAGTCAGGCAGAAGTAAACGCAGGAACTGATGATACCAAAGCCGTTACCCCGTTAAAACTGGCTAACCTTAAAGGCTCCGGTGGTTCTTTCGGTTTGGTTAAATTATCAACAGAAGTAAACGCAGGGCTGGCTAACACTGCTCTTTCTGCGGGTGCTAACGTAGTACCGAGCAACCGTGACAGCGCTATCACTGGTGGTGCATTGTATCAGGGTTCAGTTGCTGCTGCTAATAAATACCAGACACATAGCGATATCGAAGCATCGTTACCGATTGGCTGTATGATGATGGCTGCATTTAACTCCGATTACGGAAACCTGTGTATTGCCAACGGTCGCGGGATGTATACATACGAATACCCAGAACTGTTTGCACGTATAGGCTATACGTATGGCGGTAGTGGTAACATCTTTAATCTTCCTGATATGCGCGGCGTAGTTGCTCGCGGATTTGATGCGGGACGTGGTTTAGACCCAGGTCGTGGATTTGGTACATACCAGCATCACGAAGTACAGTCTCATGAGCATCCATTGCAGATGATCTATCAGTCTGGTGGTAACTTACCAGCATGGCAGTGTGTTTATGAACTGCGTACTGCTGAGAAGAATGACCAGAAATTATACTGGCCTGATCCATCACTCAGTAAAGCAATGGCTGTAGGCGGTAACGAAACGCGAATGAAGAACCTTGCGGTCAACTATGTAATTCGAGTACGATAAAGGGGTTAATCCATGATTTCAAAACTTAACCCGTTACCAAAGATCCCGTTTGTTGATGGTGTCCCTTCGGACACCACACAAACCCCGATCAACTGGATAATTAACGGCGAAACTCTCGATGGTGCTAAAACCAAAGTCACTAACGAGGGTTCTTTAAACAGGTGCGGTGTTCTGGTACAAAAGAACGCGGTGCAATTAGAAACCAACACCATTACACAGACTGCAAAAATCAACGAAGTTATCGATCAGGTTAACCTCATTAGTGAAAACCTCGCGGCTATTTCTGATGAAAGCGTGATTGACAAACTGGATCAGGTTGTTGCTGATGTAGAAGTGTTGAAAGTTGATATGACTGCGGTTCAAGGTTCTACTGCAAGCAATACCCTGAAAATCCAGGATCTCGATAAAGAGATCGGGACGTGGGACGCTTCAACAGATCCTAAACACCGTACCATTCGAAAAGATATTATTTTCCTGAAAGGGGAAATGGGTGCGTACCCTGGGTTTAACGAAAACGGCGACGTAGATCCGACATCAACGGGTTCCGGCATGAAATACAAAATCATGACGAACGCGCAAGCGATTTCGATTCATGAAGGACGTATTACGCGCCTTGAAGATGATTGGGCTAACTCAGACGTAGGTCATTTAACTGATGAAGTAACCGATCTGCGTAACGAAATGGGGCCAAAACATTTAGCGACATTTGAATCTGTATATGTTCGCCTGAACACTATCGGTACTGAGATCACTGGTATCAATTCCGAACTAACCAGCATCAACCAATATATCGGTCGTACTGGCACGGGTGGAACTGGTAGTATTTCTGCGCGTATGACTACGGCAGAATCGAATATCGCAACCCTGCAAACGCAGATGAATGATTCTGCTACTGGTGTATTACCTCGCGTAATTTCTTTGGAAAATGCTGTCGGTAACTCTCAGATCCCTGGTAGTATTCGTTACGACATCAGCGCAATCAAACGTGACATCGGTGATATCAACATGATCGTCGGTGAATCAAGCGATGATGGTCTTCGTGGGGAAATGGCTCAGGTTATGACCGATATCGGTACTGATTCACAGCCTACGAGCATCAAAGGCCGTTTGCTGAACGTTGAGAACACCCAACGTGACGATCATCAGAAACTGATTGACGTTGAATCTGTTGTTGGTAATACTTCAAGTGGACTCGTTGCGGCTAATATCGCGATGGGTAAAGCTGTTTACGGTGATGCAACGAGTTCTGATCCATTCCTGAAAGACGGTATTCAGAAAACAGCGCGTGACAGTAAAGCGGCTATCGGTGTAAACACAACCGGATCTGAAACAGGGATCTATAAACTGATTTCAGATTTGACTGCTCGTGTTGCTGCACTTGAAAGCGGTACTGGTGGCGAACTTGAACAACGTGTTTCTGATTTGGAAACCAATAAAGCATCGCATCAGGACGTTGCAAACGCATTGGTTCCGTATATTACCGAAGCGGAAGCAGATGTTAAGTACGAACCGAAGAAAATTCCGTTATCGTTTACGCAAAACCTTGTTGGGCGTGGCGATTATATCGAAGGTGATGACATTTCTTTCATGGTTACGGTAACAGGTGGTAAACTGCCTTATGTCTACCAGTGGAAGAAAGGAACCGCTGATGTAGGTACTAACGCATCGAGCATTCTGATCCAAAGCATTACCTCTGCCGACGCTGGCGTGTATAAAGTTGTTGTTACCGATGCAGACAACACCGTAATTACTTCTGACGAAGTGACGGTTGCTGTTTATCCGGTTCCTCAGTTTGATACTAACCTGGCTGACAAATCGGTGGTTGACGGTGATCCTCTGACTCTGGAAGTTGTATACAGCGGTGGTAAACCTCCGTACACTTACGAATGGTTCAAAGATAACTCTGTTATCTCTGGGGAAACATCAGCAACATTTACCAAATCTGCTGTTACAAGCGCTGATGCTGGTGAATACTATGTTTCTGTAACTGACGCAATGAACAACCAAAACGATTCAGTGAAAGCAACCGTGACTGTAACACCTCGTCCGGCTCTTGCATTCACTACGGATCTGAGTGCTACTAAATCATACAGCACAGGTGCTAACATGGATCTTGCTGTTGTCGTGACTGGTGGTAAAACACCATATACGTATAAATGGTTTAAAGACACTGCGGAAATTTCCGGTCAGACAGGCGCAAGCCTTACCACTGTAGCAGAAGATGGGGTGTATAAAGTCGAAGTGACGGATGCACTAACGACTAAAATCACATCAACTGAATGCACGGTAACTGTGGCATAATTTAACAAGGGGCGCAAGCCCCTTTTGAGGATCATATGATTACGAACAATCCTGAACAATTGAAGGATGAAATTCTTCGTCGTCTGGGCGCACCAATCATCAAAATCGAAATCACACAAGACCAGATTTACGATTGCATTCAACGCGCACTGGATCTGTATGCGGAATATCACTACAACGGAACAAACAAAAGTTACATTATCCTTACGTTAGGCGAAGACAACCCGCGAAACGTATTTGATTTGAGTAAAGAACATATTTTCGCGGTTACAAAAGTATTGCGTACAAATATCGGTTCATTGGTTTCTATGGACGGTACAGCGGTTTATCCGTGGTTTACTGATTTCCTGATGGGGCTTACTGGTGGTTCTCTGGGCGGTCGCTGTGCATCAAGCGTGTACGGTATGAATGCATATGGCGCGGATCTGGGGTATTTTACACAGATGATGTCATATCAACGTTCAATGCAAGAGTTGCTGGCTCCATTACCTGATTACTGGTACAACGATGACACTGGTCAGTTTTGTGTATGGGGTAAAGTCAACAACGGTGATATTATTGTCATTGAAGTGATGGTAAGATCCTTTGTCGATGTTCCTAGTGCCGTAGGAAGCGTTGCAGGATACGCTACAGCGGGTTCTAACGCAGTAGAAGACCAATCCATAGCCGACATCTACGATAACCCGTATAACGCGGTTGTGGGCGGTGTACGAGCGGGACAGGGTACAACTGTTACTGGTGGAACCTCTGCATATAACAACCGTTGGGTAAAAGACTACTCAACCGCGCTGGTAAAAGAAATCAACGGGCAAATTCTGGCTAAGTTTCAGGGTATGCAATTGCCTGGTGGTGTTGCTCCAGATGGAACACGACTGATTCAGGAAGCGGAAACCAAATTACAAGGATTGCGCGACGAACTGATTTCTATGTCTGACGCAGTTCCTATTATTATGGTGTAGGGGGAATAATGCAAAACTGGGATGAAAGTTTATTCGCTCAGTTGTCAACGGGGGAGGGAGTCGATCGCAACTTAAAGGATCAAGTCACTAACCCGTATGTAAACTGGTACAAATATAACCCAACACAACAGCTACATGATTCACTTACAGCAGAATCAATCCAGATGAAATCACCTGATATGTATTATGTCAGACGTGAATTTGTGAATATAGATAAAATTCTGGGTGAAGACCGAGAGTCTAAATTCACGAAATCGTGGAAGATCGCTGCATATATTGAATCATATGCTAACTATGAAGGACAGCGGGACTTCTTTAGCAAATTCGGGTTGAGTTCTAACGACGAAATGACGCTGGTACTAAATCCGCGTTTATTTGCACATCAAACTGATGGTGGTATTCCGGTGCTGGGGGATTTGGTTTATTTCCCAATGGATAACAGCTTGTTTGAAATTACATGGGTGGAAGCAGATCCGTTCTATCAGTTCGGTGATCGTCCTCAACGTAAAATCAACCTGGCTAAATTCATCTACACGGGCGAAGAATTGGCTCCTGAATTGCAGCGAAACGAAGGAATCCATATCGAACCTGATGCAGAACTGGATCTTGAACCTATTCGAAATCTTGACGGGCTGGCAGATATTAACATTGAACAGTACGAAGAAGACAAAGAATTTGAAAGAGAAGGTGACGAGTTTATCGAATCTTTTGATGTTGTCAACGGTCGCGGTTCTCCGTTTGCTACACTGCCCTAAATACAAATAGGGGAAACCCTATACATGTAGGGTGTATGATGAAAATCTGCACCCGATTAAACCCATACAGGAAAATAAAATGTTTGGATATTGGTATAATAGTTCGCTGCGTAACTATATCGTTCTGATGGGTGCGCTTTTCAATCACGTTCAAGTGAAACGAGTGCGCGGCGAACAAGAAAAATTTATTAAGGTTCCGATCACCTACGCTTCCAAAGAGAAGTTTCTCGCTTCCATGAATAAACTCAACTACACGTTGAGTCAGGAAAACGTAGCAAAAACCGAAACTATTTTACCGCGAATGAACCTATCACTGGTCGATCTGCAATATAACGCAATTCGTAAAACCAGCATCGCGGTCAACCAAAAAATGACGCAGTTACAAACACCGCGTAAAACGATCACACAGTTTAACCCTGTGCCATATCGTCTTATTTTTGAACTGGGTGTTTATACCCGCTACGAAGATGATATGTTTCAGATCGCAGAACAGATTTTACCGTATTTTCAACCGCATTTCAACTGCAAGATCACCGAACTGCATAAAAACGAAATCAAGGTTGACCGAGACATCAAAATAAGTCTCCAATCAGTAGCACCTGATACTACGTTTGAAGGTGACGTTAACCAACGCAGACACGTTGAATGGTCTTTCATGTTTGAATTGCAGGGTTATCTGTACCCGCCTGTGACGGATGTCAAAGGTGAAATCAGAACAGTATATACTGATTTCTTTGCCAATATGAACCCATTGGATAAAGATAACTTTGAATCAGTAGACAGTCAAGTAGATCCGGTCGATTTACCGCTTCAAGATTATACAGACGAAGAATACATTCAGACTTACTCGCGCAATACGCCGATCCCGTCTGGTGATGAACCTCCGAAGCCGAGGGGAACATAATGGAAAATTTGAACTTACAAGAATTGCTCAATATTGATTCTCTTCCAGGTGGCGTTGAATCTGGGGAGGATGTTGTCGTTTATGAAAAACTGGAACTTAAACCAGTTGAATCACATCCGGCAGATCGCAAACCCGACTTAGAAGAGGATTACAGCCTCGCTAGACGGACAGCGCATTACATGAACCAGATGATCATGGATATGGCTGAAATAGCGCTACACAATGCGAAAAACTCCGAATCACCTCGCCATGTTGAAGTGTTCACAGGTCTTATGAACCAACTGAACTCTTCGAATATGGGGCTGATGAAAATTCACAAAGAAATGCGTGAAATTACGGAAGAGAAAACAACAACTTCCCCTGGTGAAAAATCAGGTGGCGGCGAAATGAATATAGAAAACGCAACCGTGTTTGTTGGTTCACCAACTGAACTGATGCAAAAATATGGTTCGGCATACGACCCAAAAGAGGGCTTCATTGATGGTGAAGTCGTAGAGGTAAATAGTGATGGAAATGGAACCGACGATCGATCCGAGTAAGGAATCAGATCACCCGATTGGGCTAATGCACCCCGACTATCTCAAAAAGAAAATTGATGAAGCGGGTATGGAGTGGACGCAAAGCGAACACGATAAAAAATGGTATCCGACTACGTTTAGTGATTACCTGAAAGTAAACGCGATTCATAAAGTAGATTTGCAGTCTAAGGATCGCAGTAATTTCGCAACGTATAAAGATAAATCGAATAAAAGAAGCCGATACAACGGAAACCCTAACTTAAAACGTGCCTATGTCCAAACCAAATGGACTAAAGAAATGTTGATGGAATGGGTAAGATGTCGTGATGACATCGTTTACTTTGCCGAAACATATTGTGCTATCACCCACATTGACTATGGTACAATCAAAGTACAGTTGCGTGACTATCAGAAAGAAATGCTGATCGAAATGCACAAAAACCGTATGGTTGCCTGTAACCTGTCTCGTCAGTTGGGTAAAACAACCGTTGTTGCTATCTTCCTGGCGCACTTCGTGTGCTTCAATGAGGATAAATTCGTCGGTGTTCTGGCGCATAAAGCGTCTATGTCTGCGGAAGTGCTCGACCGTACCAAACAAGCAATTGAACTGTTGCCTGATTTCCTGCAACCAGGGATCGTTGAATGGAACAAAGGTTCTATCGAACTGGACAACAAATGTAAAATTGGTGCGTTTGCATCTTCTCCAGATGCGGTGCGTGGTAACGCATTTGCGATGATCTACATTGACGAATGCGCATTTATCCCGAATTTCCAGGATGCGTGGTTAGCGATTCAACCAGTAATCTCTTCTGGTCGTAAATCGAAAATCCTTATTACAACGACTCCTAACGGGCTTAACCACTTCTATGATATCTGGAACGCTGCGGTCGAAGGAAAATCCGGCTTCGTGCCATACACGGCGATTTGGACATCAGTTAAAGAACGATTGTACACTGATGGTGATGACGGCGTATTTGATGACGGTTATTCGTGGTCTGCGAAGATGATTGCTGGCTCCAGCAAAGAAGCATTCCTACAGGAACACTGTGCGGAATTTATGGGGACAAACGGAACCCTGATTTCTGGCTGGAAATTGTCTAAAATGTCGTGGATTGATATTGATGAAACTGAAACAAATTTTTATCAATATAAGAAGCCAGTAGAAGGACATAAATATGTTGCAGTGCTCGATCCCGCCGAAGGGCGCGGTCAGGATTACCATGCAATGCACATAATCGATATTACAACGTTGCCGTTTGAACAGGTTGCGGTTTATCATTCAAACAAGACATCGCACCTAATTTTACCGGATATCCTGTTGCGTTATCTTAACATGTATAACGAAGCATGGATTTATATCGAGCTAAATAGCACAGGGCATTCAGTTGCCAAATCTCTTTTTTCCGAACTGGAATATGAGAATGTTATTTGTGATAGTTACAACGATTTAGGTATGAAGCAAACTAAACGCTCTAAAGCGATGGGTTGCTCTACGTTAAAAGACCTGATCGAGAAAGATAAATTGATCATAAATAACAAAAAGACAATACTCGAATTTCGTACTTTCTCAGAAAAAGGCGTTTCGTGGGCTGCGGAAGAAGGGTTTCATGACGATCTCGTTATGTCTCTTGCTTGTTTCGGTTGGCTTACAACACAAATGAAATTTGCCGAATTCTGCGAAAAAGACGATTTAAGACTAGCCAATGAAGTTTTTGCACGAGAACGCGAACAGCTATACGAAGACGCACTATGTCCGGTTATTGTTACTAGCGGTGATGAAACGATTTCGGTTGGTTCTCACGGTATTTCGTTTATATAAATTAGAGGAAATTCTATAATGGCTTTACAATCTCCAGGTATTGAAACCAAAGAAACATCGGTACAATCTACCGTTGTTCGAAATTCAACTGGTCGCGCTGCCATTGTTGGTAAATTTTCATGGGGGCCAGCTTATCAGATCCGTCAGATTTCTAACGAAGTCGAACTGGTAAACTATTTCGGTTCTCCAGACAACCTAACCGCTGACTATTTCATGAGTGCTGTTAACTTCTTGCAGTACGGTAATGATCTCCGTGTGGTTCGTGTTGTCGATAAAGATGCCGCAAAAAACGCAAGCGCAATTTTTAACCAGATCAAAACAACTATCGCATCGCAAGGTTCTAACTATACCGTTGGCGACGTGATCAAAGTAAAATATAGCAACACCGTAGTAGAAGAAAACGGTAAAGTGTCCAAAGTTGACAGTAACGGTAAAATCCTTTCGGTAGTCATCCCAAGCGAAAAAATCGTTGCTCGTGCTAAACAGATCGGCACGTATCCAGATATTTCTACTGGCTGGACTACTGAAATCGTTTCTCAGTCTTCCGGTGTGTCTGCGTCAATCACGATCGATGGTATCGAAAGCGATTCTGGTATCACTCTGTTGAACCTGGATATTGCTAAAGAAACCATTCAGGGAACTTCGTTCCAGACGCTGACCCAGAAATATCAGATCCCGTCTGTCGTGGCTCTGTATCCTGGTGAACTGGGTTCTACTGTACAGGTGGAGATTATCTCCAAAGCTGCTTACGATTCTGGCGCTATGATTTCCGGCTTCCCTTCTGGGATCTCCGTTAAAAACAGCGGTCGTTCTGTGATGACCTATGGTCCACAAACCGACAACCAGTACGCTTTTGTTGTTCGTCGTGGTGGTATTGTACAAGAATCTTTCATCGTGTCAACAGAAAAAACGGATAAAGATATCTACGGCGTGAACATCTACATGGATGACTTTTTCGCTAATGGTGGTTCTCAGTACGTATTCGGTACTTCTATGAACTGGCCTAAAGGTTTCTCCGGTATTCTGGAATTTGGCGGTGGTCTGTCTTCTAACGACACCGTAGGCGCTGATGAACTGATGAACGGTTGGGATATGTTTGCAGATCGCGAAGCCTTACACGTTCCGCTGTTGATTGCTGGCGCATGTGCTGGTGAATCTGTAGAGATTTCTTCTACTGTTCAGAAGCACGTTATTTCGATCGGTGACGAACGTCAGGATTGTACTGTGTTTGTATCGCCTCCGCGCTCTCTTCTGGTGAACATTCCTCTTGCTCAGGCAGTGGATAACATCGTTGAATGGCGTATGGGATACACGATCAGTGGCAATACTCCGGTTGATAATAACCTGAACGTAAGTTCAAGCTATGGCTTCCTGGATGGTAACTATAAATATCAGTATGATAAATACAATGACGTGAACCGTTGGGTTCCGCTGGCAGGTGATATTGCTGGTCTGTGTGTTTACACTGATAGCGTTGCTAACCCGTGGATGTCTCCGGCTGGTTACAACCGTGGTCAGATCCGTAACTGTATTAAACTGGCTATTGAACCGCGTACAGCACACCGTGACGCGATGTATCAGGTTCAGATTAACCCGGTAACTGGTTTTGCAGGTGGCTCTGGTTTCGTTCTGTACGGTGATAAAACACTGACTAGCGTTCCAAGTCCGTTTGACCGTATCAACGTTCGTCGCTTGTTCAACATGATCAAGAAAGACATCGGTGATAACGCGAAATACAAACTGTTCGAAAACAACGACGATTTCACCCGTGCTTCGTTCCGTATGGATACTGGTCAGTACATGACTAATATTCGTGCGCTGGGTGGTTGCTATGATTACCGTGTAATCTGCGACACCACAAACAACACATCGGATGTAATCGATCGTAACGAGTTTGTAGCGACTGTTTACGTGAAACCGCCTCGCTCTATCAACTACATCACTCTGAACTTCGTAGCAACGTCTACAGGCGCAGATTTCGATGAACTGGTAGGCCCACAAGCCGTATAACGTCAAAGGGGGCTGAAACGCCCCCATAAATAATCCGAGGTTAAAAATGCTTACTGACATTTTACGTGCCTTTGAATCCGGCGATTTCGCACGTCCGAACTTGTTCGAAGTAGAGATCCCGTATCTGGGCAAAAATTTTAGATTCAAATGTAAAGCGGCAACTATGCCAGCGGCTACAGTTGAAAAAGTTCCCGTAGGCTACCAGAACCGCAAAATAAACGTTGCTGGTGACCGTACCTATGACGATTGGACAATCACAGTTTATAATGATGACGCACACGTTACGCGTGACGCTCTGGTAGCATGGTCAAACATGATGCACGGAATGGGTGATCAGATTAGCGGTGATATTCCAGCGAACTATAAAAAAACCGCTACGGTAAAACAGAAAAACCGTAACGACGAAGTAACCGCCGAACATACCATTCATGGGCTTTTCCCGACCAACGTTGGTGAAGTAACTCTTGATTGGGACAGCAACAACGAAATTTCAACTTTCGAGTGTACTTTCGCGCTGGATTGGTGGGAATAAAGAGTTATAAATACAGGGGTAGCAATACCCCTATCATTATTTTTCGGAGTTACTATGAACTTTATGGGCTTAGGCAATGTACTTAGCTTTTTCAAGAATTTCGCCCGTGAGGATGAAATTGAACTTGAACAGCAATTAAAAAATGATACAGGTTCGGTCGCGCCTCCTAAAAATAATGATGGTGCATACGAAATCGAAACCGATCTGAATAATCAGAAATATGCTGGTGTATTCCAACAGTTTTACTCTGGACAAGATCCTGCGATTCAAAACAAAGAACAATTAATTAATACGTATCGCGGTATTATGTCATATCCAGAAGTAGAAAACGCTGTTTCAGAAATCATTGACGACGCGATCGTTAATGAACAGGGTAAAGATATTATCACAATGGATCTGGCTAAAACTGGGTTCAGCAAAGCGATCCAAGATAAGATCGTTGAAGAGTTTGATAACGTCCTAAATATCTATGACTTTGATAACATGGGCGCTCGTTTGTTCCGTGATTGGTATGTGGATTCTCGAATCTATTTCCATAAAATCATGCACAAAGACGAGACAAAAGGTATCCGTGAATTGCGCCAACTTGATCCGCGCTGCATGGAACTTATACGAGAATCTATCACTGAAACCCTTGATGGTGGTGTGAAAGTATTCCGTGGTTATCGCGAATTTTTCGTGTATAGCGCTCCTAAAGCTGGCTATACGTACAACGGGCAGATCTACCAGGCAAACCAGAAAATTAAAATCCCGCGTTCCGCTATCGTTTACGCTCATTCTGGTCTGGAAGATTGCAGCAACAATATTATCGGATATCTTCACCGCGCTGTCAAGCCAGCAAACCAATTACGTTTGCTTGAAGATGCGATGGTAATTTACCGTATCACCCGCGCACCTGAACGCCGTGTGTTCTATATCGACGTAGGTCAGATGGGTGGCAACAAAGCTACACAGTATGTAAATAACATTGCACAGGGGCTTAAAAACCGCGTTGTGTATGATGCCAGAACAGGTACTGTGAAAAACCAGCAAAACAACCTGTCTATGACAGAAGATTACTGGTTGATGCGTCGTGACGGTAAAGCAATCACAGAGGTTTCTACGCTTCCAGGCGGTCAGAACTTCTCTGATATGGATGATATCAAATGGTTTAACCGTAAGCTCTATGAAGCCCTGCGTGTACCATTAAGCCGTATGCCTCGTGATGATGGAGGTATGCAAATTGGTGGTGGTGGTGAAATCACCCGTGATGAACTGAAATTTAGTAAGTTTATCCGTACACTGCAAATTCAGTTCAGCCCTGTGCTCGCAGATCCGTTAAAAACGAACCTGATCGCGAAGAAAATTATCACAGAGGAAGAATGGGAAGAAAACGTAAGTAAAATTTCGTTTGTATTCCAGCAAGATTCATATTATGCCGAAGTTAAAGACATCGAAATACTTGAGCGTCGTCTGAATTTAATGTCTCAGGTTGAAGGTGTGGTCGGGAAATATGTCTCCCATAAATACATTATGAAAGAGATTCTTCGAATGTCCGACGAGGATATCGACGAACAGACGAAACTGATCGAAGAAGAATCTAAAGAAGAACGTTTTAAAAATCCAGAAGCGGAAGAGGAAAACTTTTGATGAAAGAATTTATCGAAGCAATCAAAAGCGGTGATCTGGTGGAGGCTAAAAAGCAATTTTACTCCATCATGGAAGACCGTACCGAAGCCCTTCGCCAAGAAATGCGCGTTGAAATTGCAGAAGCAGTACGAATCGAAGGTGAAACCGACGAAGATGACGGCGACGACGACAAAGACGACAAAGATAATGGCGACGGCGACGAAAAAGATAAAGACAAAAAGCCGTCTGATAAAGACGACAAAGACGAATAAGAGGTGTAAATAATGCAACTCGAACTCGAAGAAATTAGTGTTGAAGAACTTGAACCCCATTTAAGCGAAGCGAAAGCTCGCGTTGATATTTTGGGGATCGATGAAGCCACTATTAAAATCATCGAAAATTTGGCGGTCGATGAACCTCATTTAGCACTTGCTATGATGTCCATTGTCGAGGGTTTGAGTTTAGATGAAGTCATTGTTAAACACGTTGATTCTCGTGGTAATGTGGAACGTAAAAAAGACCGCAAAACTCGTGAACGTAACGCGTATCAAACAACTGGCCTTACTAAGTCTCAACGTCGCCAGATCGCGCGTCGTGCGATGAAAACAAAACGTGCAAACCCTTCTATTACAACCCGCGCACAACGCAAGCGTAAAAAAGCGCTCCGTAAACGCGCCGCATTAGGGCTATAAATATGAATGAATCCCAACTCAATGAAAACGGCGATATGCTGCTAATCGAGGAATGGGGTTTACCTTGTGCGGATATTTCCGATTCTATTTTGGAATCGGTCGGAACGTCGAAAGACGGTAAACTGAGGATTGAAGGTATTTTCCTGCAAGCCGAAAAAGTTAACCGAAATAAACGACTGTATCCGAAAAAAGTATTAGAAGAAGCAGTAAATGATTATATCAGAACTCAAGTCAATACCCGTCAAGCATTGGGTGAAATGAATCACCCGCCGCGTCCTAACGTAGACCCGCGTAATGCTTGTATCCTCATTGAAAAAATGTGGTGGAAAGGTAATGACGTTTGGGGCCGTGCTGTTGTTGTTGAAGGTGACAATGGCGATGGTGATAAACTTGCAGCGTTAATTCGTGCTGGTTGGGTTCCTGGTGTTTCTTCTCGCGGATTGGGTAAACTTGCCGATTCTGGTAAAGGTTACGGTATCGTACAAGAAGGTTTTAAATTGGCTGTAGGTGTTGATGTTGTTTGGGGACCAAGTGCTCCAGATGCTTACGTTAAGCCGATTGCCGAATCTCAGCAGACACAACCGCTTGTTGAGAATATTAGTGCTGATGACGCTTTCAGAAAACTTTCTGAACGTTTGAAAGGTCTATAAATAATATCATATCAAACAGGAAACTTAGAAATGCTAAAAGAACAACTGTTGGCAGAAGCCCAGAACCTGGATACTCCAGTTGAGTTAGACAGCATTTTCGAATCAGTTGAACTTTCTGATGAAGTGAAAGCGAATTTCACCACTGTATTCGAACAAGCTGTAAAAGCAAACGCTGTTAAGCTCGCTGAATCCCATATCACCCAGATCGCGGAACGTTCCGATGAACTGGTTGAAGCCCAGGTTGCCGAAAAAGCTGGCGAAATCGAAACACGACTGTACGAAGATGCAAATAAATACTTCGACCACATCGCGCAAGAATGGCTCTCTGAAAATAAAGAAGCCGTATCCCGCGATATTAAGGCCGACCTATTCGAATCTCTGGTTACTGGCATGAAAGAATTGTTCGTTGATCACAACGTAATTATTCCAGAAGCCCAGGTTGATGTTGTTGCAGAACTCGAAGATGAACTGACTGAAAATCAGCAGGAAGTTAAACGCCTGTTCGAAGCAAATCAGGCTCAGGCTAAAGAGATCGCCAACATGAAACGCGATACCATCGTTTCAGAAAAAACCAAAGATTTAACTGAATCTCAGGTTGAGAAAGTTCAGAACCTGATCGAAGGTTTGGAATATTCCGACAAGTTCGAATCCAAACTGACCGCAATTGTCGAAATGGTAGCGACTAAAGCGGAAAAACAGGTTGACGAGAGTACCACTACTCAGACAACCACTAAAGACGACTTTGTTCCGGTGAACGAAAACGCTCCGGCAGAGAAATCGAAGATCAATAAATATGTTGAAGCGGCTAAACGCCTTTCCTAATCTTTTATAAGGTAAGAAACAATGTCTAAGAAAAACGAATTGATGGAAAAATGGAACGATCTTCTGGAATCTCAGGAAGGTTTACCGGATATCGCTACCAAATCCAAAAAACAACTGGTTGCTGCCATTCTGGAAGCACAGGAAAAAGACGCTGAAACCGATCCGGTTTACCGCGACGAAAAAATTGTGGAATCCTTCGGTGGTTTCCTGGCAGAAGCAGAAATTGCTGGCGATCATAACTATGATCCGACCAACATCGCTTCCGGTAAATCCAGCGGTGCTATCACCAACATTGGCCCTGCTGTAATCGGTATGGTTCGCCGTGCGATTCCTAACCTGATCGCATTCGACATTTGCGGTGTTCAGCCTATGACTGGCCCTACTGGTCAGGTGTTCGCTCTCCGTGCTGTCTACGGTAAAGATCCTCTGGCTGGCGGTACTCCGGCAGATGTTCGTGAAGCATTCCATCCGATGTTTGCCCCGGATACCATGTATTCTGGTGAAGGTGCTCACACTGCATTCGCGAAAATCACCACTGGTACAGCGATCGCTACTGGCGCTATCGTATACCACATTTTCCAGGAAACGGGTATTGCATACTTCCAGAACGTTACCTCTGGCAACGTAACTGTAACTGGTGCTGATCCGGCTGCTCTGGATGCTGCTGTAATCGCAGAGAACGAAAAAGGTACTCTGGCTGAAATCTCTGTTGGTATGGCTACCAGTGTAGCAGAACTGCAAGAGAACTTCAACGGTTCCAGCTCTAACCCGTGGAACGAAATGGCTTTCCGTATCGACAAACAGGTTATCGAAGCCCGTAGCCGTCAACTGAAAGCACAGTATTCTGTTGAACTGGCACAGGATCTTCGCGCTGTTCACGGTATGGACGCTGACGCAGAACTGTCTGCAATTCTGGCAACTGAAATCATGCTGGAAATCAACCGCGAAATCGTTGATCTGATCAACTATACCGCTCAGGTTGGTAAATCTGGTTTCACCCAGACCGTAGGCTCTAAAGCTGGCTCCTTCGACTTCCAAGATCCGGTAGATATTCGCGGCGCTCGTTGGGCTGGTGAAAGCTACAAGGCTCTGCTGATTCAGATCGACAAAGAAGCGAACGAAATCGCACGTCAAACAGGCCGTGGTGCTGGTAACTTCATCATCGCTTCCCGTAACGTGGTTTCCGCTCTGGCTCGTATCGACAGCGGCATCACTCCGGCAAGTCAAGGTCTCCAGAAGACTCTGAACGTTGATACCACGAAAGCAGTATTCGCTGGTGTTCTGGGTGGCACTTACAAAGTGTACATCGACCAGTACGCTCGCCAGGATTACTTCACCGTTGGCTTCAAGGGCGACAACGAAATGGATGCTGGTATCTACTACGCGCCATACGTTGCACTGACCCCGCTGCGTGGTTCTGATCCGAAGAACTTCCAGCCAGTAATGGGCTTCAAAACTCGTTACGGTATCGGTATCAACCCGTTTGCGAACTCTCGCTCTCAGGCTCCGGCAGATCGTATCACTTCTGGTATGATCAGCAAAGAAATGTGCGGTAAAAACGCATACTTCCGTAAGGTCTGGGTTAAAGGTCTGTAATCGACTTTACACTAAAAGGCAACCTACGGGTTGCCTTTTTTATTTGTGTAAATAGATACAGGTAAAACACCATATAATTCAGGAACCATAGAAATGAGTGATAAACACTACACAATTCACAAGTTGATGCGTCAGTCTACGCTTCCGTCTGGTAAACGCGAAAAGGTTATCAACGAAGCAACAGGCACGACAGATATCAACGTACAGAACACGCGCCCAGAACTGGTTTCTTTGACTCGCGCTGTGAACAACCTGATCTATCATGAACTGGTTGCTGTACAAGAAACGGATTTACCAGTAGCTACCCTTTTCGGTGTTCGTTATCGCAACCCTAATGGGGATATGACTTTCTCCAGCGCTGCAACCTATTCAGGCCGAATCTCTGGACGTACAGGCATTGATGATATCGATCTGGCTAAAGCATACGTTAAAGGCGACTTATTCAAGCACGATGTCACTGACGTTGTTTATGAGGTTATCGCACCGATTACCCTGAACACACTGGATACTGATAAAGACACTGCGATCATGAAAGCAGTTTTCCAAAGCAAAATTCGTTTAGTTAGCGAGGCTGCGGATACTTCGAAGTATGAAACCAGTGAAGATATCGCATCAACTTCTTTCCAGATGGATCGCTGGAATATTCCGGTACGCTCGCGCAAGTTTAAAACCGAAATGACGGTTGAACTGATGCAGGATCTGGAAGCGAACCAGTTTGAAGCCGATGGGGTTATTGAAGATATCCTGGGAACCGTGGCAAGTGAAGAAGTAAACAAAGACATCATCCAGACTCTGATCACCGTATCTAAGCGTTATAACGTTAACGGCGTTGTCACTGATGGTATTTTTGACGCTACCACTTCATACACTGCTGCTGATGCTCCGGCATTAGGTCGTATGCTGTATCAATTAGCGTGTGAAATGGGGCAGGAAATGAATAAAACCACTTCATTTGATGCTACCTACGTCCTTTGCTCCGCTCGCGTCACAGGCATTCTGGCTGCGTCTGGTTGGATGACAGAAACTGATGAACAACACCCGCTGGCAACTGGCAAGCTACAGAACGGTTATTACGTCTATACCGACACCAATACACCGTTTGATTATCTGCTGACAGGTTGTAAGTATGATCTGGGTGATATGGATCACGTTGGTTCTCTGTTCTTCACCCCGTACACCGAAGCCGACGAAGCAGGTTCAATCAAAGTATCCGTTGATCCGGCATCATTACAACCGAAAGTCGCTATTCTGATGCGTTACGGTCTGTCTGTGAACCCATATACAACTGATTCCGATTCTGAACGCCTGATCAAAGGTGATGATTGGTCTAACCTTGCAGGTAAATCTAAACTGAGTCAGATCGTAGGTGTTAAGTTACCTACACTGGGTTAATCTTTATGTTTTGAGAAGACCATTATAGTAATTAAGATCAGAAAGGTCAAATGAGCGAAGCGAATTTTCACGAACGAAGTGAGTGATAGGGTAAGAACTACATAATTATATTTTTATATTTATATATAGAGAAAAATGTAGTTTTTGGTATGGTTTTTAACCAGATGTAAACCAACATTCACTCACTACGTTCGTTCATGTACTCGCTTCGCTCGTGGATTTGACTTCTTGATCTAACTGGTTATAATGTTACTTTGTTTTGAGGTGATTCATGGCTGAACTAAAACTTGAAGATTTACAGGCTGAACTCGAAAAGGATATGTTGATTGATCCTCTGAAACTACAGAGTGAATCAGCAGATATTCCTAAGATTTGGTCAAAATGGCTTCGATATCATTCGAATGCTAAGAAAAAACTGATCCAGCTACAGGCCAGGAAAGAAGCAGACGTGAAAGAGCGTTTGTTGTACTACACTGGACGGCATGAAACTGAAATGACGGATGTCATTTACACAGGTTCAGGTGAAATTAAGATCGCGATCAACGGTGACCCGAAAATTGTTGAGGTTAACAAACTGATTCAGTATTTCGAACTGATTGCAGAATTCACCAGTAAGGCGCTGGACATTGTTAAGAACAAAGGATATTCTATCAAAAATATGTTGGAAATCCGAAAACTTGAGAGTGGTGCATAAAATGTCAGAACAAGAAGACTGCAAATGTGTGGTTTGTAAAAATCCGATTCCTACTGCAACTGGGTTTGTAACTGAATCTGGTCGTGTGTGTGGTGTGATTTGTGCTCAGTATTTGATTGAGCGTAACAAAACCGGATTGAATGAAGCCGACGATCTGAACGAAGTTCAAATGTTGCTGTAGGTGGAATATGAACGCAGAAGATGTTGACGTATTCGACGAACACCCAGATTTTTAGGGTAGGTAAAAAGTTGCCATAGGCAAGACAAATCAAATTATAGGACAAACTTACGGATAGCCTAACGCCGAGGTGAGAACGTTAACTTTTGTCTGAGGCGGGTTTGAGTTCGAAACGCAAGGATCGGACGCTCTAAATACTGGTGTACCCCTTGTGGGGCTTGTTAGAATAGCGGTGGAAGACACCGCGTTATCAAATCAAACTAGTTTCAAAATTAAAAAGCCCCTTCCTTTCGGTTGGGGCTTCTTTTTTAGAACTTCTCTTCTTCTCCGCTTTCAAGTTCAGCTTTGAGTTCTTCACGCCGTCCTTTGATCGCGTCACGCATTGAAATGTCATCGGATGCAGCAACTTCAACTTCCTTGACCCGCGTATTGTAATACTTTTCTAATTCTTTCAAACCGTCCAATGTACGGCACGAAGCAACTTTATTCATGAAATCATCAATCGCGGCTTCGTTAACGAATTTAGCAAAACTTTTCATCTTAACCTCTTAAATGTCTACCTGTTTGATCACGTAGTCGAATCGTTCTTCATTGTAGATCCGTACACGTTCCATAGCATGTTTCATGCCGTAGTTGGTTGCACTATATTTATTTTTGGCTGTCTTGGACTTCGACAGCGTAGCCAGGTTATCAACGATATCCCATACAGTAGCCAGCAATTTAGAACCATGCTTACGTAAAACACGTCCGATTGACTGTTTAACCACAACAGCAGATTTGCAAGGATGCGCAAAAATGATGTGGTGTAGGTTCTTGATTGAGATACCTGTACTCAGTACGCCGATTGAACCGATTACAATCAATCCTTTTGTGGATTCCGCAATCTTTTTCATTTCGTTGCGATCGTCAATCCCTGTATCACCGTTAATCAGTACAACGTTATCGTAAACCTTGCTCAACTGCTCATACAACCATTTTCCGTGTTCTTTGTACCGGAACATAACGAATGTGTTTTCGTTCTTCTCGCGGGACAGTTTAAGCGCTAGTTTAAGCACCCACGCATTACGCCTCTTATGGCTGGTAACGTACTTGATTTCAGTCTGATAATCAGCACCTTTCAATTTCTTGATCTCTTCTTCTTTGTATCGAAGGAAGATAGTATTGATTCTCAGGTTGGTTACTTGTCCATCATCCATCAAACGACGCGTGTCAACTGGTTTAAAGACTTTACCGAACGCACCAATGTATTGCATCATGTTCGTTTTCCCTTCTTTCAGGGAACCGGATAAGCCCAGTTTGAAGATACATTGATCCATCGTGTCGATGATTTTTTTGATACTCAACCCTGTTGAGAGGTGGCATTCATCAACCATCAAGCACATGAACTGCTGGAACCACTCAGCAGGCATTTTAACCGCTGATTGCCAGGTGGAAACGTAAATCAACGCGTTACTGTTTTTCGCAGTACCTGAACGAATGCCTAACATTGCTGATTTCGGAAACAGTCGATAGTTCGCGATATCGTCGATCATTTGGTCAACAAGTGCGGTAGTCGGTACGATAATCAACACTTTACCGCTGTAATGTTCCAGACACCAACGGGAGATAAGACCCTGAATCAAAGATTTCCCCGCTGATGTAGGAAGGTTCAGCACACCGCGACGATTTTTGATACCGTGGAACACTGATTCTCTTTGATACCAGTACGGATCGATTTGTTTGTCACCGTCATAAACTGGATGTTCTGTAATCCACTTGTCAAAATCTTCCTGTGTGATATCTTCTGTTTCATGGATCTTTGGATCAACCCAGATTGAATACCCGCGAGATTCTGCAAATTTTGATACCAGATAGGCTAACCCATACGGAAGTTTACCGTTATAGTCCATCAGGTAAATGTACCCGTTCCATCCACCATATTTGTATTTGGCTTGATACTGATAGCCTGGGGGCTGGAATGAAAAATAGTCACGCAGTTCATAGACTATGTTAGCGTCTGCCTGAATCTGTACGTGGCTTGTATTTAAATATTTGACTTCAATATCCACTATGATTACCCTATGTACAAAGTATATAGGTATTTATTGCCTAAATATTGGATAAACACTGGAGATACATATGAAAATTGATTACGAAAAGGTTGATGGGTTCCGTACCCTCGACACAAAAGAACAGAAAGGCGCGTTAGCTGATTATGCTATGAACGTGTTTGCTGTTAAGCTGAACAAACAGAAATCCTTTGATAACATGCTGGCTGATCTGGTTGCGGCTTTGCCTGATGACGAAGAAAAGCAGGAACTGCTGATCGATTCACCAGAACCGGAAGTTCTGATTAAAGTTGGTGATATAACAGTCACTTCTGACTCGATGCAAGTTGAGAAAGATACTCATGTTGATTTGTCTGCTGATTTCATGCAATACGTTAAAGACGTTGCTCCTTATGTCGCTGACCAGATCACGCTAGTTACAGACGATGTAGAACCTCCTGTAAGCGATTCTAACGAGTCCAGACCCGATATGGCATGGCTGGATGGTTTTAGTCCTACAATCGTTCTGATGGGGCGTAGCGCTCGTTCTAATGGGTATTACACATGCCCCTGGTGGATTTACGATTGGATCAAGAAAAATCCTGATTGGTACAAAGATCCTGACCAGTGTCCACACTACAGCGCAAGGGATACCCTCAAATCGCTGGTGTACTACATCAAGCGTGACGGACAAGTTACGGTGCGTGAAACTCGCAACAGTAGTTTCGACACCTTCAAATTTTAGCACTTTTTGCTAATAAAACTTGTTGACCCTTACCCTGCTTTCGCGTATATTTGTATTCGAAGGCGGGGGAAAGGCTCTCGCAGTGAAGAAGGAAAGCAAAATGAAAAACGAAATGATGAAAAATGCTTATTACCCAGTTCTGTTTGTTTGGTCTGATGGTAAAGTGAAGAAAGTCGTCAATTCAAAAGCTCCTTATTACACTGTTGGTGAAGCTCTCCGTCATGCTGCTGAGGCTGATTATCCGGTATCTTTCGAACCTGGTTATGCTCGTTGGAATGGTTCAAAATGGGTTGCTGATACTTGGGATAATTACGAAGAAGAAAGAATGGAATGTGATCCTGATTACGTTTCTCGTCAGATGGAAGCACATATGATTGCAGATCGCCGTCTTGATAACGAAGCTCGCGGGTTCTGGTAAAATTTGAAGGGGCGAAAGCCCCTTTTTCATAGGTGAATTATGTTGAATCATGAATTGTTGAAAGATTTAAGCGACGGTAAAGAGATCGGGAACGTTATATTCCTTGATATTGATGGAGTTCTAAATAATATGCGGTCTATGAAATTCGGTGAACATATGGACATCGAATGTGCGCGACACTTGCGCCGGATCGTGAACCATGCAGATTGTGATATCGTTGTTTCTTCAACATGGCGTATAGGCAACACGACACACAACCTACGTGAAATTCTGTACCCCTGGGGGCTTTATCGTGTCATCGGTCGAACCTGTAGTAATATGCAGGGTGCTTACCAGCGTGGGGATGAAATCAAGGCATGGATCGATGCTTTCGGATGTAAGAACTATCTTATTCTGGATGATGACCGCGACATGTTACAGGAACAGAATGAACACTTCATTCGAACCGATCCTTACATTGGGTTGACAGAAGAACAATCGACCTTTGCGATCCGTAATATATTTGGAATAACAACCCCGTTTTGTCCTGAATGCAATGGCTACGGGCGCGTGAATGAATATGATAAATGCGGTAGCTGCAACGGTAAAATTTTGCGTCTATAAATATAGAAAAATTAAGAGGTTTCAATAATGGCTACTGAAAAATGGACTACGGTTCACCCTATCCCGTGGCGTAATACCAGTTTTACCTATCTCCCGTGGTGGATCTTCGATATCATCGTTGCTGCTAACACGGCTGGTGATGACTGGCGCGATTACGCAGAAGAAAAATATGCGAAAGAATTCGACACTCTGAAACAGGCATACATCGATTATACCGATGTTGATTTCATCGAATCTCGCAACGGTTATCTGTATAAACTGAGTGATTTTACTCCGTCTGCTCCGGCTGTAACCATCACTCCTAAAACTGCTCCTGCTGATTTTAAAGTAGGTGATGCTGACCTGGCTGCAACAGATCTGTTTACTATCGATCCTAGCGGTACTGCGATGACTCTGAGTGTTGATAGTTCCGGTCATGCTTCGATCGTTGGTGGCAAACTTCATGCAGTAAGTGAAGGTGACGTTGTTGTTACTGCAACCTCTGGTTCGGTTACTGCAACCCTGACTGTAAACGTTAAGGCACAACCAGTAACGATCGTCGCTAAATCTCCGGCTCCGACTCTGGCTGTAGGTGGTGCTGACCTGGAAGTTTCTGATATGTTTGATGTAACTCCGTCTGGTGCTTCTGTTACTCTGAGTGTTTCCAGCGGTGGATCTTTTGGTAGTATCGTAAGTAATAAACTCCACGCTCTTGCTGCTGGTGACGTAGTTGTTACTGCAACCTCTGGCTCTGTCGTAGAGACTATTACTATCACTATAACTGCATAAGAAGGTAAAACATGCTTCTATTCGAATTCAATGATGTATTCGCGAAGTTTAGTGACGCAATTCAAGCAAAGTTCGGAAAACGCCCCGAAAACATGACAGAAACAGAATATAATGATGCTGTTTCGTCCCTGGTTCGTACAGATTTTTATGAAAAACTGGCGATCGAGGTGTTAGGCTGGGACATGATGAAATGGGGTATGACTTATCGCGATCGCGAAGTCGGTTTCATTCTCGTCAACGAGGTTAAAAGCCCGTTATGGGTGAACAACCAAAAAGTTGCATACATGGATAAAGTGTGCGCGGAAATGGGTATTGTACGTCTGGATTTTTGGACGTGTAAGGATCTGAATGAACTGAAAGGTCATGCTTATCGTTGCCCTCTGATTTCTCGCAATGAGAAACATCGTCAAGCATGGGATAGCGCTGGCAAGTATCGCAGTGTCTACCTGAACGATGATATTAACATCACTATCCAGGATGTGAACCGCGCCTTTGCGGATTACACACCGTAAACAAAAAAGGGAACCGCAATGGTTCCCTTTCTTTTTATAACTTTCTTATTTCTTTTAACGCTTCTTCTTTGCTACCAACGAAGAGGATCGCTTGTCCTCCGGCTTTTCTGAAAGGTAACACCGCTTTTGCTCTGTCGTCTATCAGTATGCCCTGACTCGCATAGGCTGCTTTGTCTTTGCTGCTTTTGGTGTAATGGAATTCAGGCAAGTATCCTAATTCTCTCAACAACGCTTTTTTCTTCTGCTCTGCTACTTCTTCTGAATCGTACTTCCCAACACTGGTCAAGATCGCAACCTGTCCCAATGTTTTCAGGTGGTGGAACAATTCGAACCCTTCTTTTAAAGGTTTCAATTTTTCGTAGAAGTCAATTTTTGCGATTGTTTTTTTAGCCCTTTTCAGTTCTTCTTCTGGCATTCTCGCCGGATCACCATACATCGGTATGAAAGAACCTTCCCAATCAAACAGTACACCATCCATATCAAAGAAAAACTTTTTCATATCAATTCCTCGCCTTGTGTGTGCATAATATTCATATATGTTCCCACTGTCAACCCCATGTATCAGTTTTAGGTGCGTATGCTGCAACTTTCGCCACTAATTCTTTATCAAGCTGATCAATGGATTTTTGCGGTTTACCTTTTGCCTTAACTTTGATGTAGTTAGACTTGACAACAAACATACCGCCTTTCTCGGATTTTTTGATTTCGCTGTCGATACCAACTTTGTTAAAGCTGATCCAGATATCACCATCCATATACTGTTTCAGTGAATCGCCCATGTTCAGGATCTTCGCCATAGTAAGCGCTGCTCCTTCGTGGGTATCCATGAGGATTTCTTTAGGAACGACACGGTCACGTTTCAGGTTCTGCTGCATAGCAATATGAACATCGTTCATTACCCAAACAATATGAATGTTTTCTTTCTGGTATCCCAGCGCTTCAACATCACGGGCAATGCTTGCCAGCTTGCTCATGCTTTTTAGGGTAACGTCGAAAATCAGGTTTGGTTTACGGTCTTCCGGTGCTGCTGCGATACCAGCATAAACACGCGCCTGGTTTTTGTTTGATACGTTGAATACGTCTGCGATCACATGGTGAAGCGTTGCAACGTTATCAGGATTTTTCAGGTTCATCGTTTTAACGTCATGACCTGTTTTTGCTTTAATTTCTGCTGCTAATTTGGTGCTACCCATTACCAGCTTTTTCAGTGCGTCAACGTCCAGTGTGATCCCTTCGATACCTAACAGCTTTTCGAGGGTGAAGCCTTTACCGGAACCCGCACCGCCAGCCAGGATCACGACCTGACCGAATTTTGGATAAGCCTTACCGCCAAACGTAATCAACGCTTCGTCGAGGCTCACAAAGTCTTTGAATGATTTCATCTTAGAACTCCAAGGTTTATTTTAATATATTTATTGACATCATTTTGCTGATGGGTTTATAGTGAAGTTGTTCGACGGGTAGGCCGGAAGAACTTTAACCATAAGGTAACATCATGAAACTTGAACTTAACCGCTTCATTAAAGATGCCGCTGCTGGCGACCAATCAAAATACACATCGCGCCGCAATCACACACTAGTCAATGATTTTTATACCCTGCTTGGATTCAAACGCTGGCATACTCCGGTTATGCGTCCCGACTGCGATCCTAAGTGGGATTATTTTCGCTGGAGTATTAGAAAACATGCCGTTGTGAAAAAGATCCGTGTGATGTCTTTCCGTTTTCTGTACCCTAACTGCATTATTGAAATCGCAAAAGAAAGAGATATCACCCTTCCTAACGGATGGAAACTGGCGGATCTGATGGAAACGTTGATCCAGATGCGTAGAGAATACAAAGCTGGGTACATCCGTTCTTTTGAAAAGATGGGTGATTATTCCAATAGCGAAAATTACAAAGAATGGCAGTTGATCGCAAAGTACCTGTTAAACTGTGTATGGCATATTATTTGTAATAAAGGTTCCGCGATCAACCTGGGAGGTCATGAAATCATCGCTCGTGCTCGTGAAAAAGTTTGTGTAGCGGTAAACGAGATCATTTCTTCCGGTGGCATTGTGTTACATGTAAACGTTGACGAAATTGTGTATTACGGCGAACAGGTGGAATTTGATAACGTTCACCATGAAAAACACTGGTATGGTATTTTTACTGGTTCCGGTGGCGCTGCTTGGGGTGATAACATGGTAATAAGTGGACACATCCCAACGATTAAATTTGACCTTGATGAATGGGAACCGTTTATAGGTGATCGCCGTTCTGCTGGGGAACAACGCGCATTGGCTGAACGTATGATTGCAACGCGAATTAAACAATTCACACGCGAAATCATGGATTACATGAACCGTACAAAAGAAGATGTGTTGAAAGAAGTTGACTTGTCCGGTGAATAACTGTAAGCTGTAAAGACTGAAAACAAGGAGATAACAATGAAAACGATTCACTGCCGCGAAGAACACGTTGTTTATTACCACGGATCTTGTACTGCTGCTGGGATTGAAAGCATGTTGTTGCCTCCTTGTGCTTCGGATACTCTGTCTGAAAAAGGCAGAAAGAAAAATCTGGATCGTGTTTTCTTCACTGCTGACATCGGACTTGCTCGGATCTACGCTGGAAGGGCTGCACGTTCTATAGGTGGTGATCCGGTGCTGTATCGGGTTGTGTGTCCGGTTGACGCAGTGTGCATGAACGACGACAAAGGCGCGAGTGTTTATCATGCTGCATGGGCTTTTTGTGAGGAAGTATGAATGACCGTGTTTTAGCAGTTCTCGTTTTCCTTCTGGGTTATCGAGTTGAGGTAATGGGTGGTGTCATGGCTATGAAAAACGATCTGACCGCAATTTGGGTTGTTGCTTTAGGTGTGATGTTCACGTTTCTTTCTTTCGCGATTGTTAACGAGGCAAACGAATGAAACTATTTCATGTAGTGTATGGCGGTATCAGAAATATCGATGTACCATTGCTTGCATCAGGAACAATTGATACACTTGAAGGTAAGATCGGGAAACGTTTTAAAACTACTGTATCTGAAATCAAAACGGTGTTTGTTGACCATCCGTCAGATATGGAAAATTTAATCAATACTCTGGATGATTTACTGATTCCATTTGCGGAAGAGTTTCATTATCAATCAGGACTGTATTTGATTGTGACATTTGTTCTAAAAAATGTTGACAACAGAAATCCAGAAGTGTTAGATTTTATTAGCAAAATTGATTCAATTAAAGGAAAGTGATTATGAAAATCGTTCAGCGTAATATCAGCGAAGTTAGCCAGGAAGAAAAAGTTCAGATTCATTTCAAATTTAATGATCTGAAACGTGGTTATGCAGAAATTGCCCGTGTTCATAAGCTGGATAACAGCGACATTTATATGATTGTCCAGGAAATTGAACGAATCCGCGCTTTCCGTGCCGAAAACCCGAAAGTAAAACGTGTCCTTCGTCGCGTATATGTAAACAAGCATCGTAAGGCTGCGAAACCAGTTAAAACCAAACGCGAACCGCGTCCAGATAACAAACGCAAAGCAATCAACGGCGCTATGGCGCTGGCGTTTCAGGAAGCAGGTTTAGTGTAAGAGGTTAACATGAGTCGTAGACAAAATATGGAACGTTGGTCTGGTGTTGTAACCAGTAGTATTAAACCCGTTGCCACTGTAGTGAAAGAAGTTGTTGAAGAAACTCCGGTTAAAACTCAAACGATTGTTTCTTTGAGTGATGAAGAGTTAGAGCACCGTCGCCGTGCGAATCAAATTGAATTCGATCTGCGTATTGCTCGTTCATACAACAGCAAAAATGATGATGCTCGTAGCCGAAATTTACAATTCGCTCTTACGCTGAGTGATTGGACTTCGTTAATGAGTCAACCGACCTGTTTGTATTCTGGGAAGGTGTTTAGTTCTCGTGGGGATAGTCCGAATTCCCGAACGATGGAACGAATTAACCCGATGTTGGGTTATACCCCAGAAAACACGATCGCAGTGACAAAAGCCGCTAACAGTGAAAAATCATCACTTGATGCGTTCATGAAGGGTTCCGTAATCCTTCCAGAAGTAAAACTTAAACTGTTACGCAAAGCCGCGTACCAAATTGAAAAACAATTGAAAATCAAAGGTTAATATTATGTTTGTGAAATATTCTTCTCTTACGAACCATTACGAAGGTAAGTTCATCAATGGCGTGATCATGAATGGCCTTACTGGTGGCGTGTGGTGTGCTCGTGAAAAGATCCACGGTGCGAATTTTAGTCTGATGACTTCTGACGGTAAAAACGTTATTCCGGCAAAGCGTAGCGGTGAAATCCTCCCTACTGAACAGTTTTACGGTTGCGAACCTGTCGTTGCTCGTTATGCTCCGGCGATCCGTAGGCTGTGGGGAATGATTCACGGTGCAAGACAATCAAGCGGTATAGATGAACCACTGGAAATTCAGGTATATGGTGAATTTGCGGGGCGTGGTGTTCAGAAAGATGTTGATTACGGAGAAAAAGATTTCTATGTGTTTGACATTCTTATGAATGGTAAATTCATTGCTGACCATAGTGTTGCTACGCTTGCGGCTGCTGTTAGCTTGAAAATGGCTCCACTTCTGGCATACGGTACGTTTGACGAGATCCGCGCACTGCCTATCACCTTTGATTCGGTGGTTAACCTGGCTAACAGTCGCGCTATCCCTGCACAGAATAACGGCGTTGAGCCTGAGTTTAAAAACTTCATGACTCTGAAAGATGGTGAAGGTGAGAACATCGCAGAAGGTTTCGTGATGAAGCCCGTCGAACCTGCTTTCATGCCAAACGGTGAACGCGTTGCGATCAAATGCAAAACAACAAAGTTCACAGAGAAGAAGAACAAGCAAGCGAACCGCTTCAATGCTCCGGTTGAACTGTCTGAAAACGATAAAGTTAAACTGGATGTGTTTACCTGTTACCTGAACGAAAACCGTGTGAAAAGCGTCCTGTCCAAAATTGACAGCGCGAATCTCACCGCAAAAGATTTCGGGCGTGTGATGGGGCTAACGGTACAAGATGCGCTGGAAGAAATCGAACGCAACTATGGCCCGTTTATTGAACAGTTCGAAAATCCTACGCTGGCGAAGAAAACTTTCACCAACGAAGCATCAAGCATTGTACGCGCAAACTGGGGCGCGATCCTGAACAATGAATTTTAAAACTGTTCTCGAAAATGCTAAAACGGCTACCCTGATCGGTAGCCGTGAACCCCCCGAACGTATAGCAAACATCGCTATTAAGATTGGACGTGCATTAAGCGATCGAGATATCGTAGCGTATTCTGGTGGTGCTCCTGGTATGGATAGTCATTTCTTGTTTGACTATGCACCAGAAAAACGACGCATAATTCTTCCTGAGAACGGTTTTAACGGTCTTTATTCAAATGGTATGGATATCATCGACTATAACGAATTGGATACGTACAAAGCCGCTGACGAAGCGAGAAAGGTAGCTGGACACTTCGACAACCAAACGGAATGGGTTCAAAGGCGTTATGCGAGAAATGCAGTTCAAATACTACGCGAAACTTTAGACAACCCAACTGACTTTGTGTTATTCTGGGCTGTTGAAAAAGAGTTTTGTGTGAAAGGCGGTACAGCTATTGCATCACGTCTTGCCCGATTATATGGAGTTCCCAGTTTTAATCTGTGGAAAGAAAACGTGCTGAACGATGTTTGTGATACTTTGGGGATTAACATCAAACCTCCAACTTTGGATTTTCTCTGGTGCTAACTCCTGAACAATCACGTAATTACGAACGCCTCGCAGTTGAAGAGGCATTAAAAAAGGCGAAACATAATGGTAGAAATCAACGGGATCGGGGTAGTCGGTGTGACCCCCGCAAAATGCAGTCAAAAGGATGATCCTCGCTGTGGGCGTAGTCCAACACTGGCAGAACGTGCGCGTAAGCTGGTAGATGATATGAACGCGAAAATGGTTGAAGAGTCGCGTAACGACATCACCGCATACGTTCTAAAATACGCAACAAAACAATCGTATATTTTTGATATGAAACGTTTTGTTGGCTCCAATATGGGGCAAGAATGTACACAGAAAGCATTCGATGATCTGGGTGAATGGTTGAAATCCGAAGGGTTTACGTTTGATACGCAAACAAACCGTATTAACTCACTGCTTGCCTATCCGACTCGATACCCTTCACGTCGCATCCAGGGAAATAACGAACGCGAAGTGTACAGCGAATTCACGTATTACATCACCTGGTAAAAAGTCGAAAATAATTGTTGACGGGAGTTCTCACTGTGTTAATATGTCTCCCGTAGACAAGACAACTAACCCAGAAGGAAAACATCATGGAAATCAAATTAATCCCTACTTGCGCTGGTTACTGCCTGGCACTGAATGGTGTTGCAAATAACGGTAAAGGCTTACGGGCTAACGTTGAAGCAATGCTGAATGAACTGGCATTGCGGAGTGAACCAGGGATGCAGTACGAGTATGATGACGTTGCAACCAGCGTTAAAATCTCTAATCTGGTTTTGGATGGTGTTGACTGTGCGGGTTGGTGGGATTGTTACATCGACTACAACGACAACCGGGTTTTCTTATTGACCAGCAATTAAGGAATATCATGAAAGATTATATTTCCGAAGCGGAAGCTCTCGAAGATAGCGGATTTCAAGTCACCGTTGAAGACGATGACGGTTACGATGGTGGTGTTATGTGGGGGCTTAAACGTCCTCAACGCAAAACCCCCGTTCAGTATTCCGATGGTTCAGTAAGATACGAAACGGTTGTTAAAGAAGTAAACGGGCGCGTCATTACGTCCGAGCGACAAAAGGACATCAAACAGTTGTATGATGTTGCGAAAGCCGCTAAAGTAGGAACCATGATCACTTGTCCTACGTGCAAACAGTTGCACAAGAAGACGACATATCATAAGGTGTTCTGCTCTAATGGCAAAAAATCCAGGAAAGACTGTAAGAGTAAATACTGGAACACGATTCATCCTGAACGTTTGGATCGTATCTTTTAATCAAAACGTGGAGTACGTTTAAATGCAAAAATTTAATGAACTGAATAGCCTGATCACCTCAACTGATTCCTACAAAGTGTCTCACTGGATGCAGTATCCGAAAGGTACTGATGCAACGATGTTCTATATTGAATCTCGTGGTGGCAAATTCGATGAAGTAGTAACCGCTGGCGTAAACTATGTTTCGCGGGTGCTTGCTGAACCGATTACCATGAAACAAGTTGAGTTGGCGCGGGTGCTTTACCGTAAGCACTTCGGGAAAGAAATTTTCAACTATGAAGGATGGAAAGAGATTGCTGGTTTGGGTTATACCCCTGTTATTTTCCGTGCAATCCCAGAAGGTACTGTTGTTCCGGTTAAAAATGCCGTCGCGACCGTTTTCTCTGAAAATCAATTCTCCTGGTTGGCTGGATGGTTAGAAACAATGACGATTCGCGGTATCTGGTATCCGTCATCTGTTGCAACCTTATCTCGTGAGTGTAAAAAGGTTCTGGCTCAGTACCTTGATATGACTTCTGACCTTACTGGCGAAGCGTATAATGTTACACTGGGTACACGTCTGCATGACTTTGGGGCGCGGGGCGCGACCTCTGCTGAGTCTGCGGGTATTGGTGGGCTGGCGCATCTTTATAACTTCATCGGGACTGATACCGTTGAAGGAATGATTATGGCGATTAGTCTGTTTGCGGATCACCAGACTCTGTTTGATGAACTGGAAACGGTGGAAGCTGCTGGTATTTCGATTCCGGCTCGCGAACACTCAACGACTATTTCCTACGGTAAAGAGAACGAAGAACAGGCATACAAAAACAGCATTGAAATGTTCGGTGATGGTTTCTACGCTTGCGTATACGATTCATGGGACTATAAAGCCGCTGTTGACCGCATTGCAGAATATAAAGAGAAAATCCTTGCTGCGGGTGGTACTCTGGTAGTTCGTCCAGATTCAGGGGATATGATCGATAACATCATGTATACCCTTCGTAAACTGGGGCAAATTTTCGGATACACCGTAAACAGCAAAGGTTATAAAGTTCTGCATAACTCAGTTCGTATCATCCAGGGTGACGAGATCCACGGACCTGAAACAATCAACCGTGTATTAAGCTGGATGGAAGCGAACAAGTGGTCTAGCGAGAATATCGCGTTTGGTATGGGTGGCGGTTTGCTGCAAGAAGTTACCCGCGATACTCAAAAGTATGCCGAAAAACTGTGCGCTATCCGTGTGAATGGTAAGTGGACAGGGGTTTATAAATGTCCGAAAGGTTCTGAGTGGAAAAAGAGTAAAAAAGGTTTGCTGATGACCATCACTAACGGTATGGAATTCAAGACCATTGATATTCTGGAAGACTCAATTCCTGACGGTTGGTTCGATGCGATGGTGACTTATTACGACAATGGTTACTTGAACACCGACGACACTTTAGGGGAAATTCGTGAGCGTAGCCGGATTTAATATCCGCGCCAACGATAACGGATCTGTAATCTTCTATAACAATCAGCCCCTTGTTGCTCGCAAGGGGCTTTTTTGTAAGCTGGTTGGTTACGGGTTCAAGTTGGAGGAAGTGGATAATGCAACTCTGAAAGAGATCGTGCGTATAGCCTATCTCCTGAAAGACAAAAAAGATGAACATAAAGCTGTTGCAATGTTGGAGAAATTAGGCGAAACTCATTGCTTCATTATCAATCGTGGGTATAAGTACGACACGATCGCTTTATTCGAAAAGGGGCTTTGTGAATTATGAATTATCTGGGTGTGATTCCCTATACTGGCAACAAGCAGGATTTATTGCCTAAGCTGTTTGAACTCTTTCCTGATCGCAGACATTATCACCGATTCGTCGATTGTTTTTGTGGTGGATTGAGTGTGTCGTTAAACGTTCCCAAACCCGTTCTAAGCAACGACTATGATAAGACGCTGATTGGTGTGTATCAAATGCTTAAACGCGCTCCTGATCTCTCTGAGGTGCGAGAATTGATTGCTAAGAAGGGACTGAACAAAGAAAACAAGGAAGCGTATCTGGCTTTTCGTGAAGAATACAACCAGCACCGCGATCCATTGTGGCTATACGTTCTGATCCTTCACTCGTTCAGCAATGTCAACCGCACCAACGAGAAAGGGGAGTTTAACGCGCATTTCGGATACCGGACAATAAACGCATCAACCGTGAAACGGTTCGAACACTTCAAAAAGAATGTGGCTGGAATTGAATTTCGTTCTGGTTCATACTCTGATATTGAAATCAACGATAACGATTTTGTTTATTGCGATCCTCCGTATCTGATCACCGATGCGGTGTATAATAAATTCTGGAACGCAGACCGCGAACGCGAGTTATATGCTTTCCTCGACTACCTGCATGAGCGGGGTATTTGGTTTGGGTTGTCTAATGTGACGCACCACGCCGGAAAACAAAACGATATCCTGATTGAATGGATGCAGAAGTATACCGTTCATAATCTGGATAAAAAGTATCTGTTAGGGCAACACACAGAATCCTATGAACAAAACAAAACACAGGAGGTCTATGTGTGCAACTACCAGAAACGCGAAGTAAATACATTCCCACAAACACTAGATGATTTAATGTAGGTTAACATGTTTACAATTTATGGTTATATCCCTTCTGTATACAATTGCGCTCCATGCCTGAACTCTAAACGACTGCTGGACGCAAAGAAACATGAATATAATTTCGTGTCTGTTGCCGATTCGAAAGACGAAGACGGTAAGCCGATCCTGAATGAAAAAGTGATTGACGAACTCGAAGGACTCCTGGGTACTCGCAAAATGACCATGCCTCAAATTTTCCATGATGGGAAACATGTTGGCGGGTTCGACCAACTTCGTGAGTATGTCCGTACCCTGTGATAAATAATGACACCTTACTGAATGGTGTTATTATGCTGACGAAACGAATTACCAAAAAAGATTACCCAACTATCAAGCAAGCTCTCTTTGACAAACAAGGGGGCTGCTGTGCTCTCTGTAAACGTCCTCTTGAGGGTGATATAGAGAAACATCACCTTGACCATGACCATGCTTTAGACGGCGATAATGCCGGACGTGTGCGCGGGCTTCTGTGTAACCTATGCAACGGTACAGAAGGTATTGTAAAGCACAAATTCAACCGATCCGGTCTTGTGTCTCGTGATGTTGATTACATCACCTGGTTAGAGAACTTGCTTGCATATCTGAAACAAGATTATTCCGAAAACCGTATTCATGACAAATTCATACCAGATAAGGTAAAATGGTTTTCAAGACTTACCAAACCTGATATGATTGCCGAAATGGTTTCTATGGGCTTTGAATACGCCGACAAAGACGAACGCAAAGCCTTAACCGCAAAATATAGAAAGCAATTAATGAAGGCAACGAAATGAAAGTAGAAAAACGCGACGGCAAAACCGTTGATTTTGATAAAGAAAAAATCCGTATTGCTGTAGAAAAAGCTGGCGGGACTATGACGGATGCTGATGCCGCAATCATGCTGGTTCAGTACAATCAGATCCGCGATGGTAGCGCAATGAAGATCGCCCGTATCCAGGAACTCGTTGAAGAATCCCTGATGAAAACGAACCCAGCGGTCGCCCGTGCATACATTGAGTATCGCCACGATCGCGATATTGCCCGTGAACAGAAAAGCAAACTGTTTACGGATATCTCCAGTATGGTGAATCTGTCCAATAAAGAGATCACCAACGAGAACGCGAACAAAGACGCAAGGGTTTTCCCGACACAGCGCGATCTGTTGGCGGGTATCGTAGCGAAACACTTCGCACGTAACCACATTCTACCAAAACACATCGTAGAAGCGCATGATTCTGGTGATATCCATTATCATGATCTGGATTACAGCCCGTTCACGCCATACACAAACTGCTGTCTGGTGGATTTGAAAGGTATGCTGGCTAATGGCTTCAAGATGGGTAACGCAGACATCGAACCCCCGAAATCAATCGGTGTTGCGACTGCTCTTATGGCACAGATCACCGCACAGATTGCTTCTCACCAGTACGGCGGGACAACCTTTGCAAACGTGGATAAAGTGCTGGCTCCGTATGCAGAAATGACATATGAAAAGCATGTTAAGGATGCTAAAAAGTATAAAATTTCGTTAGATCGTACATATGCGATGGAAAAGACTGAAAAAGATGTGTTTGATGCTTTCCAATCGTATGAATACGAAGTTAACACGCTGCATACTGCCAACGGACAAACACCTTTCGTTACTATTACTTTCGGTACTGGTACGGGAATGTTTGAACGAATGATCCAGAAAGCGATTCTGAAAAACCGTATTCGTGGTCTGGGTAAACAAGGTATTACCCCTGTGTTCCCTAAACTGGTCATGTTTATGGAAAAAGGTGTAAACATGAATCCTGGGGATCGTAACTATGACATCAAACAATTGGCTCTGGAATGCGCTTCGAAACGTATGTACCCAGATATCATTAGTTCGGCTAATAACCGCCTTATCACTGGTTCTAGCGTTCCTGTATCTCCTATGGGTTGTCGCAGTTTCCTTAGTGTGTGGCATGATGATAACGGTAATGAAATTCTGGATGGACGTAATAACTTGGGTGTGGTGACAATTAACCTCCCGCGTATTGCTCTTGAAGCACAGGAAGCAGACGACGCACACGAGGCTTTTTGGCGTATCCTTGATGACCGTCTGGGTTTGTGCTTTGAAGCCCTGATGACTCGAATTGATAGCCTACGTGGTGTTAAAGCCAGCGTTGCGCCTATCCTGTACACAGAAGGTGCATTTGGTGTCCGTCTGAATCCTGATGATGAAATTCTGGAACTGTTCAAAAATGGGCGTAGCTCTATCAGTCTGGGATACATCGGACTGCATGAAACACTGTTGATGTTTGGATCTGGACAACACCCATTCGATCGTGTTGGTTCTCAGAATGTAGGTAAACTGATCATTGAATATCTACGCGAGGCGACCGAATCATGGAAACGTGCAACAGGATATGGATTTAGTCTGTATTCAACCCCTGCTGAATCTCTATGTCATCGCTTCTGCAAGCTGGATTATCAGAAGTTCGGAAGCGTCAAAGGGATTACGGATAAAGGCTGGTACACAAACAGTTTCCATCTGGACGTTGATCGCAAAGTAACACCATTCGAGAAAATCGACTATGAAGCCGATTATCATTACATCGCTACTGCTGGACATATCAGCTATGTAGAATTTCCTGATATGAAAAACAACCTGGAAGCACTTGAAAAAGTCTGGGATTACGCGATGGAAAAACTGGACTACTTCGGGACTAACCTTCCGGTCGATAAGTGCTTTGAATGTGGTGCTGATGATGAATTCACGCCTACAGAAGACGGTTTTCATTGCAAGCACTGCGGTAATCACGATCCGGCTAAAATGAGTGTTACGCGCCGTACATGCGGTTATCTGGGTGCTCCTGCTGTTCGTGGTTTCAACGAAGGTAAGAACAAAGAAATGATGCACCGTACTAAGCATCAAAATTAATCAAAAAGCCCCTTGCGAAAGTGAGGGGCTTTTGTTATATTGCACATACTGAAATAAATTGAGGGTTATATGATGTTATGGACAAAAGATAAATTTGTATTTCGTGATGATGAAAGTTTTGGTACGTTATACAGAAACTTAGCTTTGCGTGGTGGTCCTCTGTCTCCTAGCCAGCTATCGTCTGTTGTGTTTCCAATCACGGTTACGCATTGCGACCGATTTGGTGTTAACGGATTCGTTGATTTCAATGGCACTACATGGTATTCGGATAATTCGTTTCTGTTCAAAAACGAGGATCGCAACCTCTTCAAAAAACATATAGAGATTCCCAAACCGATAGTTGACAAGCCGATTAATGAAGATGTTCAACAACTTCTGGATTGTGCGCACTTGCTGGGTAAAATCTATGTGGAAGGTAAACTGGTAACGAAACCTGGCGACCTTGAGCGTATGTTGCGCAAACAACGTGACATTAAGTTGAAGGAAACCGAAAGACATGTTGATACGCTTACAAAATCGTTAGAAGAATCACAACGTGATCTGAAATTCTTACGGGGTGAATGATGTTTCCATTAAAGGCTCGTGTGCGTAATAAAACTGGAACACAGGAATGGATGGAGTGTATACGCGAAACGAAACGCTATTACATTTCACAGGCTGTTGATAATAATGGAAATAATATTCGTTATAACAAGGTTGGGGGTAAGCGCGTAGGTATGGATCAATATCTTCAAGTTTCTACCGTTCGTCCTGTTAATGTTCCGTTTGATTTAAGAATTCCGAACGGAAAGCCAGTGATATGATCGATAAACTTCTCGATTCTTTGTTTCCTTCCCGTGTACATAAACGGGAAGCCAAAAAGCGGTTGGATGATTTGCGTGAAGAAATATTGTTCAATTCTTTTATGGAATGGAAGAAGAAACGCGAAGATGAGAAACACCCAAAAGCTCAAATGGCTGAGGGTGTTTCAAAATGCGCTGTTGGTCGATACTGGGTAGAAAAAGACTATCTGGATCTGATAGGCGCTATCGCTCCTGGGGTGACTCTGGAGGACTTTTCACGCGCAACCGGACGTTCGTATACAGGATGTATAAATCGCCTCCGTATGCTGTGTATAGTGTCTCGTGGGTCTATGTATGGATATCGTGATGTTATCCGTCCGGTTATTCCTGTTAGTCGTTTAAAAATTTGCACAGCAACCGGAAAAAGACTTGACCTAACCGATGAAATGTGTAAAATGGGCTATATCAGAGAGGGGAAAGTGTTAAAAGCCCCTGAATGGTTCCTAAAACAATTTGAAATAAGGTAACAATATGTTTAAGAAAATGTTTTCTTTCCTCAACAACAAAGTCGAAACCGTCATCGAGAAGAACACTTCCCCCGAAGACGCATGGCGTAGCGCCGCACGTATGCTGATCAAAGAGATCGACCGTCTGCAACATACCCGCATCACGGCGACTCAGGAAATCGCAAAACTGAGTAAAAAAGTTGTTGAGCATAAAGCTCTACACGAAAACAAAGAAGCAGAGATCAAAAAACTGCTGGCTGCTTCTCAGGAAGTTTCGAACAGTCATTACATTCTGGCACTTCAACACCGCAATATCTGGCAGGGTTTGAAGGAAAAGATCAACGAACTGGAAGAAATGAACAAACAGATCGATCTGTCTGTTGTTGAACTCGATAAGAAACTGGGTGATGTTAAAATGAACCTGGAGATCATCGAACTGAACAAACAGACCGAAAGTCTGGGTCTGACTGTGCCGGAAGATGTGATTGCAAGCGTCGGACATACCACTGTGAATGTTGATACTATCGTAACGAAGATTGATGTTCTGCTGGGTGGTAAAAATGCCGCTTCTGTAACCTCCGCTGATGTTAGTGCATACATCGAAGCCCTGAAAGCATAATGAGGAAAGGGGCGAAAGCCCCTTTTTTGCCTATGTCATATAGTATTGAACGCGATAGTTATGATAATTACTTTCTTGTTGATCATTGTTATATGATTAGAGAACCGTTGCCTTTGAGTTGGGAAATATTACCCGAAAACACAAAGAGAAGAATTGCAGACGAGTTGCATAGAAACGCTATTTTTGAAACAGTAGATATCGATATCAAAACTAAAAATATGTCGATACAAACAAAACTTGATGCTATCAAAGCAATGCGCGAGATCAGTGTTAGTCATTTATTGATTGAAGGTAGCCAGCCTTTAGGTTATTCTGGTATATCAAATACAAAAGAAACACCGAAAAGAGAGGATGAAAAAATGATGTGGGAACCCGGATTGTCTGATCCGAAGAAGAAAATAACTTCGTATTCGTGGAAAGAAAAATACAAAGAACCACTGCGACATCTTCCATACAAAGAGAAGATGATCGCATTGCTCGATAGTAAAGCCGCTATATTTTCAACATGGGCTAGTGAAGGTCCGATCCTTATTGCTGGATTTTTGGGTCATGTGGTTGACGTGTATAAACCTGGCGATGCCCTTGATGCAATTATGGATTCTACGTATGTCGAAGATGTTCAGATCCCGTGCATCGCAACATCAAGGTATAGCGCACCTGGTAACATAGCTACCGATCGTTTATGTGTTGTTGCTGAATGTGGCAATAAATGGCATTTCAACCCATTACCGAAAGATGCACAAACGGTGCTTGTCGCTCTTGACATAACGACTACTGACGGCGAAAGGGTGAAAGTCATCATTTCAAGCGATAACCTGTCTGATGTTGTTGAGTATTTCAGGGATGATTTTGTTAAAAAGCTGAAAGCGAAACAGATCGAAAAATTTATTCATAGTTGTAAAAAGAACGTGATGGAAAAATATGATCCGTCGCTATCATACACGAAGATTGATAATGACCTGGTAGGTGAATTATGTTGATGAATAGTGCTCAATGCAAAGCCTTGAACTTTCTGATCCATGAACTGATTGAACTTGATATCCCGTTTGAGTTCGTCGATCCTATTAACTCAGAACACCGTAACACTTTTTCCTGGGTTTCTGGTGATGATAGTATCGATTCGGTGAATAAAATCGTTCGATGTGCTCTACGCAATCGCAGCATGGTGATGATAGGAAGTGTGAACGCCAACACATGGAACGATGCTGATGCGTATTTCGTGGGTTATCGGACTATGTTTGATAAGGTCGTAGAAATATGTTGACAGCGAATTCATGATCGCTTAGTATGCCCCTGTAGACAAACACTATAGGGGCTAAATCATGAAACTGAAAAATACTGCTACTGAAAATCTTTGTGAAGAAATCGCGGCGACCTACTGGAAAGAAGGACACGCAAAGGCAATGAAGGATTTTCAAAAGTGGTGTGATACCCAGAAGTTAGCAAAATGGGAATACATCGTAATCGTGGAAAGGATTAAAGAACTGATCCTTGTGAAGAAAGGTACTATGAAATGATTCAATTAAAATTGGATACCCAGGCGCTGAACAATCTGTTCCCAGAAGGAACCCAGGCGCGTTTAGATCTGCAAGCAAGTGTTATCAAAAACATCGTTAGTAGTGTGGTTGGTAAACGCGTGTCAGAAGAAGTTGAAAACATGGTTATCAGTCATGTTAACGCAATGATGCCAGCAAATCACGAAATCGAAAAGATCGTGCAAAAAGAATTCGCCAACTATATTCAGAAGCGCTACGCGTATAGTAACGTGTTTGAATCGAATTCAGGTGGTATCCGGCAGATCAAAGAAGTGATCGAGAACGGTGTTAAAAGTCAATGCGCTGGCCTGATTGATTCTATCAAGCTGGACGCAATCAATAGCGCAACCGAAAATCTGAAAGCAGATGAAGAAGCGTTTATTGCTCGCGTTACCAAAAACCTCGAAGTAACAGTTCGTAAAGAAATCGTTGCTCGCGTGAACGCAGAATTCCCGCAACTTATCGACGAAGCGATTAAAGCCCGTCTGTTCCCAGAGGCGAAAGGCTGATGAACTTTGACCGCATCTATAACATGGATGTGGTCAACGGTAAAGGAATCCGTGTTGTGTTGTTTGTTACTGGCTGCAATCATAAATGCGAAGGTTGCTACAACAAAAGCACATGGAATCCCCGCAACGGTACACCATACACCGAAGAGACTGAGAACGAGTTGATTAAACTCCTTTCAAATCCTTATGTGGACGGATTGACGCTTACAGGTGGCGATCCGTTTTACCGCACCAATCATCCAACGCTGTTAAAACTGCTCCAGCGCGTTCGTGCTGTGTTGCCGGATAAGAATGTATGGGTTTGGACAGGCTACACACTGGAAGCCTTACAAAGCGATACAGAACGTTCTAAGCTACTTCCGTTTATCGATGTTCTGATCGATGGGAAGTATGAAAAAGATTTACCGACTAAGAAACCGTTTCGCGGTTCCGACAATCAGAGATTGATTGAGTTTCAAAAAGATTCAATCGAGATTAAAAATATCGCTTGACCTGGTTTGGTGATTTTGATAAGATGTACCACGTAACGAAACATAAACTTTAATTGAGAGAAACATTATGATCCTGAATTTCAAAACCCGTAATGAAGCCCGTAAGTATTGCTGGAAGTGGAACATTCCGCTGAAAAACATCAAAAAGCATAACGATGGTTCAAACCATCCGTGGCGTGTAACAACCGAAGAAACCATGTTCAAAGTAGGACGTGATTATAAACTGGTTGATGTTGAAGGTTTTACCGAAGGTGGTAAAAATCGCGCAAATAAAGTACAGGCAGAACAAATCAACGCTCATTTGAATGGCGTGATCTCCCTGGTAAGCAAAGACGGCGACAAGTTCCGCTTTAAATCTCCGGCTAACGTAGCAATGGACGTTGTTCGTCCGTGGGAAGCGCGTTTCTTCAAAGAAGTTGCACCAGTTGTCAACGCAAAGCCGAAGAAAGCCAAACAAGCCCCAGCAATAAAACCTGCTGTAACTCCTGCTCCTGTTGAAGATCTGGACGCGGTGCTTGATGGTGGTGTTAATCTCGCTCCGGTTGAAGAAAAAACGTTTAGCGAAGCATGGCCTGGTATTTTTGTAACCAATATCCCTTACGTTCTGGTTGATGAACATGGGTTTATTTCTGGACACAACAGCAACGCAAACCAGATTATCGTAGACCATATGAAGCAAAACAACAATGTCGTGATTTTCGATTTTGTTGACCATGAAGGTGATGCGAATATCAAAGCAGAGGCACGTTTACCATATGTGCTGAAACGTGAGCGTAAATTCTTCCGTGAACTGGGTACTGGTAAAGTTCCAGAAACTCCAGCAGTACAGGCGGTTGATATTGAATCCCAGAAACGTGATCAAGAAATTATCGCTGCTGCTCAGAAAGTAGAAGACGCGCTGGCAGAACACCAGAAAGCAATCGAAATCGTACAAAAAGCCGCTCGCGCTGTTCGCGAAGCTGCACAAGAACTTGCGCTCCTGACACGTAAGTAATACAATTTGGGGTGCTGAAAAGCATCCCCTTTTTATTTGAGGTATATTATGGAATTGTTCGCCGGAAAAACTTACACGTTAACCGTACCCCCAGCAGTGTTTGCTGAAAAGACCTGGAAAACTGCACTTGCTGCACTGATTGAAGAGAAAGGAAGTATCAAGATCGACCGTACTTCAATTGGTGAGTTCGAAGACCGCGCATTTGTAATTGATGGTGAATACGAATACGAAATTCCTTCATCGCACTGGAAATACTTCAAGGAAGTTTCCGAAGATGAAACGGTCGAAGAAGTAGAACCTTTACCGGAAGTTCAATCCGATACGCGAGAAATGGACGGTCGTATTGCTCGTGGTATTATTGCTCAGAACATAGAAAAACTGGACATTCCTACTTTTACGTTTCAAGATTCGGACGGTGTTAAAACGATGCCACTCGCACCGTATAGCCCGATTAAAAATCTGGACATCCAAACCAGTTTCGGAAAAGAACTGGAAGAGATCCGCATAGTTCCCGATCCTTGCAACAAATCCGGTTTACATTTGCGTTTCGCGTTGCAACATCTTTTCAACGGTGGTAGCATTTATCAAATCGACATGGAAAGCTCGCTAAAAACTCAGGAAGAAGAGATCGAAAAACTTTTCAATCTTCATACCCGATTAGACGCAGTTAACCACATCGAAAAACTGATAGGCAAAGAGAAAGCGCGAATCGTGCAAGAACTCGCACCATACGGAAAGAACGATGAAAGTAGAAATTTACGGAATTCCCGAAAACGTTCATAAGTGTTATGGATGTATCGAGGCACAAAAGCTACTTAACGAAAAAGGGATAGAATATCATTTTTATCCCGTTCTGAAAGAAGCAAAAAATGATTTAGGCTTTGAATACGATCGACCACGTATCGAAGAGTTAGCAAAACGGGCACGACAACGCAGTTTGGCGTTCCAGTATCCGAGAATTTTTGTCGATAATGTTCTTATCGGCGGTTATATGCAACTGAAACAACTTATTGGTGACTAAATGAGCCGTGAAATTTTACTCCCTGCTGCAAACGCTATCCACGCTGAAACAATGGAATACATGGAAAAGTTCGTCGAGAATGACAACACGGACATTATCACGCCAATCCATTTGGACGCACTGGAAAACAAACTGCATAAGAAAATTAAAGATCAGTTCCCAGAAAAAGTTAGTCGCAATTTTGTTCGTCAGGAAATTGTAGCAATGATCCTCAAACACTACGGGATCGAAATGTTCGGTGTTAAACCGATTGCATCAAAAAGCAATGAAATTTCTGAAAAGACGATTAAGAAATACGCTAAGAAGAAATGATTTTTAAAACGATTGAATGTGTTCCGTCAAGTGGTAAGACAAAGGCGATTCTGAACCATATCAATCAAACGGGCGAAAAAGCAATCATAGCGTCGATTTCCATGATGTTATCAAAACAGTCTTATGACTATTACATCAATGAAGTTAAAGGGAAACGCGCTGTGATTGTGGACACGGATCACCGAACAAAACGAACCAACAACGATGCGCTGAAAGAAGTCATAAAAGATTTTGATGTGATTTTTATCACCCATGCAGCGCTAAAAAACATCGATGACTTTGATTTGTATAAGGATTATTCCTTGTATATTGATGAAGTTCCCGATCTGGTATCGTTCGAAAGTCTGCGATTTAATAGCAATATCAAGCACATACGCGAGATTTGCTTGCCGTTTAGTTGCAATGCCGATGATATCGTTGATTTAAAACTTGACGAAGAAAAACGAGAACTGGTTACACGATTGGCCTACGATGGATTACGCAAACGTGATGATATAGCCGTTAAGATGTTTCCACTATACCGCGCTCTGTTGGGCGAAATTCCGGTAAAGATGCAATGCAGCGATTCGGGCTATGTTTGCTACTTCGTAGAAGACCATGATGTTAGTCAGTGGAAGTTTAAAAATGTGACCATTGCTTCATCCAATATCAGAGATACGATTACAGGCAAGATCCTGAACAAGTTTCATGATGTGGAATTCGAAGAATCACCATTACAAAAGCTGGTTGACTTCAAGCAATACAAAAACACAGGGCGCATACATATACATGTGCTCGCAGAGGGGGATTATTCGCGTTATACGGGCGATCTTTCTCAATCTGGGACGACAGTATACACTCAGATTAAAAAACGCGTAGAGGCGCTTCTGGGAGGCGAACAGTTCATATACTGTACCAATACGTACCGATCGAAATTTAGCGACGGGCAGGAAATCCCGTATAACTCGCATGGTTTGAACTTCTATTCAAGCTATACAAACGTAGTTGCTTTGTTCAGTTACAACCCGTTACCCTGGCTGCGTCAAATGCTCCGAGCGGTTGCGGTTTCCTCCGGTTTAGAAGAGGAAGAATTAGTTGATGCGTATGTTGTCAGTAAATATTATGAACCAGCTTTCCAGTTATGCGCACGTTCTGATATTCGACACAATAACAGCAAACGTAAAATTAATTTGTTTGTTCCTGATATGCGGTTAGCGAAATACATGAAGGAGAATTATTTTCCTGATGCTGTAATCGAAACCTCAGAAGCAGTACAAACGAAAAGGCAGCGCAAATCATTTCAGTCTCTTTTCCAGATGACAGCACAAGAAATTAATGCTTTCAACTGGTATAAAAAGAAACACAAATTAGATTTCGCTAATCCTCTTCACCACGCGATTGTAAAAGACTGGCTTAACAATTACCGTGAGAAAAAGGCGACTTGATGGTCGCCTTTTTTGTTTATAAATATCAGTATTGAATAGATAAAGGAAAACGATAATGGTAGCTAAATCATTCCGCGCCACAAGTGGCCTTGATGCTGCTGGCGAAAAGGTTATCAACGTTGGTAAAGCATCCCGCTCTGTGTTGAGCGACGGCGTGAACGTTGACTTTTTTAACGAATTTAACACCGTACAACAGTACGATCCTGCTCGCGGTTATTCTGCGTTTATGGCTATCATATATGCGCGTCGTATTTGGTATGCTCGTGCGGATATTGCATCACCAGCAGGGGCTTTTGATGAAACAAAATGGATTTCAACCCGTAACGATCCGAAATGGGTTTATAACAACGTAACAAGCGTTGATGGTCTTCCCGTTGAATCCGGTACATACTTAATGGCTGATGGTCGTTTCTCTGAACTGACTTATATTCTGCCAGATGCACCAGTAGAAGGGGATATTATCACGATTAAAGATGGTGGCGGGATGGTTGGTATCAACAGTATGTTGGTACGTTCTAACACTCGTCAGATCCGTCTGCGTGATGTTCAATCCAGTTCTTACCGACTGACTCACCCATATATGACCGTTGCGTTTATTTTTAACGGTAACTTATGGCGCGTTGCTGAAATGCGAGACAATCGAGATTCACAGTTTGTGAACGCAACTGGTGCGGGATCTTTCCAGATGCAATCCGGTATGACTACATTCCGTAATAGCGGTACTGGTAAAATCACTCTTCAATTGCCGAAGTATGCAAACGATGGTGACTCCATCACAACTTACGACCTTGATAAACTGAGTTCGGTAAACGTTGCAACATTACAGGTATATCCTGGTAGCGGTCATACGATCACTTATGATAGCATTAACGGCGTAACCTCTGTTGCTTCACAGCGTTCCGGTTATGGTGTATTCATCTTTGACCAGACTAACAACCGCTGGGTTGTTTATGATGGTGATAACCGCGTTCGTCTGCGTCGTATCAGTGATGACCTGAACATGCTCCCGAACGATTATGTTTTCGTTACTCCGATTGCTGGGAACCCTCCAACTATCCGTAACGTAACATTAACCCTCCCGCAAGATGTTGCAGAAGGGGATCGCGTGTACATCAGTATGTACATGATGGGTAAAACACAGAACTGTACGATCAAAGTTAAAGATGGTTCCGGTGAAACAATCCGCACCAACAAAAACATGATGCAGTTCCCACAGCGTAAAGACTATCCACCTGATGATTGGTTTAGCGTGACTACGCTTTCGTTTAACGCAGATACTGACTATCTTCCGTATATGGAGTTGTCTTACCTGAAAGCAACGAAAGAATGGGTTGTTGCACAGTATCGACCACTGGTTGAACGTGTTGATCCAACTAACCGTTCTCGTTTGGGTGTTATTGCGCTCGCTACTCAGGCAGAAGTAAACAAAAACCTGGAAGATTTGCCGTCTGATGAACTGGCAGTAACCCCGCGTACACTGGCGAATAAAACCGCTACTGAAACGCGCCGTGGTATCGCTCGCCTGGCGACGACAGCAGAAGTAAACCAGAACACTACGGCTACTTTTTTGGATGATATAATCGTAACGCCTAAAAAGCTGAACGAACGTACAGCAACAGAAGATCGTCGCGGTATACTGGAAATTGCTACTCAGGCAGAAACTAACGCTGGCACGGATGACACTACCGCAATCACGCCTAAAAAGCTCGATACGCGTCGTGCAACCGAAACCCTAGCAGGTATCGGAAAACTCGTCACCACTGGTGCTACGACTGCTGAGGGGGCTTTACGTGGGGATGCTGGTACTAACGTCTACAACTTCAATAACGGTGTTGATCTGATCACTCCGAAATCGTTGAACGAGAAGACAGCAACCGAGAAATCGAAAGGTTTGGTTGTGCTGGCGACGGAAAACGAAGTTATTACGGGCGCTGCTGCTGGATCTGCTTCAATGCCGATCGTAGTTACTCCTGAAATGTTACATCGTAAAACGTCTACTGAGGCGCGGATCGGTTTGATTGAGATCGCAACTCAGACAGAAACCAACACAGGAACCGATGATACTCGTGCGGTAACTCCTAAAAAGCTGAACGATCGTAAAGCGACAGAAACGCTTGATGGTATTATTGCACTGGCAACCACTGCGGAAGTTGCAGCGGGTACGGTAACGAATAAAGCGGTTGTTCCGGTTAAGTTGAAAGAGTTTTTCGACGTTGCTGGTCATATTGCTGTTGCAACTGCTGATGGTTTGACTCAATCCGGTACTATCTGGACTACGGTTAACCTGGGGATCGCGGCTGCTACTGAAACTCAACGTGGTACTTTGCGCGTTGCTACTCAGGCAGAAACAAACGCGGGTACTCTTGATACTGTTATCATCACTGCGAAGAAATTGCAAGCTAAAAAAGCTACCGACACAGCAGAAGGTATTATTCGCTGTGCAACGAATAGCGAAGCGGCTGCGGGTACTTCTACAAACCTGGCAATTACTCCGGCAACAATGCAGTATCTGAACGGTAACGATCCGGCGTGGGGTGCAACAACTACTCGTCGCGGTGCTGTATTCATTACCACTAAATCGAATACGTTCATTGGTGATAATCTGGTTGGTTCTACTCAACCTGTAGACAGTTACCTTGAAGATTTCTATGCTGTATCGCCTCGCGGTCTTAACTTTGCCCTGCAAAACTTCTTACCGAAAATGGCAACAGCACAGAACAGCTTGAGTTTGGGTGGTGTGGTTGCTGCAAGCTGGATGCGTCGTGATGCTGATCAAACCGTAACGGGGAACAACACGTATAACGGCACAAGCACTTTCGTGGGTAACGTAGTTACTAACGGGACGCTGACGGCAAATGCTGCTGTAACCGTTAACGCAACAGTGACAACGAACAACAACATTAACCAATCTGCGAAAGCAAATACGGTTTATGCGAATACTGTTCTGGGTACTGCTGCGGCTGGAACCAAAAACCTGCTTCGTACTTTCCGTGGTGGTACAACGGATACTACATGGCATGAAACGGTTCAGGGTTCAGTGTATCGCATGGCAACGGGTGCAACTGATTTGGTTGATGTTCTGACGGTCGGTGATGTTGGTAATGGTGTGCTGGCTTATTACGGTAATACATTGCGCCTGAACAGCAAAGCCCTGGCAAACATTAACGCAAACGGTGATGTTACTATTGCGAGTGATGCAAGCCCTACGGTACAATTACGGACTGCTGCAACTAATGGCTGGAACGGTGTTACCATCAGTAACGACAACGGGACAACCACAGCAACGGTGATCAACACCAGAAACTTTACCCAGCACCTTGACAGTACGTATGTCAACGTAACGGGTGATACCATGACGGGGGCGCTGTCTGTCAACGTTAGTGGTACTGGTGGACGCTTTACCAGTGTAAGCGGTACAGCACATATTCAGGCGGGTGATTTCTCTGGCCCGATCCAGAAAATGCGCTTAACGGGTATTAATGATCAGGTATTGACTGAGTTTAACATCAATATCACCGATTACACCAAAGCGATGATCAACGGGAACCTGATTTACCATGCAGGTCGCAAACCTACTCCGGCAGAAATCGGGGCTGTTGCGGTTGCTGGTTCGACAGTAGACACGCTGGTAGTTCGCAACTACATCAAGATCGGAAACGTAAAAATCTACGCAAACCCAGTCACTAAGACTTGTGAGTTTGAGTGGGAGGAATAATATAAAATGGCGAATAACGAATTCATGGCGTTATTCGGCCCTGATAGCTTTACGGCGAATGTGTTTTCAGAAGCAAACGCCGTAAAATATCGATTGGTTGTGCGTGGGGCTAATTTAAGCTCCACACTCAACGCAATTGAGGTTTCTATCAATGGGGCTGATATTATAAACAGAAACACACAACGAGATCGCGGAATTAACCTGGCGATTATTGATGGAACAACGTTAGCATTACTGGATTATAAGACATTTGATATGTATGGTGATCCTACTACGAACGGGAACGCGCTTAGGGACTATTTGGGTTCTCTTCCAGCGAATCGCATTGTGTGTTTTTATAGTTACGACGCAATAGGAAGTAACGCCAACTTTACCGCAATTATGCGTAAAATTGGTTCTGTTGCATGGCCGGAAGAACGTTTTTTCTCAAACGATGATCGTCGTCGTTCGTCGTATTCTGCCATATATTCATCAACCATGAAGAAAATCTGTATGGAAAACTTCGTGGGTGGATCTGGCAGTATATCACAGGATGATACGAGAAGTTTTGTTGAAGTTGTGTTTGACGAATTCAGCGACATCGGCGTTACTGGTATTCCTGAACGTATGGTCGATGATGTACAAACGTATCAGAACAGCGGTTCATTATATGGATATCATGGGTATGGTTCATGGAATATAGGAACCGATGTTTTTCGTGGGGATATATTCAAAGTAACAGGCGATCTGTATTGTTCACAGGAACTTCGTGACGCTGGCGGGGATACGTATCTGTATATCTGGACAGAAACTGCTGGTGCGCAATGGGTAGCGTCTTCTCTGTTGCGTACAACAAACTTAACTCCTGATACGTGGCATTCTTTGTCTATATATTTCACGATCCCGCAAGGCACAGAAAATGTCAAGATGGGTTGTCAAGTATATCATTATCCGTCAACCGTAAACGTAGGTCTTTCTCAATGTCGAAATGTACAAATCAGTAAAGTACCGCGTGAAGAAGTAAACAGAAACGGTGCTGCAATTGGTGTGAACGGTGTACGTATGCAGACGCTTTCCGAAGTTGACACAACCGGAACTGAAAACCCGATTGAACAGTTACTTTCATTGCCTGTATCACCTGCTGGAACTCCGAGCAATAAAACGATTGTTTCGCATAACTTCGCAGAACTTGATTATCTTGTTGCAGATCCAACGGAATATACATCAACCGATACAACCCAATATCTTGTTAAAGAATGGGCTAATAAACAATACGATTTATCGAAAGTGTCATTGAGTAGTGTTGGGGCTAAAACTGGTGATGTTATCCGTGTTGCTGGACAGCTTAAACGTGACGCAACCGCGATCGCGAACAATAAACGAGCATTCATAATCATGCAGTTCCTTGATGCGAATAATCAGTATATTGGCGCACCACAACCAGTTATTATCCAGGATGTAAGCACAGTACCAAACGTGTATACATTCTACAAAAGCGAAGGTGTCGTTCCTGATGGTGCTGTAAACTTTGATTTCGGTTTTTATCGTTATCCCAGCAACACAAACACAGGTTCGGTTTCAGTTAAAGACGTTAAATTGTCTATCGTTCGTTAAAGGGGCTTATGCCCCTTTTTCATAAATACAGTCATTATAGGAGAATTTTATGGCTGATTTGAAATTAGGTACAACGCTTGGTGGTGCTGCTATCTGGAGTGCGTCAAACCTTCCGTTATTGCCGCTAGGTGGACAAATAACGTATAAAGGCTGGCGTATCTATACAGAAAATGATCGCCCCACAGCAGAGGATATAGGGGCATTATCACTGGCTAACGGTGGTACGGTTAATAATGACGCGACATTCGCAAAAAATATAACCGTTGGTATTAACGCTGTTGCTGGTGCGTTGTTTTCCAGATCGTATATTGATATTACTCGCGCCGGAAACGATCCGAATATTGTTTTTCGTCGCTCAGATGTTACTAATACACCAACAACAGAACAAGCCCTTTTAGTAATTAATGCTATGAATGGGGTTAATGTTACTGCTGGTACATTTAACGTTCATGCTCGACCTGATGGTGGTAATAAGGTTTATATTACTGCATACAAATCGGGTTCGCAAAATACCGCATTGACTCTTGATTCACAGGCACAACAAGTTACTGTTGAACAGGGAACTTTCCGAGTTCTGGGAAATACTGTTCTTGCTGGTACTACCGCAACAACATTAAACGTCACAGGGGCATTAACTGCACAGACGGTAACTCCTGCAAACTGGACAAATCATGATGTTCGTTATATGACGGGTATCCCGACCAATATGCAGGGGAACACGCTAAGTGCTGCGGTTGTCACTGAAAAGAATGATGTTCTGTCAGTAAACGGAAACATTGTTGATGGGCCTTACGGGAATAATACGTATAATGGTCAGGTTGTCAACTTCCGGCGCACGTTGAATACGGGTAATGCTCTTACTCAGATTTATCTGGATAATGGTGTATTCCATATTCGTAGCGGTTCTGGATCTCCCGGTGCGTGGTCGTGGGTTGGTGGTAATGCTAACGGCTGGCGTAAGATTTATGACGAAAACAACAAACCGACTCCGGTAGAGATCGGTGCATTGAAAAACACAACCGATACTCTGAACGGTGAACTGGGATTAATTGGTGATTTATCTTTAAAATCACCAACAAACCGTCATATTAAATTTGTATATACTAAAAATGACGGAAGTCAAACAGTTGATGGTTATATCTATAAAGATGGGCCTGATGCAGCTAACCGAAGATCTGGTATCCGTATTAACTGTTACACGCCAAATAAAGCTACGGGAAATGGTGAATTTTCAGGGGAGTTTATTTTCAATGAAAATGGTTCGTTTATTCTTCCTTCTGGTGGTACGATATATCAGGAAGGGATGACTCCAGGACTTTATGCAAATAGTATTTTAAGTTCTGCTACAAGTGGTGCTAAACAGTATCTACGTAAATTCCGTGGCGGTGGACCTGATACCATTTGGCATGAAACTGTTCATACCAACATATATAGGTTAGCGACAGGTGTCAATGATGATGTAGAAGTCATGGTTCTTGATGATAGCGGGAATATGTCCATAAAAGGACATGCTGGAGAATCGACTAACTTATATCTCGATAGTAACATCAACTCTGTTGTTTGGTTCCGTAATTCTAATGGCACGGAAAAAGGTGCTGTCTGGGCAGAAAGTGACGGCAAACTGAAAATTCGTACTAACCATACGTTCTCGAATACATGGGAATACTACGCTGGGATGATACACTCGACAGGCGCTGTATCAGGGACTGACCGAGGTATTATTCGTGGTACTCCTGATGGCGGTGGTTGGGATCAATGGCGTGACCGTTCTGCTGCGGTATCTGTTGATGTTCCTGGAGTAAACAACTCCGCTTATAGCATATGGAAAGCAACTTCATGGAACAATACCTATGTTGCTGCTATGGATGTTCATATGCCTAACTTCACACCAAGCGCAACTCGTGTTCGTCTTGTTCTGCAAAGTTCGGTTGCTTTCTACTTTGATGGTGATGGTAGTTTTACAACATCAACTGGTAACATCACAGCGGGTGCAAACGGATTCTTTAACGATGTGTATATTCGTTCGGATGAAAAACTGAAAAGTAATTTCAGCAAAATTGAAAACGCATTGGATAAAGTCGAACTGCTTGATGGTTTGGTTTATGATAAATCAAATCATATTGGTGGTGAACCTGTTACCCGTGAAGCTGGTTTGATTGCACAGCAACTGCAAAATGTATTACCGGAAGCGGTATCTGTTGGTAAAGATACCAAAGAAAACGAAATATTGACGATTTCCCCGACTGCAACGATCGCACTACTGGTCAATGCAATCAAAGAACTTCGTGAAGAAGTAAGGGAACTCAAAGCCCGAAAATAAGAAAAGCCCTTCGGGGCTTTTTCTTTTTATAAATATCATAAAAGCATTTGAGGATCTAATAATGGCAGATTTAAAATCGGGTACTACCATCGGCGGTAATACTATATGGAGTCAGGCGAATTTGCCTTTACTCCCAACTGGAAACACATTAACGTATAAAGGCTTTAAAGTATATACCGAAAACGACAAACCGACAAAAGCCGAAATCGGATTAGGCAACGTAACCAACGATGCACAGGTTAAGAAATCTGGCGACGAAATGACGGGTGATCTGACATTAAAGAACAACACCCAGTTAACGGTTCCTCGTCGTATTAACCTGGTTGCTGATACTGCGGGGAATGCTCCTTATCTGTTAACTACTCGTTCAGATAACAACGCGGTTACAGATCCTTTCCCGTCACAGCATACGCGCACGTTTACTTTGTTTGTCAACACAAAATCGAATACTTCCGATCCTGCTGGCGGTGCTAACCTTGCTGCTCTATTATCGCATCAGTCAACTACTGGGGCAGGTTCTATCGAACTGCAAGCATATGATGCACCAAACAAGACAACAGGCGCTACGGGCATTCTACGCGCTCAGATTGGGCTTAATGGCTGGGATGGTTCAATTAACCTTTCCGGTGCTTCGTTAAACGTTGGTATGAGTACAACGGTCAGTGGTAACTTAACAGGAACCCAACTGATCACAAAAGGCGACGGAAACCGTAACGTCGAATTCCGTGATGCTGGCGGTAACGAATTAGCGATGATATTTGCTGATACTGGTAAAAACTTATATGTTCGTTCAGGTGGTTCTTATGTAACACGTTTCGCTGCTGATGGTACTCTTATTCTGGCAAACGGTTTGACCGCACCACGTCAAATTTTTGTTAATGGTGCTGGATTGCCAGCAAACAACAGCTTGATCCGACTTGATACAAGTTCGGATGGTAATGCTTCTGGTGACGGCGCAACGCATCTTGGCGTGAAAGCTGATGACGGAAAATTTTATCACTATTTCCGTGGTGCTGGTACGATGTTCATCGATGTGAAAGGTGGAATATCTTCTTCAACTCCGCTGTATATGAATGGTGTTGATCCGGCATTGCCCAAAATTGAAATGCTGTCAACTGGTGCGGCTGGCGGTAAAAACTTACTACGTCGATTCCGTGGTGGTCTCCCTGATATGATATGGCATGAAACTATACAGGGAACTCAATACCGACTGATGTCAGGTGCTACCGATAGTTCTATGGAATTTTTTATTGATGGTAATGGCTTAGGTCGAGGTGGTGCAATTTACGGTGGTACATTCACTGCTGATGCTGGTAATGATGGATTCAAGATCCGTTATAAACCTGCAACAGAATCAGCAATGTTCCAGATATGGAACAGAGATACGAGTGTATTGAACTCTTATTTCGGATATGGGTCAAGTAATCAGGCAACCGTTAACCTGTATAACCGATTAGGTGATATTGCTGTTTCTACACCAAACGCGGCGTTTCGGCTAGATAATACTACGTTAACTCTTGGTAACTCTGCATCAACTGCTGTTAGTCAACGTGCATTTACTATTAGAAACTGGGGTGATGGTGGATTTCGTGCTGCTGTTTTTGAAGTCAATGATGGCACTGGTTATCATTTCTATAGTCAACGCAGATCTGATAACTTGGTGGAGGTAGCATTCTCCGGTGACCTTTATACCAACGGAATATTACGCGCACAGAACAACATAATTGTTCGTGGTAGTGATGGTGTGTCTATTCAAGCGGACACAAACTGTCATGTGTGGTTTAGAAACTCTGCGGGTGCTGAAAAAGCTGTACTATACGCAGAAAATAACGGCAGCGTAAAACTACGTACATCAAACCAACAGTATTCTCTTACGATTGCTGATGGTATGATCCTGGCAACCGGACAGCCAACAACTGCGGATTCACGAGGTCTTATTCGTGGTGCAATTACTGGTGGTGCTTGGGTTGATTGGCGCAATCGTCCTGCTGGTTTGTTGGTTGATTGTCAGGATTCGTATAATCAGGCTTACAACATATGGAAAGCTACTCACTGGGGTGTTGCTCATCTTGCCGCAATGGGTGTTCATAACGGTTCTGGTGCTCCTACTGTTGGGCTACATGTTGGTGGTGCTGATTACTGGTGGGATTCTGCTGGTACTTTCAACGCTGCTGGTAATGGTAGTTTTAACGATGTGTATATTCGTTCTGATATCCGGTTGAAATCTAATCTGGTTGAACTGAAAGATGCACTGAGTAAAGTTGAACAGCTTAAAGGCTATATCTACGATAAGAAACAGAAAATCGAAGATGACGAACCACAGTATCGCGAAGCTGGTATTATTGCTCAGGATCTGCAAAAGGTTCTACCAGAAGCAGTTAGTGAACATAAAGATACTGGCATACTGACGATTTCCCCGTCAAGTGTTAACGCGCTTCTGGTCACTGCAATCAATGAATTGCGCGAACGTCTGGAAGCAATCGAACGGAAAATAGGGGCGTAATGCCCCTCTTTAAAGAGGTAAAATTATGGCAATTGTTGGAGTACCCGGATGGATCGGGTCGTCTGCGGTAGCAGAAACCGGACAGCGTTGGATGTCTGCGGCGGGTAGCGCTGTTCGAATTGGTGCGCCTTTCTGGATGTCCCAAATGGCAAACCAATCAGTATATAATATTTCAATACCAATATTCGAACGATATTATAATGGTATTCGTTATCGTGGTTGTTGGAATACTGGATGGAGTCTACCTTTCTCTAAACCTGGTTGGAACGCTACTCCTGGTGGTAGTTTTAACGGGCTGGCTTACGGGACTTGTGTTGCAATGCAAAACTATCTCGATGGTGAATATAGCGTATTAACTATTCAAAGTGGTCCTGCTGCAAACTTTCGACTCACTACTGATGACGGTGCGGTGTTTAACTTTATTGATACCGGACGATATGACGCAGGATATCGAAACTACAAAATCGATCCTAGTCAACATGTGGCATGGTTCGACTACCTTAATGCTCGTATAGGACAAACAAGACAAGGACTAGTTGCTATAAGATAAATATGTTCGGGGGTTGGGAATCCCCGACCGAGGGTATAAAATGGCGCTATTACAAGATAAATTGGCTGTGCTTGAACGGGTAATGTCGTTCATCATGGCGGTCAAAACGTGGAAACAGCTTTTCATCAAATTGATTCTTATCGTAACAATTTTCATTATGTTTATTACATGGTACAAATGGGATGACCTGTTTGCAGTATGGAAATCATCTTCGAGCGTGATCGATGTTCCCACAATGGAGATCGAAAAGGCAAAAAAGTTTGAATCCGCATCCATTGAACAGTTAAACATAGTGCATTTAACTACGGGTGCGGATTTTTCGGCAGTCTTTGGGTTCAGACCTAAGAATGTCAATTATTTTGTTGATATAATTGCGTATGAAGGGAAGTTACCGCAACAGATTGATCCGAAAAATCTGGGTGGCTATCCTATAGATAAGACATCGGAAGAATACAACAGACATATAAACGGGCTACCGTATATCTCAGATATCGCAAGCCCGTACCTTCCGACAAAAAATCTTGTTCCGGTAGTCTACACCTTTAGTTGTCCTTACTTCAATCTCGAAAACTACTATTCAGGATCAATCTTAATGGAATGGTATAAACAGAAGCCCGAAGTCACCGACATGAAGTTAATGATCGTGTGCAATCAGGCCGCTAGAATTTTAGGCAGGATTCGATGATAATTTCAGTTTCGTTTTTTCCAAAGCCCGATTGATGAAGTTTTTAACTTTCGTCATCGGGCTTTTATCGTATATATCCCACGTTCGCATAAGTTCATACGGTGTAGGAATATATTCATCGTTCCAGTAACCCACATTCCCTATCGTAATGCGCCGGAAACCAGCCTCTGCGGTGTAATATACAAAGAACCCAGCCTTACCCACAGGCGCTACCTTAAAACCTCGTGTAGCGGCTTTCATTGCTTCTTCGTGTGTCATCATGCACCACTCCAATAATTTATAAAGCGACGAACACCGTATGCTTCCATTTCGATAAAATGGAGTGTCCCGTGTAGCATATCATGATTCTCGTCTTCATCGACAATATCCCAATCGGTAGCTTTCTGTTCTTCGACACTGGCAATGAATACCTGGTTGATTTCGATTTTGCGGTGAGACCGTCTAATGATCGTATCCCCTTCACGGAACACGATCACATCTGGAACAGTCGGACGGTACGCGGTTTTACCCGCGCACACTTCGTTTAGCATTTCTTCATATGTCATTCTAATACCTTTACGCGTTGAACGATGGTCTGTTTCACGTCTTTGTATTCCCCGTGTTCTTTAACAGTGGCCTTGAAAGTGATTACGTCACCTTCGTTTGCAATGTTATTACCGAAGTAAACAACAACATTACCATCAACATTAATTTTGGTCATGAATCTTTCTACTTCTGTGTAGTAAGAAACTTGAGTGTATCCCAGTGAAATCACTTTCTCAACAGTACCCGTCATTTGCAGACGCTGTTTGATTTCTCCGATGTGTTTTGCTGCGGCAATCTTCGCCTGGCGTTCTGCTTCCCATTCTGCACGGATTTCTTCACGTTTAGCGATGTAATCCTTATCCAGCGCAACACCCATGCAGTAAGCGCAAATGGCGCTGAATACTGGGTCGTTGTTCTTTTCGCTGGACTGATCAGCCCACCACAGAACAGTAAACATCGGCATATCTGCAATCACTTCGCCTTTACGCTTACCGATTGGCATTATGCCCTGTTCCAGCAGTTCCAGTTTTTCAGTATCGTATACTGACAGTTTGCCGCGACGTTCGAACAGATCGAAGTCTGCGAAGCCCTGGAAAACCATTTCGAAACTTTCTGATTGAGTCAAACGACTCACCATGCGATCGTAATATTCACGCGCTTTCTCTTCTGCTTTGTCTGGATCGGTAGACAGGTTGCAGATATAGTTATCAGAAGTATATCCACCTCCCCGACGCTCTACACGAAGAGTGTACATAGCATTTTTACGACCAGAAGAAATGAAGTAAGTAGCGGTAACTTTAGTCATGGTGAATCTCCTTTGAACGTTTCGTTTCGACAAGGCCAATATAGCAAAAGCCCCCGACCGAAGTCAAGGGCTTTTTTAAATTACAGGAAGAAACCTGTTCGAATTACCAAATCGATTTTGTTCGTCGGTTCAACCGGATACTTTTCGACCAGATTGCTGTTAACGTACATCCCGACATACTCATGAGGAATGTTTGATTCATTCGCCCATGCCAGATTGTCATCTGTACGCGGCCCCAGCATCAGGTTAACAATATCTACAGCGTGATCCTGTTCTGGAGTGTTGTCGCATCCATTCACATATCGCCCGTGTGCGGTTTTGAGGATTTCAACTGTTTTTTCGTCTGCTTCGACGAGATACAGATTAATGTTTTCTGGGATTTCCTCAAAGATGATCAAAACATTTTTCATCAAACTTACCTTTGTGTTTTTGTTTACGTTTTGCTTCTTTAGAATCTCGCTTGCGATCGGCGTGAGTTGAAGCGCGGTTAAAATCATGTTTTGCTACCGGATTGTTCATTTAAAGCCCCTCAAAAAGATATATTTAAAGGGGCTTTCGCCCCAGGATTAGTCAAGGAGTTTGCGGATCTTGTCTGCAATACGTCCGGCACGGGTTGCGCTCGCGGTGTGGTCGCTTTCTTTGTTAGCCAGTTCAGCCAGGCGGCGCTGATGTTCTTCTTCCGCTGCTTTGCGGTCTGCTGCAACCTGTGCAACCTGATCGTTGTCGTGTTGAATACGCGCTTCCAGTTCGGTCAGAGTTTTGTCGAACGTTGCAACGATTTCATCAACAGAGCGGATTTTAGAAGAAAAAGGATTCAGTTTCATATTCATAGTCTCAATTAGTATGGTTGGAATTCAAAGTCAAACAGATCATTTAAAGCACGGTTGTATTCAGTGTAGTTCTCGCCATCACCGAAACGCATTTGAATTGCGCTTTCCGCTATTGTACCAGTAAGATTCGAGAAACCAAAGAGGTTTTTAATCTTATCGTGTGCAACGAAGTACAGAGAAGCACTATCCAGCAACGCAACCATCGCAGACGGTTCGTGCTCGCGGCGTTTAATACGTAACAGGGTACGATTTGCACCAGTCTTGCGGCGTTGATTCGGTGCTACGTAGAAACGAAATACTACTTTGCCCGTCTTATCATCAACTACCAGGTAGAAACCGTGTTCTTTCAGGTCAACCCCTTCGAACTTGGTGAACTCACCGCGTTTCATGTCACCTATCTTAACAGCATATTTGTGGATGTCAAGCCTTGTCAGAATTCTTTTCGTCATTTTCTTTTACCAGTTTATTTCCGAATTTGGTGTTCACACCAGTTTTTGCATTAACGGTCAGCATAACCAGGACAATTGGTGATGATACCAACAGGATCACAACACCAAAAAACAGACGTATCAAACGTATGGATAACGTACCCAGCCACACAAGAGATTTTTCAACCCAGCGGTTAACCGTTCCGAGTATCAGCATAGCATATGCCATGTTAAATGCAAGTGCTACTGCAATATATCCGTAAGGTTTTTTGAAATATGTTTGTTTTCCGTCTTCTGAGTGACCAGCAAGAGGGTTTCCCCCATTCCACAGGTCTTTAGAATCTTCTAACGCACTTTTCCCGCGTTCAATGTATTCCCAGTAATCGGGAACGCCTTGCAGTAATTTCATAATCAAATCCTATGCGCCTGAATCGCTCCAGGCGCTGTTGTTGGG